GTAGATACTGTCTTAACAGATGATGCTGAAGAGAATGAACTACCACGAGTGCGGAAGTATAACCTATATGTATCAACATTCAGTGGTTATATAAGATATAGTCTGAACTATATAGAAATATATAGAAGTAAAGGATAAAGAGCCTTTACGATAACAATAATGGCTTTACCTATGTTCTTACAAGCAACTATGGAGCTTATTGATAGAGGTGAATATATCTCTTGGAAACTTCCTAAGAACTGTACTATTGTACTAACTTCTAACCCTGACAATGGGGATTATAATGTTAGTACAATGGATAATGCTCAGAAAACTAGATACATTAACTTTGAAATAGACTTTGATGTTAATGTATGGGCTCGTTGGGCAGAAACGGATAAACTGGATTCTCGAGCTATTAATTTTGCTTTATTGTATCCAGAGATATTTGAGAAAGAAGGCAATGTACAAAAAATTAATCCTAGAAGTTATGTTACTTTTTGTAATGCTATTTCTGGTTTAAAGGACTGGAGTACTCCATCAAACTTAGCTATGATTCTTAATATTGCTAAGGGATGTTTTACATCTAAAGAGAATATAGTTGGTAATTTATTTACTACATTTATTGCAAATAAATTAGATAAACTTATTGCTCCCAAAGATATGCTGTTTGAACCTTGGGATACTGTAAAAACTAAAATTAAGAGTTGTGTATATGATAGTAATGGATATCGTCCAGATATAGCTTCTGTATTATCTACAAGATTACTTAATTATAGTCTTTTATATTTCGGAGAAAAGGGAGCCAAAACAGAAGTAGTTCAAGATCGATTGCTTGAATTTATCAATTCTCCTGAACCTTTACTAACTGAGGACTTATTGTTTCATTTAATTAAAACAATCACTACAAAGTTTTCAGGAAGAGCAAATAAGTTAATTATGAATCCTAAAATCAGAGCTAAAATTTTATAATATGAAATTAAACGGAATTGATATTGCATTTCTTGTTCCTTATAGGAGAAATTGTGGATCAGCAAATTTATGTAAATGGTCTTTATATCATTCAGAAAATATGCGTTTTTCAGTTAGAACTTCAATGGTGCTACATACCCCTGAAGAAGTAAATACTGCGCTAACTAATAAACTTACAGATCTATCGGATGTAACTAAGCTATATTTTGACTCTAGTTCAACCTATCCACGGTTCAAAATTAGAGATACAAAATTTCAAAGAGTTATTAAGGTAGCAAGATGTGATGCTGCTATAATTCCAGATTCTCTTAACTATTATCCTAGTAGTGGAGAGTATTATTTATTTGAATATGTTAAAGAGGATCAAACTAAAATAATTTATAGCATTTGCCCAAAATTGTTTAAAGATAATGATTCATTTATTTATAATAATGTTTGCTCTCAGGGAACAGACTTTATAGATGGCGTCAAAACTATAAATACCTTACCTAAAGGTTCCACTTTGATTTATAGTGGAAAGTTAGTATTTTGTGATGAAACCTATACAGAAACAATTGATAATATAGTTTCTGTATATCCAAAATATGCAAAAGAAAGTACTCTAGATAAACTAGTTAATGGCACATTGGAAAAGATTACCGAAGAAAGTATCTTGTCATTAAATGATATGCTAGCATCAACCGATGATACTACTGTGGAACTGGGATTAAAAATTTTACAAGGAATGAATGTTACAGAAAGCCCTGCTGCAGTAACATGTTTATTATATGGGAATTTCGATAATATATTTAAGAATAAAGCCATGGGAACAACAGGAGTATCTCAAGTTTTTAAGTCCTTAAATGTAGATACAAAATATATTTCTCATGATCCTATTACTGGAATAGCTAAAGCGTTAGAGTTAAACACTTGGAAAAATGCAACACCTGAGGATAAATCTTTAACATATACTTTATGTAGGGGCATCCTTTCCAATTTTTATAGAGAAAAAGATAAACAAGTTATGGATACTCTTCATAATCTCCCATTTAAAATCAAAACATATGTCGACTAGGAATATTCTATGTATAGCTGGTTTAAAAGGAAGTGGTAAGGATGAGAGTGCTAAAATGCTTCAATTTTGTTTGAATTCTCCAAGATGAATGCAAACATATTGAATGTATAAACATTGTAATATCTTTACAGAGGGAAAGTTTAAGATTTGTAGATTTGCTGATACTTTAAAATGTCTTCTTTCAATACTCCTTAATGTTAGTGTTGAAAGATTTGAAGATAGACAATTTAAAGAGGACTATTACATAGATTTCAGTACTTTAACAATTCATCATAAGAATTTTGTAGAAAGAGAAAAAATTCTAGTAGATAATAAGTTTTCAAAGTTAGCTAAGGATCTTAATCCTTCTTTAACTGAAGATTACTGACTTTCTATTAGACAGGTTTTGCAATACTTTGGAACTGAAATAATGAGATATTATTTTGGGGATAAATTATGGATTTTAACTACATATGAGCAAGAGTGCAAAAATATGATTATCTCAGATCTGCGATTCCAGATTGAATTTGAAGAATCAAAGAAACGAGGAGGGGAAGTTATTTATATCCATAGACCAGAGTGCAAGGCAGGCTCTCATGCCTCAGAAAGAGAGCTTTTAACATTATATGGAAATGGAGACTATGACTATCTGATTAATAATGATGGTACATTATCCGATTTATTTTACAAAATAAAAAATATTAGTAAACTATGCCTACAGAAATAAAACGATGTGGATATTGCGAAAGCAATAAAATTGAACATGAGTTCCAAGACACAAAGTATGGAAAATATATTCGAGTATTTAATCTTAAAGAATCTGGAAAAGGTTCTAATTGCACTGTGTGCAATGGAGGATTAAAAGTTAAAAAATAAATTAAAATACCCCTACTTGCTATATGCAGGTAGGGGTATTTTTTTAACTTTCTTCGGTTAATTTACGTACAGCTGGACGTAAAGGTTTAAACATACCGACGGAATTAACAGTTCCAGACAGAGCTGCTTCAGCTATATTTAAATCATCATCTCCTGCAGCTCTTAAAAAGTTTCTTGCAGTAGTTTGTAAAATGTTAAATGAAGGAACTTCCCAAGTAAATAAACCTTGATCTAAAAGTCTTAATACAGAGAAATCTTGAGTAGATTGATCTGCTATCCAGTATAAATTCTGGAACATAGAACCAGCATTTTGAAGTTGCTTTTTATAGCTAATTCCTGTTACTTCTGGATCATCAAAAAACATCATTCGTATTAATGTAATAAATAAGGTTGATAATAGAAGGTCATATAAGCCTTGAAGTACATTTGAATGTCTAATATCCCCCTTTTTACCATAATCCTTCCATAATTTTTTATACACAGAAGTATCACCATTGCGAAGAGCTTCATATGTGCCTATTCCTAAATCTTTAAACAAGTGAATATAGGATTGAAAAATTCCTTCCATATATGCACCAGTTCAGCCCAGCTTTGGTTTTGCATCTGCTGCATATTGTTTATACTCACCTTCTAAATCCTTGTCATTTACTATACGTACTTCTAATGGACTGTTATTTATTGCTATAGACCATAGTTTGTTTCCTGAAGAATCAGTCAGTTGTTCATAACTACCTCTGGCAGTTTGATCTGTTCGCACTTGGAAATACATCATTTTTTTAGCAGACATGAAAGCCATAAATTGCTTAAAAATTCCTCCGATAGCAGTCTTAAAGAACCATGCTTTCACCTCTTTGTCATAGTAACCAAAAGACATATCAGCGAAAGATTTAAAGGAGTTACGTTGTAAATCTGTATATGCTTTAGGAAGATTAGGAACTTTACCTGGTTCTGGACTTGGAATTTGCTTAGCTACTCCTAATTCTTTATTCATATCATCCCTCATAACCATATATAAAGCTTCCTGTTCATTAAACTTTGTTTTTAATTCTTTAGGTACTTTACTATAGTCTCCTTTGTACTTCACATAGATATCAAACCTTTTGTCTTTTGCCATGTTATACTTTAATTCTCTTACTCCATCCTTAGATTCTACTAACTCATGAGCATCCCAGCACCCATCATGAATCATTTGAGCAATGAACATTGACATTCTATTCCAATAATCAGGAGCAGTCAAAGACCATGACATAAACCTGTTGAATGTTGCAAATACACCAGTTTTATTAGAAGTTGCTTGTTCTGGAATTTCAGTAATTGACATATTAGCCATTCCATAGAATTCATTAAGAAGTTCTACTTTGGTAACATTCATAATAAAGTTAGGGACATCTCCAGTTAAAATACCTAAAGCTTTAATATATTCTCCCACTCCAAAAGTATCCTTACCATAAGATGCAAACATAGCTTTACTTATATTTGTCCAGAAGCCCATGATAACCTCTCTAGGAACGTTCATTATATTCCAACCAAGGGCTACTGCTGATGCAGCTGCGCGAACTGGGGCAATTACTTTATAAGCAGTCTGAACTTCAGGGGCCATGATACTATCATTATATATAGCACTTTTTACATACTTTCTGACAAACTCTTCAAAATTAGGAAGTTCTTTACCAGTTACATAAGATTGGAATTGTATAGAATAAAGAGCCCCTTTTATCGCAGGTATAACTTCCATATCAAAGACTTTCTGAGACTCCATAGCTATTGTAAAAGTATCAAGTATTGTCTCTAAGTCCATAGAAAAGTTTTTAATTCCTCCATTCTTCTCAATAATGTCTCTACGAACATTTGGGTTCTTCCTAGATTCAAATTCATTATAAACACCTTGGAACAAGTCAGAAACTTTTTTACGTTCCTCTATTTGTCCTTCCAAAGTATCTTTCATCTGAACTGCCTTATTTCTAATCTCATCATATCATGAACGAACAGAAGGAAAATTAATTCCTCCTTTTGGATCCCTAAATTTATCTAAGCCTTTAGCTCTAAGTAGAGGGATAAAATAATCTTCTCTATTAAACTGCTCTTCTTTAACATCTCTTCAAGAATTTCATTTATACTTCTTCTTGTCGTAGGAATATTTATTTAATTCGTAAAGAGTATATTTGATAAAATCCCTTTGAGCTGGGGTTAAACTTGTAGAGGTTCATGGGTTTTTTAGGATATAATCATCATCTTCCAATTCATTATCACTATTTCTTCTAAATAAATTAAAGTAATTAGAAGAACTATCTCCAACAACTAGATGTCGTATTAATCCATAATCATTTCCTTTTTTGAGTTTGGCTACTTGTGCTCTATTTATTGCCTTATATTCAGAGAAGGTTTCTCTGATTTTTCCAAATGCAGCGTCCACAATAGTTCTAATTATCTGGACATTTTCACTAGGAATCAAGTCCATGGAAGCTCACATTGCTCCAGAATTCCACCCATACATTGAAATATCAGACTCACAAACCATCTCTCTATTCTGATAGATTGCTAAGGCTTTTTCAATTTGATCCATTAATGTAGTTTCTGGACAGATAACATTAATCTTTCCAGGATTCTCAAATAATGCTGGGAAACTATCTTTAAGCTGTTGTCTAATTACTTTTAATAGCTCTACCTTTGTAGAATCTATTAAATCAGAAGATGCAGTTTTTATTTTATCTAACCCCGATCTTTTTGTAAGAACTTCCTTTAAAAGATTAAACTTATCCCCATCTAAAAGATTACCCATTTTCGAAGGTTTGATATTTTCTCCTACCTGGGAAAGTTGCTTTGTAGAATCTATAAACTGATTAAACATGTACAGCACATTCACTAAGGGATCAACAAATCTATCTTTAGACAGATTATTATTAATTCCCAGGAATCTGGTTGCTATCTCCATGTTATTAATCATGTTAGCAGTAGTCATCATATATCCAACAGGGGCACCTAATTGTAGACATGCAATTGTTCCAAGTTTCTTACCACTTCCTTTTAATAGATCATTAGCAATTAGTAAAGATTTTACTATTTCTATATTACCAATAGTTTTTAAATTTCTATCTCCTACAACATTAGGAACATTTTCAAATAATTTGGCCTTCTTATTTGTAGAATCCCAAGGAATGTTTGGATTCAACGATAAACAATTTATAATGTCAATTCCAATAGGAGTTTCTATTAGAATCATATTATACTGTTTCGCAAGGTCTGAATTTATCACTTTTGCCCCAGAGCCCTTATACTTTAATAGAACTGCTGATAATTGGTTTATGATGTCTCCACTATTAGCTGCACTAGCAAATGAAGAAATGTCTTTATCACTTCTATTTAGGAATTCCCTTATATCACTAACTAAAGTTTCATATTGGTTATCAAATCTATTACCAGAACGTTCGACAATTTCCTGAGCAACTTTATCTATTACAGAATCCAAGTTTTCCTTAGAAATTCCTTTAATAGTCTTTCTCTCAAGTTTTACTCCAGTTTCACTTCATATATTATATGATAGATTATACTTGCCTTTATATACAGAATTCTCAGCATTTTTTCTTAGCTGTGTCTTTATATAATCAATATTAGCTTTTTTCTGACCTCTAGCTGATCCTTTTCCAAATAAGGATTCTATATTAGAAGCCATTGCCTCCAATTGCTTTGGATTTACTTCCAATCTTTGAATAGCTCTAGAAAATATTGGATCTAAGTTTGTATTAATATTACTATCTGTCTTTACGCTAGTTGAAAAAGATTTTAGAATTCCATTAGTAGCAGTCTTATCTTTTCCCAAAGTAATATTATATATATCAAGACCACTATCATTTACTGGAAGTCCTAATTTTCCCAGTAATCTTCAGTACATGGCTAATTGATATTTCGTCTTCAAAGTCTTTTCTGGTGCCCATTCAGAAATATCATTCCTTGAAACTTTTAAATCAATTATGTTAGGAACCCCATTAACAACTAGAATTGCATCCAGTTTACCCCTAATTTTCTTTTTTCCATTAACTTCAGAGTCTAAGTCAGCTGTTATACGTTGTTCTGCTAGCCAGGATACAGTGGGGGATTCTCCTCTATCTCTATACGTCCTTGTATAAACATCTTCAATGTCCTGCTTTGCCTTTACAACTCAGTTATAATAAGAGTCAAAGACTTGTTCAAGAGATGGGGAGGTTTCTGTACCTGCAATCAAATCCTGAATAACAGTAAGTGAATCAGGTACTTCATCATAATCCTCTCCATACTTTATCCTAAAAGTATCTAACAAATCGGTTACTGCGTTCCAGACCTTATCTTTGCGAGTTGCTGTTTCCACAGGATTTTTAATAATCATCTCAAAAATCTTGTGAATAATCTCTCCTCGTAACATAGTATCTAGATTATTTCTATTTTCCTCCTGAGCATCTAAATCAAATTGGGTTAGTGTCTCTTCATCAAGTGTGAATTCAGAATCTTTAATCTGTTCCTGAAAATACATAAACCACTCTTTAGCAGGTCTTAGTTTAGCATCTTCTCTTCATTCCGAGGGTAGAGTATTATCGAAATAAGTAGTTCTAATCAAGTCTATTGCTTCAACGTTATTTTCAGCTTCTCCTTTAAACATAGCATAAGCTCTAGCTATAGAAGTCTGAATAAGCACATTTAAATAGTTGTTAGTTATAAACTCAGGAAACAATCTCTTGTACTCTTCCCCTTTCAAAACTCTTATATTAGCTAGAGCAATACTAAGAGATATAGCATCACTTCTTTTGCCATACTCCTCAGTATCCCAATCGTTTAATTTGGTTTGAGTAAGTAGCTCTTTTGTAGCTTCCCAGGATATTTGATTTGCAGCTCTAATTACATTAACTGTTCCACTATGAGTATCCTGTACATTTACATATAATTCACTTTCTTTAGTAACAGGGTTTATCATTTCCTCTATTACTACATTTGTATCTTTTAGATACTCTCGAGCATCAGCTTCAGTATCAAATACTTTAAACTCTTCTTTTCCTTTAATTTTAACTATACATGCCATTATAACTCACAACTAATGATATATAAACCTTTATCTATTAACTCTTGAATAAAAGTATCTACTTGTTCTTCTGTTTTGCCATATTTTTCAAATAATTCTGCTCTATTTCTTTCAAGAGTATTTACAAAAATATCTCCGTTTGTGGAGTCCAATATATCAGAACTTAATTGGTCTATTGTAGACTGAACTTGTTCTGAAACTTCTAAATTTTCTTGATTGATAACAATATCTTTTAAAGTTCTTCAGAAAACTTTTGGGTTTGCCACTTCTGATGGTTTTTCAACAGCCACATCATTCAAATACATGTAGTAATTAAGTGCTAATTTAAGCTGCCTATAGGTGTCGGAGGTAGCTGTAACCTTTCTCCTCATTCCTATTTGTAATGTTGGAACTACATTTCCGTTAATAGTTGCTGTATTTACTTTAGCTAATTCCTCCTGGTCATAATTAAAAAATATAGTATCAAAATTAGTAACTCCAAATAAATCATGTAGGATTATTCTTAAATCAGATGTACTTAATATTTGATCCTCATTTTCCACTACTTTTAGTGTCAGCAACAAATCTTTTAGCTCTTTATTCCCTTTAGTAAATGTGATGGTATTTATTTTTTCAATGGGGTCCAATGTATAATCCCCATTTACAAACTCATCTCCTTGCTTAACATATATACCAGAAGAAGTACGTATTATACTCCCTTCTGGAAGAACAGAGGTTAATTCCTGCCCATTTACAAGAGTATTACTAAATATAGGTTCCTGATTGTTTCAATATCTTAATTTCTTTTTATCAGAACTTTTATTACTATAAAAATCTATAGTTTCTGTAGTATCTGAAGTAACTCCAAATCATTTTCTAAATAAATCTTCAGAATCTTTAGGATCCACCTTGATGTATTTCCCATTAACTATATTATACCAAGCTTTTCCAGCCAACAAATAAGATTTTCCTGAATCACTAAGAGTGAATGGAGTATATAGTTTATTTATTCTACTAATATCTAAAGTCTCTTCAGTTCCAGTATTTAGATTTAAAACTTTTATTGTGTTTTTCTCATCTCTTGACTGAACTATATAATCCATTCCTTTAGATTTAACCAAATACCCAACAACTTTTTTTGTATCTGTTTTTAGGATATCCTTAACCTCTTCTGTAGTCATATTTGCTGCAGATTCATAAGGAATATATAGAGCAGCAACAAGTTCTGGAAGACGATTATTAGCTAGCCAAGTTAACTGTTTATAAATATCTTCTATTGAAGTATCCCCTTCTTTGGCGTATAATTTACTAATAATTTCAGAAACCCTTGAAGATCCCTCTTGCAATTCTAAATACGACTTATAAAGGATTTTAACTTTAGGTTCTTTATAAAAGAAGTTATTTCCTGTTAATAATAGAGCCCTTTGTTTAGTAAAGCCGTACCAATTTTTTGTATCCCCTCAACTTGGAATTACTAAAGCATTTCTTTGAAACTGATTAGCATCATATGACTCAAAATCATTTAGTGCCCAGTTTAATTCAGAATTTCCAACAAACTTATTTATAAACTCATCTTGAGATAGACTGGAGGTCAGTCCCCCAATATATAACTCTTGATTAGTCTTTTCATTAGATAGGGAATTCAATATAGTATCAAATAATGTGTACCTATCTACATTATCACCTTCAACTCAATATCCAACTGGAAGAGTTCCTCTGGTGATAAAGTTATAGATAAGTTCCCAATCTGAACCTTGTACAGACTCAGATTGGGGCTCATCATTCATTATTTTAAATATATTATCTCTAACTTTAATTTCAATACATGCCATACTAACATAATTTTATAGTTACAATACCTTTAGCAAAAGCACTTGATAATGCATTTCTATGTAATAATACTTGCATACCAAAGTTCTTAACAGATACAAATAAAGGTAAATATGTTGGATTCACAGCTCAAGATGGTCTTTTTGATCCCATAGAACCTATTAATGGATCGAATGAATCCTCATATATATCATACCCAGGAAGTTCTTTATTTCTTCCAAAAATATCTTTTAAATCTGGAATTTTATTTACTTCCTCTAAATTTGCATATGTTGAAACTGCTTTATCATATTTATTAACGTATCTAACCCATTTTGAAACAATACTATCTGGGTCTTCGATATTAAGATTCCCATCTAAAAGCATTGTAATGGAATTTCCTCCTACTGCATGCTTATTTACTAATAAATCATAGATATACATCCATTCATATATAGAATGTCCATTTATAGTATCATTCTGAATACCATAAAAATTATTTTTTATAATCTCTATAGTATCTTCATACTGTGGATCTGATAAATTAACTCTGGACCCAATAAATGTGATTCTTTCTCCAAATAATGGATTATGAATAGAATTAGCTATAAGATTAGAAGCAAAACTGTTATTAGGATATCGTCTCTTTAACTCTGGAATAATAACCCTTTCTATATAGGGTTTCAGAGAAATTAACCCATCAAATGTATCTGTAGACAACACTATTGGAGTATCCGTTACAACCTCCTCAACAGAATTATTATTGTTGATTCTTTTCCAATATCTATTAGATTCATATTCAAATGGTTCACTTATAAAGAAGTCGAATATCTTTCTATCATTAACTAGTCTAAGAAGAGATCTTAACACAGTGTCATCAACCTGATAATCTCTTGAAAGATCTTTATAAGCGATTGTGTATGTATTATCAATATCCTTAGATAGTAATTGCATATTACGCTTAAACTGAATTGGAACTGAAAACATCTCCCTATAATGAGGAACTGAATTAATAATATCTAATAAATTAAAATTAATCTTAGATTGATCATAAATGCCAATTCACTCTTTAGCATACACTGGATCATTTAAAAATTTCTCAAAAGAAAAAGATCTTTTAGTTACAGCCTTTATAGTATTCTCAATCTTTAATTGGAATAAAAGAGGTGAACCAAATTCAACCTGAATTCCTCCATTAATTCCAAGAAGTTGACCTAGGCTAGTTAATTCCTCTGCTCCTGCAAATAATTTTTCAAGAACTTTTATTTTGGCAGAAAATTCTGAATTGTTTACAGGCTTACCTAAATATTCCCCATATAAAGTTTTTACTCTTGCTAGAGTTTTCTTTGTAGAGAGAATTTTGCTGATTTTACTTATGGAAGTTTCCTTATTAAAAAGATCTCCTCTACTAATAGTTATTAAAACATTAATTAAAGGGTCAGTAAAAATGGCAGCTGCCTGATCTAAATTCACCCCTAAAGATAAGCAAAATTCGTAAGCTGGCAAAATCTCAGGAGTAGCATTTAGTAAGTCCATTTTCATTTCCTTAGCATTATCCGTAGATGAACTGATAACACTAGAATTTATAGTTGTAGGAATGAAATCCCCTATTTTAGAACCTATAGGAACTAATTGTAGTTTTTTTGGACTTTCTCCTATAAAGAAAGAATGAATTTCTTTATCCCCAATAGTTTCTGATACTGTTTTTACATAAATTCCATCATTAAGATGAAGAGCTTCAGTTCTCTCATCTGTAACCTTAGTATCTATTGTCTCCCAGCCCTCAAATAAATTATAGAGATATTCATAAGATGCCAAATTTAGAGTTTGCCCTGGATAACCAAAACTTACAATATTTTTACTACCTGCTCTTCAATCTGCTGGCAAAGGTATTTGAATATAATTGGCAACATTATCCCCAGCTTCCTGTTTTAAATTATAGTAATAAGTTAAAGCATAAAAAGCTTTTTGAGCTACTGCAGAGATACCAATATCTTTTTTACCAACAGATGTAGTTTGATTAACAAAAATATCAGTTAAAGGATTAAGGTGATTTCTTTTAGCTGCTTCAAGGTTTCTATCTTTAACAGTATCATTAACTGGGTCCATGGTAGTAGGATCAGTAGATGCCATTAATGTTCTTGGATCTCTATAAATTCCTTTAATCGATTCTAGAATATAATTTTGCATTGCTTGGATCTGATCTGAATTAGAATTCTCTAATCCAGAGCGTGCAACTAACTCATCCTTAATTATTGAAAATGCCCTCTCAACTCTTCTTCCAATTTCTTTAGGATCTAACCTTCCCCATGCTCTAATAGTGTCCTCATCAGCTGCTATATTTACTCTAGCTAAGTTATTTATGTCAAGCAAGTACTCTTTGTTTAACCTAATATCAGTTGTATCCAGATAACCAGATATTTTTGAAATTAAATTTGGAAGTTCCTCAAAAGTATTATTTAAAATAATATTTCCAAGTTCTACATTTATTTCTAATTCTTCATTAGATAGATTTATTCCCAAATCAGAGGTAGAGTCAATAATTGTTAATTCTCCCTCTTTCATTTCCTTATATATTCCATTTCTATCCAAAGCTGCCATTATAGCATATGCCTTATCAATGTCATAGTCACTACCCTCTAAGAATACATTCATATTCGGAACCATAGTAACATTGTTGCCCCAAGGTAGATACCCTACAGTTTTTATAACCATAGCAAATGCAAGTGCTTGTGCAGGAATACGAGACATTACAGCGTCATTAGACTTTAGCCATGAATCATATTGTTTTCTAGCTACCCTGTCAAATATCTGATCTACATTATCCGAATTAAGATTATATAAATGTTTTCTAGATAATGTACTGTCACTCCTATAAAAAACGAAAGGATTAGAATCTAAGATAGTATTAAGATCTTCCTCGTTAGTATAGATCATTTCTACTGTGATTTTGCCTTCAGTATATTTATATAACTTAGCATTATCAGGCCATTTGTATAGTTTATTTCCTAAAGCATCCAATCTGAAACCATCTTCATCTACAACTGGAATAGTTGATTTATATACACTAAGATCTAGCAATGAAGGATCTGTAATTACTGCAGTAGGTTTTCCATTAGAAGCATACATTAAGTAATTATATGGGACTACTATATTCTGAAATTTATCCTGAAGCTTTTCTTTAAAATAAGCTTCCTTCTTTTGTAAGATTTCAGATACATTCATTCCATCAATTCCAAAAGCATTTCTATAGTTATTAGTAGTTAATCGCTCTTCTTCCTTAATAACATATTCAAAGGTATCCATTGGGGTAACTCCTTCTGGAAGCTCTTTATTTATAATTTCAGTATTCTTTGAAACTATGGCATTAAGTACAACATCACTAAAATACTTTTGTAATGATTTCTTTAAATTAAATAATTCTTGGAAAGTGTAGGATTGTCCATTGTAATTAGTGGTATCATTTTTACCCATAGAGTCCAGGATATTAGAAATATCTGCAATTTGCTGCATGGTTTTAAAATGATACATACCAATAACCTCAGATCCATTAGTAATGAAAGCTTGTTTAGAACGTAAATTTCTAGGTAAATCAAGAGCTCTTACATAAGTAAATCCTTTAAGAATATTATCTCTTACAGCATTTAACTTATCCCAAGTATCAATAACTATTGGTTGACCACTTCTTGTTACAGGATTTACTAAGTAGTAGACATCTACAGGCATCACTTCATACGGAGATACTTTTTGGGCTTCTATGTAATCTTCTCTAATTGAAGATTTAGATTCATCTTCCCAAACTAAAGAACGTAAATAATCCTTGATGTTCATCTCTGAACCATCAGGAAGATATTTAATATCATCCTTAAAATAAGTAATTCCAGATTCATCTTCATATAACATACACATATTATGTGAAGGTACTAAAACGTCACCTCTACCTGACCATAATCTTGCTATGAACTTATTGAAATAAGAACCTACAGTAGTATGTAGTTTTCCAAGCATTTGGTGGTCACTATAAGGAGCTTTATATGGAGATGGTAATTTAGGGTTTAGATGCTGAATTTCTCTCATTAATTCATTAGCTAATCCCATAACATCCAATGTAGGGTCAGCAAAGATTCTTTCAATCTTTTTTCCAAATAAATTATCCAGTTTTTCTTGAGCTATACGTCTAGCATTTTCATCTACCATTGACATGGGATCTATAAAAGTTTTTTCCTTTAAAATAGAAACCATTTTACTAAGATTCTGATAGATGCGCTTAACTTTTTCTGGAACATAGTTATTCTCAGTAATAAATGATATTAACTGAGTAATCTCATGGATTTCTCCATCTTCTGCACTATGGTCAGGATCTAATTGAATACCAAAATTCTCAATATTCATTTTCACCGTATATCGCTTACTTAGATCCTTTTCAGCTACTCTAAGATCAACAACAGGTGTTTTTGCAGATTTTTGAGATGATGATGTTGGGAAATAATGAACAATAGCTTTTTTAGCATACTGATCAATATTGTTTTGAGAGTCTATACTATCAGTATTGTTAAGTCTGTTACCTAATCTATTCAATAATATAGTCATAGTGTCCATAGATTGCTCTCCATAAACCCCATTTTCATCACAGCTATACTCACCTCCCAAAATATCTTTCCATATAGAATATAGATTATTATTGGTAGATAATACATTAGTGACTCCAGTTACAGAATTGTACTTCTCATATTTTAGAGTATCGGAACTCTTGTCATAAGTAACATTAGAAATTAAATAAAGTACTCCATTTTCTTTTACAAAGATATCATCTAGCTCTGCAATTGTATTTCCATCATAATCAATAACTTCATTATCCTCATTGATGGAATATAAAGGATTTATTTTAACTCCTTCCAAAGATAATCTAACAAATATTAGAGGATCAATTCCTCCTACAACTGCAATATTATCATCGGAAAATTTTCTAAGTCATGCATTATCAATACTAAAGTCAGCTAATTTAGAAAGATACGCAAATCCTTTTTCAGGATCCAAAGAGTGCATCAGTAATTTTAAATCATTTCCTTTTGGCTTTACATCAGTTAATGATTGTTTAAGAAGATTATCACTAAATCTACATGAGAACATAGCACCATCAGCCACTTCTAGCGAAGTCCTAAACCCTTTTCCAGAAGATGCATTACCAGAATATGCAAACATTTCTGCAACATCATTTGCTATAGTCATAGTATTAATCTGATTAGATAATCCACTTAATACATTAGGCATACAAGAGTGCATAGTTGCAGTTAATGCAACCATACGTTTTACCATAGTTAAATGAGACCCAGAATCCATACTAATATAATCCTTACCCTTATTTTTATGAGATAGAGGCACTCCAACAGTATTAGCTAGAATATTTTCACTTAAAACATTTTTTATTAAGAAATAAGTATATAAAGGAGATTTCTTAGCACCCTCTGTTAAATTTCCATCAGTGGTTAGAAGATCTCTTACATTAATTGTAGTTTTATCATCTAACTTAATTGTAGGTAAAATTACAGATAATTGAGATAAGAACTCTTTATATATGGAATCAAAAGGTGCTTTTTGATTGAAAAGGTCAACAGAAGCCATCATATAAGGAGAAATCTTAGCTGTTCCTTTATTTAAAACATAATCATGGACCATTGCTATGTTTTTATTTGTTCCATATTGGTTATTGAACGCAAACAAAGCATCATTTATAGCATCTTCTCCAATGTTATTTTTCTGTAGATAAGTATTTATACTATTGGCTGCAGATATAAGATCTTCTAAAGAGTTCTCTTTAGCATTAGCCTTAATATCTATTGTAAGAGGAATATTGAAAAGTAATGCAAAATCTCTGATAGTATTTGTCAGATTTTGTGCATAGATATTTCTAAGCTCACTTAATACTTTAGATTCTATTTCAGAATTATTTTTTCCAAAATAGTTTTTAATAGCTGTTGAGCTAAATTCAAATAAAGGAATCCTAGGTTTATCTGAAGGAGTAATTGCCTGTATTCTTATAATAGAATCTGAGGAATTTTTCCAACTATTCCAAAAGTCTTCTATAAAAGCTAATTTAAAAGCTTCGGGATTACTTAAATTACCAACATCCTTAATTACTTCCTCTCCATTTATAGTAGTTCTTACAGTTGAACGGTAGATTGTTCTTAAAAATAAATTCTCTTCAGAATTCTTTTTATGCTTGAATAATATAGTTTGCTCAAATGGAGATACTGGGGCCTCTATTCCAGCTTTCTGATACTGTTGATTAACTTTCTCTTTTCTTAGTTTATTTCTATAAATCTGTTCCTGCACCGTTCCAGCAACACTTGATAATCCAATCATTGGGAGAGCTTTTCCTAAAACATTTTTAGAAGAGCCTTTAATTGAGTATGGATTATAAGCATTGATTTTGTTTAATACCACTAAGATTTTTCTAGCCCTTTTATCTTTGCCTTGATAATGCTGTAGGAAATCAGAAAAGTGTGTATCAACTGTTTGATTTTTAAAATCAACAATTTGTTGAATTGCTTCTTTAAATGCCCCAGCAGATGCCGCATCAATATCAACGGATTCTCCAAATATTTGTTGAGAGACACTACTTAAAGTATCTTCAGAAACATTTGCATCCAGGATATATTTACCACTATCAGTCCGAATAAAAATACCTTTGAATACTGGATTATCTAAGTCAAATAATCCAGAACTAACATAATCACTTAATTTTCCGTATGCAGTAGAATTCTCATCTATTGAAAGACTTAAAACATTAGCAGTTCCAGATAAATTATAGTCTATATATGTATTAGTTTTATATTTATCAAAGCTTTTTAAGAAAATATCCACAGGATTAAAACCTGTAAACTCTGTTAACTGTTTCTTGGAATTTTCATAAAAATCAGTGGCCTCTCCATCAGAATAAATCCATTTATCAAGAAAACTATGAAGAACATTCTGATAAAGCTCGGAATGAGCTCCAGTATTACTATATTTTCCTACTAAATAATCAATTAAAGAGTATGGATTTTCTAGATATCCTATATAGGCATCTTCAGGCATAGCATTAATTTCTTCAGAAATAGATGCAAAAAAAGTATTTCTATTTAAAGTTCTATTATTAAGCCTGTCTTCTACCTCTCCATCAGCATTAAACTTACATAATGGTGTTGCTTTTAGCATGATTTCAAGCATAGCGTTAAGCTCAGCTTCTTTATCATCAGTATCTTTCCAATCATTTCTAATATCATGCTTAACATTAAACTCATATAATCCAGAATCAGTATTATAATGAATTATGTCTTTAAACCAACTTTGAATAATAGTTGGCAGATGATTTATAATTAGGTAGTTAGCTAATAGATTTGGGCTCTTAAAATACTCTTCTTTTTTTAATTCTATAGTTAAGTAATTAACCAAAGGTGAAATAATATCATCCGTATAATTTGCGTATCTTTTTGTTGTCTTAATTAATGCCTTTAATGAATTATTTAATTCAGAATCACTTCTGACAAGATATCCTGGCCCGCTCAATATACGTTCTAATATAATATTTCTAACTAGTTTTTTAGTTTTATTGTATGCTATTCCATTTAAAAGTCCATCATTGGAAAAGAAGGACATTAAGTTTTCTAAGGCATTAGGCCCAGCTGTATTAGTTTCTTCTGCAAATAATTCATTTAGTCTGTTTTGTACAAATGAAACCTCCAGTCCATTTTGTCTGGAGATTTCATTTGCAACAGAACTAATTATTTGCTCCTGCGAAAGTTCCGCTGAGATACTATTTCGTATTCCCTGCAGTATTTCTCGTTCACAAAAATTCATAATTAATTAACATATTTTAATAACACCGTTATCTTCTAATATTACTTCTATTTGATCTAAACTTTGTTGTTCTGCATTTGATAAGTTAGGAATTTCAAATTTAGAACGTTCTCCATTTAGAATTTCAAATAATTGTGTTAATGCCATATTTCCAGTTTCAGGGGAATTCTCCTGTAGAATTTCAATTATTAAATTTATATTCTCGAGGACTTTTGGTTTTAACGTTGGTTTTTTGATTTCTGAAGTTTTATTTTGTTCTTTATTGCTTTTGTTTAAAGCCACTAAGGATTTATAGGTAATTACCCTCTGTTCCTCTGCTGGAGAAGCTTCTATAGTAGGACTCTCTATTTTAGGACTTTCAACCGTAGAAGATTCAGTTTCTATTGTTTGTGAAATTTCCTTAAAATCATCAGCAGTAAAAGTATCTACAACATGAGCATAAATCTGAGCTGGCTGAATTACTTTTGAATTAATATGGAAACTTGCTGCTTCTTGAATAGATAAGCTATCACCTTTGGCATGGATTGATAGACCATTATCTTTTAAAAGCTTTGGGAATACATGACCACTAAATACTTCCAAGAATTTCTTGTTAGCATATTTAATTCCATTGGTCTTTTCTATGATCTTACTCCATCCAATTCCCATAGAATCAGTTACATAAATATCCCTTAGATAATTCATAAAGGCCTCACTCTGCAATAAGTTCTTATCATCAGTAATAAAATAATTATTACTAATTTTAAATTTATCTCCATATAAGGCAATTCTACTTAAATACTCTAAAAGGGTTTCCTCAGTTTGCTGTGCTCCAGTTCATACAGAGTACGCATTTACTAAGTCTTCTTTATATTTACTTCAATGCTTTCTAACATTTTCAGCATCCCTTTCATTAAAGTATCTTTCATTATTTCCTCATTTAGTCTTTGGGTCAGAGATAATGGAACTTAGTCGTATTAACAATAATCCTAATTGATGTCCAATAGCAAGGTTATAGGCCCCTCTATTACGGCTTGTTGCTAGAATAGTATTTGTTTGAAGACCATTAAGAGTATAATCAAAATCCTTCTCAGATTCAATTACTTCATTATCATAAGTTAATACAGAAACAGTCCACTGGGTTTTATTAGCTAATAATTCTGCAATTTTACTCTTCTTGTCCTCAGGATTCAGAGAGTTGTCTTTAAGAACTACTAATATGCTTTCAAGTTGTTTATTTCTCTCAAGTATCTGATTTAAGTATAAAGTAGACTTAGTTTTTAAGTCTGCAGAAATATTTTGAGAAGTATCCCCAATATTTAAAGATACAAAAGAACAAAATCTTCCCTCTAAATCTGGAACAGATCGTGCTTTCCATTGTTTCTTTGGATCCTCTGTATTTAGTTTACTTCTATCTAATGATAGTAATTCAGTTATTGGCCCAAATTCCTCTGGGCTACTGTATAATCCACTTTGAACAGCTAAACTTTCAAAACTACTATAATTATTCTTTAAATTAGATAGAGCTTCCAAAATTTGGTTAACAGGAACAATAGACTCATCTCCCTTTGCAAAATAAAAAGCAGCAGTGGTTGAAGCAAAGTTATATGCATCCGTTTTTGAAGTTTCAGATACATTAAACTTTCCACCTTGATAAACTATATTAATATATCCAGGATCGTTAGTTTCCCTATTCTGAATAGCAATAGGATTAATAGCCCTTGAAAAAGTAATCTTAGAAGGATCAATAGAATAGTATTTTGGTTCAATTCTACCATTAACTGAAGATTTCGCTAACTCCCCTATAACTGAAGCTGCTTTTGATAATGCTAATCCCCCAGTTGTAGAAGTTTCAGGATTTTGGAACATTCCTAAAGTAATATCTACAGGCGTCCCTTCCACATTTACACTATATACAATTCATGGATGAACTCCATTTAGATACTTATCGTCTCTGAATTTATTTCCAAGATTATATAAGTCTTCTGTTCTATTATATTGAACTTTAATCCTAAATTCTCCAGATTTCAAGTGTTCAGGTAGTAATTTTTCATACATTCCTTTATTACTATGATCTGTAAGAATTTGATATAAAAGATTTCTCACTTTATAATATTCACCGAAGTCTATCCCTAATTGTTTAACATAGTCAGCAGTGAATTCTACACTTGGAATAAATCCAGGAGTAGCTTGAGCAATAGAAGTATTGACAGCAACCTTAACTGTTGGAATGGTAACTTTAGGAGCATCTTTTGCTTCATATGGAGCTACATCAAGTATTTCCATTCCATCAAGGACTTTCATTTTGAAATCCTTAAATGTTGCTATAGCTTCCTGGGTCAATCCGTTTACAATAGGTCTAAATTCAGACTTATCATTATGCTGTTCAACACTAGCTCTCCATACTTCTCCTCTTCCTTTAAGATTATCAAGAACAATAGGCTTTAAAGAAACAATTCCGTGTCTATGTCTAGTAAATATAGTATATAAATCCTTTAACTTACTTAGAGTTTCTAAAGTTAACTGAACATTTTCTTTTCCATTTTGGAAACTATTATCCACAATATTTAAGTCATAATCTGAAATAGTATAATCCCATTCCGATCCTTGGATTTCTCCTACATTAGAAGCAAAAGTTATCCCTGGATATTTACTACCGAAATTATCTTTAGATAGTTCCTTAACATTATCAGATAATACTAAGACTCTAGTCTTAGGATCCAAGTTATGTGAAGTAAAGAATTTTTCAATATACTCTTGAGTTAAAAGGGCTTCATCAAACTTAATTCCTTCTAGTTCAGTATCAGATTCATAGTAAATGAAATCAGATAAGTTATCAGTTCTTAACTCCTGAGAACCATAGGAATTAGCTTCAAATAATTTCTCAAAGTTTAAATTATTTCTTCTAGAAATATCAGTACTAGCTCGTTTGGATTCAGCTAATTGTAGAGTAGCATTTGCATAAATATAATCTATATTGTCAATACTTCCATGCTGTTTAGTATCTCCAAAATATGCAATGTCTATATTATACTTTGAGCATAATTCATCTAAGCTAATTAAATCTGCAGATGAAATATTAGTTGCTTCATCAACTATAATAATGCTATTTTCATACTTGTTTCTAAAAGTATCTACATTAGAAGAATCATTTAGTAATTCAGAAATTAAAGTAAATTCCGAATTTTCTGGAAGAACTTCAGATAAATTTTTTACTTGCTCTGCATTGTTTGCTGCAAATATACAATTTTTTTCTGGATTAACCGCCTTCAGTATTGAGTAAATTGAAGGGATTATTGCAGAAGTTTTACCTGTTCCTCCAGAACATGTTGATTTAATTGCATTATAGATAACTTTTGGAGTTCCAGGAGTAGAATTTCAAGTTTTAGCTACAGTATCAATCCAAAGTTTTGCATCCTCTTTATCTGCTCTTAAAAAGAACTTTAACACATGAGTGATTACTTCTTCTTGAGAATCAAATGGACATTTAGAATCGTTGGCTTTAACATATTCCTTATAAGCCTTATTTACTAAATCAGTATTTCCATATGAAGAATTCATTAAGTAAATAAAGAAATCCTGGTCTGCAAATGGGATTTTGTTATCTGTAGATATAATTGAAGTATCTGTATATAACTCTGTGCCTGAAGTTTTTAAGTTATCAACAATCCAATTAATTAATTCCAACTTACTTTCTGTATCCAAGCTTTTATATAAGCTAGAAAAACGTCTTTCAAAGTCAGATAACTGATTTCTATAATCAACCCCAACACTAATAAAAGCATCATCTCCCTTTAAATCGGAGATATCAGATAACGTAACAGAATATCCTGCAAATAAAGTATCTTTAACAAACTCTGGGGCATTTTCCCAGTTCATCATGGACTGAATACTTTGCAGTTTTGCATGACTTAGAGCAATAGCTAACTGCTTCTCTTGATTGATTACAGCTCCTCTATTTACCTTGTCTAATTCAATAAACTCATCTAATGTTCTATTAAGTCTTGCAATTTTTTCATTAATAAGGCCAATAACATTAGGATCTAATTGAAGCATTTCAATGTTTAATCCCTTTTCCTTAAATGCTTTATTGAGGAAATTATTTGCTCCAAATGGAGTTCCCATTAATAATGTTCTATAATTAACATCTGCTCCCATAGAAACAGACTTAAGAATATTTAATGCAGATTTTATATCCTCTATGGTAGAAGATAATTCTCCATCTAAAGTGTATTGATTTCCTAACTCCTTAGACCTTGTAGTTTCTCTATTAATAAAATCGTTGATCTTGATTTGTTTTGGATTAATACTTTCTAAAATCCCATCAACAATATTATTAACTCCATTAGTATCAATAGTTGGTAAAGCCTCAATTGATAATTCCTGTCCTAAATTTTCTGTATTAGCTAAAGCTGAAAGTACTATTTGTCTAGCCTTATTAATAGCATCAATACTACTAAATCTATTTATGATTGTTCGTTCACTATCAGTAAGCTGTCTCCAAATACTTTCAAAATCAGAACTTCCTTGTGCCTTATCCCTTGCGGATTGAAATAATTCTACATAATGATCAAATATGTTATTTGTAATTATTTCTCCTTGATTTTCAATAGCTGATTTTAACTCTTCTGACATACTGTCAAAAGTTAAAGATGGAATAGCTGTATCTCCCCAAAAATCAGGCATTGCAGAAGTCAATCCTAAAAGTCTATATGCAATATTAATACTTTGTCCTAGAGATAATTTAAGATCAACAAGCTCTCCCTGTAATTGAGAAGCTACCTTTGTCATGTCTAGTAAAACATCCTCTCCAGTAATAGTATCTGTTGAAGAGAGTTGCTTAGGCCAAACCTTTCCATTTTTTACAGTACTTTGCAGTATAGCAGCATTATAATTTTGAAATTCTAAAGCTAGATTTTGGAATTTAGTTTGAATACTTGGATTAGAAGCAATGTTCTTATAAACATTCCAAGCAGACATATAATTAAGCTCAGTTTTTCCAGAACTATCATTATTAGAAATAATTTCATTTACTTTTTCTTGTAGAGTTCTTGGAAGATCATCATAATCCTTTGCATATAAATTTTGAGCCCATGCATTCTTTGAAGTAGGAGTAAGACTGTCTAATATTTCCTTATTAGTCTCTAACATTAAGCGACCAATATAACTATCATCTTTTCCTTGAACTAGATTTCTAACTTGATCGATTTTAAGATTTAATATTTCTTGAAGAGTCCCAATTTGTTTATCAAGATCTGCTTCTGATGAATCCTCCATATTAGCAACTTTCTGACTTCTTAAGCCTTCAAGATCAGCATATAATTGAGAGATTTCATTGGTTCTATTAATATAATCGTTAAATAGAGAATCTTGCAAACCTTTCGAATTTATTCAAGCAGCTCGTAAACCTCTAATTAATTCAATATTTCCAAACTGCTTATAATCAATTTTTAAGTTATTGTTAGATAAGAAAGAATCAAGATCAATTATAGCTTTCTTTAAAGAACCAAAAAGAACACTATTTTGAGACTCCTCAGAATTTGCAGCGACCACAGAATCGTTGAACGCAGATAAATTAGAGCTAATTAAAGGAGTTTTTTGAAGTTTATCAATCTCAGAAAGAATTAAATCCTTTTTCCCTTGAGAAACATATGTTACTAATTCCTTGGAGATTTCACTATTGTTTCCTAGCATCTGCCTCCAATTTTTATATGCTGCTTTATCAAATATAAAACGATCACTTAATTTAAATATAGCTCCACCAAGAGCACCACCAAAGAAAGCTGTTCCATAACGTGACAAAGGATCACTAGCTAAATATGTATAATCATGGTCATATTCCTTACCTGTAAAAACGGATTTAAGATCATTCCATCCTTTACCTATTTGGAAAGCAATATCCTGTGCTCCTTCTTCAGCAACCTCCTCAAGGCCCTCATTTAATGCTCCTGCAGCAATTCCAAAACGGCCAGATTTTACATCATAGACATGATTTTTAAGAAATGTAGAAATACTATTACCCCACTTTTTAAAGAGATTTTTCTTAGCTTCTCCTGTTGCATTTTCAACTAATTCTTTAGACATTACTTTAGCATTATTTCTTAAGTAATTGTCTACTAATAGCTTTATATCCCTCTTTAACTCATAGTCAGGAGTATTATATAGCATACCTCTAAAATAGTCAGTTTGAAATAATGCTCCTATACCTATATAAGTTCCTAAAGAAATCATGGATGATGTTTGAGTATCAAATCCATAACTGCGTGCAAGGTTGTAAGTATCTTCAGTAGAAGTAGCTATTAAATAAGCACGGCTAATTGCTGTACTTACTTTAGTTGCATTATTGATAACTTTTTCTGCATTCCTATATATAGGACTAGCCTTAACTAAAGCATTCAATACTTCAGGATTACTTTTTAAGTATGCGATTCTTTCAGAATCTCCTGATAACAATGTTGTTAAAGTAGCTGTTTCTGCAGATTTTTCTGCTTTCTTTAGCATTCCCAATCTTTTTGGGATTTCAGCAATTAATCTTTGTTGTCTTAATTGCATAAATGAATCTACTGCTAGATCCATAATATTTTCAAAACTAAAGAAATGGTCTTGAGCATAATCGGAGGTAGACCTTCCAAATTTTCTCATATTATTATCCCACCTATTTAAAGTATCAAACTGTACATCTTCCGAAAAGAAAGAGGTAAAGGTCTTTAATATTTGGGGCATTACTCTAGTAAGATTTACTGCTGCTGAAGTATATGCAATAGTGGGACCTACATATGGAATTAATAAAGAACCTCCAATAACTGCAGCACGTAAAATTGTTCTTGGGATATTTGAATCAAGACTGTCAGAATCAAAGATGTCAATTTTGTTCCATGCACTATTATCATCTGTAAGAACCTCAGACCAAGTAACAAATTGCTTGTTTAAGTTTTCTTTATTTCCTGCCTTTTCAGCGTAGAAGTTACCAAATTCATCAGTTTTCCATTCTCCAGCTTTATGCAGAACTTTTTGCTTGGTCATTGGATCTATATGTTCCCCATCCTCATCCCATGTAGCATATACTAGGCCTTCTTCATTTAATAATCCAAATGCACCTAACTCATTTAATGTCTTTGAGGACCATGTATTCGTTTCTGGATCAAAATACTGATTAGTTTGTGCTGCTTCCCTATTACTAATAGTTGGGTCAGACCATTTATTCCATACCGTTAAACCTCTGGATTGCTTTAATGGATTTGGAGTAATTGAAGCAATAATATGTTGATCTTTTACTTTACCAAAGTTAGTAGTAAAATTGGAACTTGATTTTTCATAACTATCTAATACAAAGTTCTCAGAATCAATTGCACTTAAGTATTCAAACTCCTTTGATATCGCAGTATAAAATTTGTTGAAGGTATCCTCATCAAAATCTCCATTATCCTTTGTAAACCTTTCTTTAACCTTAGTTTTATTTTTATAAAACTCTGGAGTTTCCATTTTTGAATTTAATGGAGTAATTCCTTCAGTTAAAAGAAAAGCTGGGTCTTTGTCATCATTTAATAATCTTGACGCAAACCAATCATTTGTTTTCGCATTATTTTCCATATTCTAGTCTAAATCTCCAGCAGTTGTTCCCGCTAAATTTCTATTATATAAACCTGTTCCATAATCATATCCTCCTCCCAATCTAACTGCATCTTGTCTTGCTTTTATTACATCAGTGTTTGGTTTAGGCATGTATGCAGCACCTCCTGCGACTAATACCTCATTTTGATTATCTTGCATTGGGATAAATAACATACCCTGATAAGATTTTCCAAACCATCCTGCAGTTAAATCAACTTTAGATTTATTCTTATTATTTGGATTAAGATTATACGCGCTTCCTAAATTTTCAATAACTGAATCATCTACAGGACTCAGCATAGACGAATATTTCAAATCCTTATTCTTAAAGGAATTAGCAGCAGTTGAAGTGTAAGCGACTTGAGTTCAATATCTTCCAAGAGTTTCATTTACAGGAACTCCTACATCTAAAGCCTCATTATAAGTAAACCCATTGTCCTCCCAGATCTTTTTCTTAGCTTCAGTGTTAGTAATTCTACTTTTTATAATCTGATCTTGAATTTCACTCATTTGCTTCATCATACTAAGATCTAGTTCTCCATCCTGCTTAATTGGAAGATACATTACTGTTCCTCCACGGGTGTTATCAACAATTATGTCTTTTCCAGCAAATGCCATGTTATCTATAGGTAAATCTCCAATATAAGAAGTTCTTCTTGTATCAATAAGTCCTTTAGAAATTAAATTATTGAATGACTCATCCCCTAAAGTTACATTATCAATAGCAGTATTTTCTTTACCTTCAATAAAATTATAGTGTTTAGCTGGAACATTGAAACTAACGTTGCCCCCTGGCATTACTATATTCGTATTTCTGTATGATCCTCCATCTTTAGTTACAAAGTCTCCCCAAACTTCTTTTATTTGTGAACCTGCAGAATCACCGCTTCCAGAACCACTACTTTTAGTTGGATCTTTAATAGCATTAACTTTAATAGAAGTATCTGTATGTTCAAATAAAGCTTCTTTTAAAATACGTGTAACATCATTCACATCACTTGGATTTAAACCTTCTGCAGCTGTTGTAGCACGTAACACATTTTTTGCATTAGTGTTTAAGTTTTTATATAAATAAATTATTGCAGAATTGATATCTTGGGCGGCTTTTGAATCAGAAGTTTCTATTTCATAAAGTCCATCAGGGCCTAAACTCATCAATGCTTCCAATCCTCTTTGAACCTGACCTCCAGCCTTAACTGTGTATCCTTTTTGAGTACTTGTTCCAAACTTTTTAATTGCACCTATTATTTGTTCCATAATAGACTTCATCCCTATTGAATTTGATAAATCATGTAGAATTGATTCATCAAATTTTAACTCAGGATCCCTCTCTCTTAAATGTATTAGTTCTGCATTAGTTAAAACTTGATACTCTTCTGGATTCTTACTATAATCTGTTGGAGTAACCTTTTTTACCGATTCTCCGTCATATACATATAAATTCCCATCATTAGAAATAGCAACATCGGAACCAGTATTTTCTACTTTAATTCTATCTGTTGCATTTTTATATAGTGCATTATTATGTTGTAATCTATTTGCTAATGATCTGAGTCTGATTAATTGACTCATTGTGTTTGTTTTTTTCCCAGAGAAGATATTAGTTGAATCTTGCAAGAAAGATTGTGCTTGGCTTAGAAAATAATCAACATCAGTAGGAATTCCATTCTCTCCTAATACTTTAATGATCTCTTGTTCTATTAGTTTATCGTCTTTCTTTTCAGAAGAAGGAGAAGTCGCAGGTTCTCCCTGCGACTGTCCCATTACTTCTCTTGAAATTGGAGTATATGAAGCTCCATATTGATATTTTTGAATTTTCATTACGAAAGCATTTTTAATAATAATTTTATTAAATTATCATCCATTTTCTGAACAGCTTTTCTATAATCTTTTGCTTTATCTAAGATTGCCTGCTCATCAAAATTACGATATCGCTGAGTTTTAGTTATAGTTCCTCCTTTTTTCTTAATTACAGGAATTGTTCTATAAAAAGAAGGATTTCTATAGTAATTTCCTATTGTACTTTGAGGCATGTCAATAGTTCTACGTCTTCCAGTGAATCTACTACGACTATTCAAATAACTATTTAACTGAGATCTCATCATCATGTCATTTTGAAGATTTTGAATAGAACCAGAGTAATATTTCTCTAAGAATTTTTGACGTCCTGCTTCAGAGTCACCATAATCAGACTGCCAGTTTGGATTAGTAAGTTGCTCATTCTCCCAAGCCTTTTGAGCTTCTGCAGAATTAAATAACTCTAAATACGTTTTTAGAGCATTCTGTTGTAAAGCAATGTTATCTCTAACTGTAGTAGCTAATTGCTCATCCTGCTGATCTCTTACTAAATCCATTCTCTTTTGATCAATGAAAGGATTTATAATCTGGTTCCAAGCTGTAAATTGTTTAGCTGCTTTGTTTTGAGCTAACATATTTTCCATTTGGCCAAGAACTGCCTTATTGTAATCTGCTATTTGAGTGCGTTGATTAGCATATTCTCTTCTTGCAGCAAGGTCCTTATCATTAAATTCACTAATAATTTGAGATAATCTAATATCTCTTTCATTAGCCAATTGATCAGCTTGTTGATCCCTCATAAGCCTTTCAGCCATTACTTGATTAGGATCACTTGTGACAGTTTTAAACTGACGAATATCCTTTATTCTATCCCCATACATACGAGCAATTCCCATATCTGTATATGGAGCATAGATTTCTGTTGGCATAGATCTTAATTGCCCTTGAGCTGCTGCTCTGATTCCTCTTGCTAACTCACGTCTCTGACGAGCATTTGAGATTAATCCCCCTGCTAATGAACCTAAATCTAATAAATTTTTAGGATTAAACGAAAAGCCTCTTCCATCAGAAGCACTTCCAGTAGAAACTACGTTATTAGATGCAGTGTTATTAGAAGATTCAGGCTTTGATACCTCCTCTTTAAGACTGAAGGTACTAATATTTCTATATGGATTTTTTAAATCTAAATAGGCATTTTCTCTCTGAGTCCTATTATACTGAACATTAAGAGGGACTTGATTTTCTATTGGTTTGAACTGATTCCTTCCTAAGAAAAGTTGAGGAGATGAAGAAGTTTTAAACATCGTTTTTGGATCAATTCCTGTTATTTTCTCTGCCATTAATCTCTGTCATGCCTCTTTTTGTGCTTGCCATGGTGTGATTACTCCTGTTTCCCATGCTGATACTATAACAGGCTCTGCATTAAAAGAACCATAAGCTCCTTGATTATCCATAGATTTACCAAAGAATTTTGATCCACCTTGAGCTTTAAGAATTTTGCCCCCTTTTTTATATAACTTTTGAGGTTTATAAACTAGCCCTCCTCTATTAGGTAGTTCTTCCCATACTCCTGCAAATTTTGGAAGTAATAGTCTAGATTTTGGAGGGATAAATGTAGGAGTTTTAGTAAACACAGGAGAACGATAGAACCAGTCTCCTCCATGATTAGAATTCCAACGTAATTGTTCTGGTAACACCCAACCTTTACTCTGTACCTCTTTTGCAATATTAGGATTCTCCCCAATAAGTCTGCCTAGTGTTCTTAATTTAGATGTATTTCCATTAAGTTCAGATAATTTAAAATCTTTAGGTAAACTTCTGTTGGACATTCTTCATCTAAAATTCTTGCTGAAAGGATTATAACTTCCAGAAAAGGTATTAGAATTTATATCTTCTATTACACCTTTTGCCTTATTAGTCAGCTTTCCTAATTTCCCAGTAGATTCGGTCTCAGTTTTAGTAACTTTAGGAGCCTTGCCCTTATATTCTGTCATTAACCTACCTTGAACCTCATTCTTGATTCCCTTAATAGCAAATAATCCTGTGCTTAGAGATTTTCAATCATCTAAAGTTCCATTGCCAGAAGCAATATTAGTAACAGCTTTAGCAGCATTGTAAGCTCCTGCACTTAATAAAACAGGTTTAAGAAGCTTAGCTGATTTTTTAACTACCTTAGCTAGCTTTGCTGTTTTACCTGCAATCCCGATTCCAGGAAGAAGTGATACAGTATCTAACCCAAGACCAAGAAATAAATTGCCAACATCCCATACATCAAAGCCATCACGACTAACATCTGATCCAAATTGGGCTAACGTAGAGGCATATCCAAGTCCTCCAGCAATAGGGTTTCCTCCAGTAGGAATTGCCGCAATTAGAGAAGCAACATCACCAGCAATACTAGCAATCTGTAATTTATCAGCTTTAGTTAAATCTCCACTGGCAACTTCAGCATTACTAGCAGCCTTTGAGGAATCTCCAACTTTATTTGCCTTTATAGAACTATCAATGTTCTTGTTTTCTACCTTTCCATAGTTAATTCTACCTCCAGATTGGTGCTTAGGAATAAAGATATTCTGAGGAGTTCTGTTCCATGGCTGACCATTTACTTCTGGAGTTTTAGTTGTATATGCTCTTCTAATTAATGAAGATATTCCTCCAAATAATGAGAAATAATCAATTGCTTTGCCCCATCCAGTTTGACCTCTATAGTTTGGTCTATTAGATTGCAACTCATCAACCAAATCTCTATTAAGTGATCCTCCAAAGACATTATTAAATAACTGTGCATTTTCTGGTATCAATCCTTGAGAAACTAATTCATCAACTTCTTGAGGAGCTAGCTTATAAGGTTGATTCATTCCTTCTTTAAAGAACCAAACATCTTTATTGTCATATGGATTCCTATATAAAGTAATTGAATTTCCATCATTATCTGATACAACAGATTCATAATATCCAGGAGCTCTTTCAGAATATTCTTTGATATAGTTTTGAATAGGTTCATAATTAGAACTTATTCCAGACAAAGGATCCAATTTAGTAGTTTCTCCAGTTTTAGTATTATATTGGATTCTATTAATCCCTTCTGGAGTTACAAACCCATGAATATCTCTGGCAGAATCCTTATTATAATATTCAAATATTAAATTGTCGGGATCTTCTGGATTTCTTACAGTTCTAAATCTTATGTTAGATTTATCATCACGTAATCCAGGGATAAAGAACTTAGAGGAATCATAAGTTGTAAAAGGATCTGAACTATTACCCCAAACACCTATATTTTCAGTTCCATAATTATTATTTGTATTGTTATATCTCCATGCTGCCAAATTCTTATAGAATACAGAATTAGTGTCTTCAGCAACAGATTTAGGAACTAATCTATTATTATACCAAAACCATCCTTTTAAAGGTTCATATTCATGGTGAGAGTCTAACCAGTTATCATTAATGTAAAGATTTCCAGAACCAAATAAACTACTTGCATCAACACCTTCCCCTAAAGAATATGTACCATCAGCGTTCATTTTTAGATTCAGATCTTTAAGATATGTATTCTTAGGATCTAATTCTGCTTTTGTATATGCTTCTTCAATAACAGCATCTTCAGATTTTACTTTTGAAGTGTTAGTTTTATCAAGAATACCTAATTTAGATAATGTATTAATATCACTATCTGTAATACTTCCATCTTTAATTCTCTGATATAAACCATCCCAATCTGTGTATTCTTTAACGAACCTTGAATACACATCTTTAGTTTGATTATTATACCCTTTTCAGTCTACAATATTTTCTTCTTTTTCAAGATTTCTTAAAAAGTCTAATCTATCAAAAATGCTTGTATTATCAGTGTCAGTATTATATATTCTTCTCCCGTTATCATCAAGTACTAAGTTTCCATCCTTATCTCTTTTATATGAAAGAAATAATTTTCTAGAAACATCGACACTTTTATTTTTATTCGCTTGTGGAGTAACTTGGTTATAATTAAACTCACGTAAAGCGTTTGTTGCACTTTTAACTTGATTTACTCTTCCATTAAAAATACTATCTAATGCTTCTCCAGTTTTTGAGGTACGTCTTGCAGCACGTCTTCTTTGGCGGTCATTTATGTTGTCAAACGTTACATCTCCTCTTAACTCGTTAGTATTAGAATCATATGATAAATCGGCACCAGATCTAAGAGCATTAACAATAGCTCCATAATCAGCTCTAGCTCTATCATCTGTGATTGAACTACCGTGTGCCGTCATAGCCTGTAGAAAGTCGTCGTCAACTTGATATGTCACACCATCCTTAGTAAAGTTGCCGTATTTTTTTACAGCTCCTCCACCCTGGAGTTTTTGTATATTTACCTGTGCCATTTTATCAATGTATTATACTTAAAAAGGGAGATTGACTACTTACAATCTCCCTTCTATCTCTATTAATCATTAGTTAGATTTATTTCTTTTTAATGATATTTAAGTCTCCGCCTTTCTCTTTCTTTCCACATTTCTTACGTCCAGCGATTTTTCCGCCTTTCTTAAAGACGGGTTCTCCTTCTGGAGCTTGTCCTACTGGAGCTTGTCCGCCTCCCATAGCTTGCTGAATTAAGGCAACAAAGCCTTCACATACTTGCATAGCCATCTGGCAGTCCTGTCCCTGTAAAGCTTGCATAGCCATTTCTGCTAACATCTGAATAGGATCTTGCTCACTACCTGCAGGAGCACCAGCGGGAGCAGCTGTAGGAGCAGCTCCACCTTCTTGGAATTTCTTAATATAAGCCATATTACTTATTGTTATTTTATTAATATAATTTAGTTTTTACTCTTTATAAGACATATTGTCATATACTCTTTTTACTTCCCAAAATTACATATATTATTTAAATAATCCAAATAATTTAAATTTAATTTGGAGATTTTACATATTCTGGTTCACGGCTATCCTGTTTAGATAATATTCCAAACATGTATTTGCCCAACTTCTTATAGTCTGCGTCTTTTTTAGATTTACTAGCTTTCTTAGCTTTACGGATTAGTTCTCGTGTCTCTTTTCTACTAACAATGCGCTCTCCTCCAACTAAGTCCATTTGAGGTTTTCCATCAGATCCAAGAATATACATTTTATCAATATCCTCTTCACTAATATCCTCTTCATCATCCTCAAAATCTAAGTCATCTCCAATCTGAATACCAGAATTAGCATTAACTTCAAGTACATACTTAGTTCTCCCATCTTCTTCATCAGGAGTAGAGGTAATTAAGTCAGAACTGTGAGCTTTACCTAATACAACATTATAAACTTCATCATCTTGATCTATGAAGACTAGATCAATATCGAATTCCATTTCCTCTGTATTAAATACAACCTGACCCTGATCTTCAGGCATAACAAATAGCATACCTTCATCATCATCCATAGATTCTACATTAGAGAGACCTTGAGTTCTTTCCTCTTCTGTTTCTGCAATTAAGACTTTATATTTCTTATCTGCTATTTCAATTATTGTTTCTTTCATATATTATAATCCTGGTTTAAAGTCCTGGTAATTACGTTTTCAACTTTTATCATAAGGCCCTCTAAAGTAACCTTTATAAAATTTATCTGAGTAGTCAATATAAGTATTTAAAGTAAATGGTTTGCCTCCTAAAATTTTACCTATTTCATAATTAGATCATTTTGTAGGTAATATTCGGGATAATATTCTAGCTGTACTATTATTTTTATCTTTAAATGGCTGTAAGTCTCAAGTATTTCTCATATGGTATCTACCATATCTTTCAATTCCGTCAATTGCAGTAAAAGTATCATTTGCTTTAGATGAAACTATAGTTGAATAGTTTTTTAATTCTTGCGGTGATAAATACCTATAACGAAAATATGGATGTCTGTTAGGTAATAAGCTATTTCTTGATATATTCTTTAATGTACTATTACTTAATTTATTTATTCCAACATTTTGATCAACCCCTCCAAATGCTCCAGTTATAAAATCTCGTTTAATACCATCTTCAAATGACTTAATTTGAAAATCAGTAGGTAACTTTGGATTTTCTGGCTTCAATAAAGATTTTAAATAAGACATATTATAAGAAACAGATCCGTCATGATTAGGAATAAAAACAGGATACTTAGATTCTATACCAAGATATTTTCTTCATGCTTCATCCCTTCCTATTTTTGCAATGTGAATCTTAGATTCCTCAGTAGCATTTTTAGCGCTCACAAAATTACCTAATTCATCAGAGAGTGTATATTTTGGATTTAAATCTATTTTATTAAGAATAAAATCTTTAAATCATGGTAATATTTCCTTTTTATGAGCTGAAAATTTATAACTAGCTGGAGAAATATTATTATAAGTATAAATATTTCTATTTCCTACTCTAGTTATTAATCCTTTTCCAATACGTTTAGTAAGAGATGTACTTCCAATTACATCTAAAGTATCACCCATTCCTGATAAAATAGCATCTTTATAATTTCCTGCAACAAGTTCTCTTTTGGTCTTTTGTCATCCATTATCGCTAAAGAAATTTCTAGCTCCATCAACAGTTAATCCAATATCAATTCCAGTTTTGACCCACTTTGGTAATTGACTATATATTCAAGATACGCTTGGAGCTGCTAAAGCTCCTGCTCCAATTATTGCTGGAGCATACATAGCTGTATTTAATCCTTCATACCCTCTTCTCTGTCTAGCAGCATCCTCTCCTATCTTTCCTAACAATTCTCTAGCTTCTTCATTTCCACTATTTGCAGAAGATGTTAATGTAGAAATGTATTCTCTATATTTGTTAGGATTAGTTTCTTTTAAATCATTAATTCTTGTTTCTAAAGGTGTAGTTAGTTTTGGAGGAGTATACAGCTCTGGATTTCTATTAATATTATCCAGAGCTGTAACAACTTGTGATCTTATATCTAATGGCATATTACTCTATACTTTTAATTAAACCACTTCTATCATCTGTATTCTTTAGTAACTCAAAACAAATTAGTTTACCTGCTTCTATAGCTATATCCTCAGATGAATCATCTTGATATTGCTTATACAACCTTTCTAATTCATCAGTAAACTCTTTACGAAAGATAACTTCTTCTTTCTCAATTTCTGCTTGTTGAATTACTCCTCCTTCTCCTTGAGCAACAACAGGAATTCCTTTACGAGTGATTTGCCCTTCTAATTCAGGATTTACTTTTTCTAGATTATGTTTTCTAGCATGTAAGGCACCTTCTGGTATTAGATTCATTTTTCCTCCAAGTTGAAACTTCTGAGGATCTTCTGTAGGTTTAACTTTTCAGGAATTAATAAGACTTCTAGCCGTATCTAATTCTGGAAATTTCATTCCTTTTTTAGATAATAGTAATTGTGGAGTGTATCCAGCATATTTATTTTGATTTTGTGATAAATAAGTATCACCAGCACTATTAGATTTTCTAAGTTTACTTTCTAAACTAATATCAGTTATTAGATTATTAACTCTATTTTGCTCTCTAATAAACTTATTAGCTTTACCAGTTCCTAACATTCTCTTACCACTTAATGATTGAGCGGCATTAATATCTGCAACTGATCCTCCATAGGCATTTGTCATTTGATCAATTTCTGCAGATTTATAAGACTTCGCAGTTCTACCTCCAAACATACCCACAAGCATGGATACACCAGGAAGACTATTAATAAAACCTTGAGTGGCAGCTTTACCACCAATACCTGCTCTTTTTGCAGCATCCGCATCAATATTATCTAAATTTAGACCTGTTGCAGAACCAATTGCATCTACTACTCCAGAAGCAGCTCCGATAATAGCTCCAATAGGGCCCGCAGAGCTAATTGCACTGCGGATGCCCTCTCTTGTTGAAGCTTGTTCTTGAGTTAATCCTGAAGTAGATAATCCTCCAAGCACGGAACTTGCTGCCCCTAAACCTGCTTGTAATCCTCCAGACATTCCCATTTTATTACTAGTAAATACAAGATTATCTATACTCTTGGCATTTTTTTGAGCTGCTTTAGTAAATTCTTTAGATGGTCCTGGAGCCCTTAGTTTCATTTTATTCCTATCATCTAAGAGGCTTTTGGGAGCTTCAAAAGGGTGAAATCCTGTACGTATAATTGAGTCTGGTGACGCTTTTACTATTTTATTATGCATAGCTTAACCGTAATAATGATTGAATAGCATTAATTACTACTAGTTTCTCACCAGTATATTTAATCCTAATTTTAATCCATTTGTCTCTGATTCGTGTACTTTTTAATCCAGTAGAACTGTCAGTACCTACAATTCTATCTTTATAATATATAGGAGTAATTGTAGTAAACCATCGATCTTCTTTGTATTCAATATTACCAAGTCTTCTGCCATAAGTTTTTATATTTTTAATTGGCTGTTTAACTTTTAATATATACTGATTCAAAACATGGTCTTTCTCAATTTCTACCTGTTGCTTATCAAAAATTTGAGAGTATTTGCCGTCCTTTGCAGTTGCCTTTTCTAAATCTAATTTCTTCTTAGCATACCCTACACTATCAAAATTTCCATCAATATTCCAAAATTTATCTGAATTAGCATGCTCTGATTTATAAAGACCTGCCTTATTAAAATCATATACATCTCCAATAATTTCAAATTCCAAAGTTTCTGGTTCTACATTATTAGAAATCATAACAAGATTATCAAAGATCTTATGCACTCCAGCTGGAGTATTTACAACAAATTCAAACTCAAAAGGCTCTTGTTTATTGTACCATTTAGTTGGAAGTATATTATTAGTTTGATTTAAATCTAAATAATCTAATTCATCAAATATTCCAGCACGGCCATGTACATAAAACCCATTTTGTAGTAGTTTATCATACATTTGTGCATCTTTATCTGAAAGGTTCCTTCTATTTTTGACAATGACTATAGAATCGTAAAAAGAGTTTGCACTTATAGCTTTATTCTCATCTTCATCTGTTACTGTAATCTCAGATACTATTTTAACATCTATTTTAATATAGCAACGATTCCTAAAAATATCTTTATTTAATTGTAATACATTTGTTTGAGAGTTGTTACTTATTCCTTTAGCAACTCATGTATTATTGTCATTAACAATAACGCTATTAAATTCATCAGTGTCATTATGTTTAGTTCACTTCTCAAATACCTCCCTTGAGTCTTTAATGTATGAAGTCGTTATACTTCTTAATTGTAGTTTAAATTTATCAGAAAGGTTATAACCCATATATGATATGTCCCCTTCATAATCTAAGGTTTCATCATTTCATACATTTCCACATTCGGAGAAGTTTAATGGTTTTGAGTTTGGAATATTGTGGTTATTTATACGTAATCCTTTATTAGTATTTTGATTATTCCATAGTATGCCTAATAAACTAGCTCTATTTTGATCCAATGAATAAAATATATTATCTATATTTTCTGAATATAATGGTGTTCAAGAATATTTAGTAACTCAAGTTCCCATTCTTTCATTAAAACAAAGATTCCATATTCTATTTTTATTGTAGAATGTAAACATTACATCTCCCTTATAATTATTATAATGTGTTTTTACATTCCTTGCTGCTATTATTGGGTATTTATCTAATTCAGATAATTCTATACTATCATTTAAAAATCTTTGGACTTTTATATCTGATATTAATACAAAACCATCCTTTTCGTTAAAACGCCATATCTTTTTAGCATATGTATCAACCCCATAAATACCATTAGGTGTACGAATAATCGATTCTTGTCAAATACTGCCATAATCTGGAGATATTGGAGTAACCTGATTTTGTAGTACCCCAGCTCCATACATGTGGATTGCTTGTCCTGTATTAGTAGATATTAGAGCCTTTTCATTAATAGGAATAATTGCACATCCATGTTCAAATACACAGAATAGATTAACTCCTAAGGGAATTAATTTAACAATTGCCCCATATTGCCTTTCTATATCTTTGTAAGCTAACCCTTGAAATATACGATATGCATTTTTAAAATCATCATCGATTTGCACATCACTAAACATAATTCTATTATCAAATATATCCTTTACGTATGGAACATCTGGAGCTGTAAAATATTTTTTAAATGGCAATGTAACACTATAGCCAGCATTTAAAAGCCACGATTCTTCTACTTTTCCTGACGGAGCAGTTAATAGGCCAGATAAAGGGTAAAAACTTCTTGGATTGCCCATTAGAGCCATCTCTTCAACATTCTGCCTATTTTCTGCTCTTAACCCTAAATTATAATTAGATAAACATTTATATGTTACCCATGTTCCAATTGGTACACTATTAATATCTGCTCTATTGATATCTTTTCATTCATCAGCTGTAGTTTCTTTATATCCTTTATATCCATCTTTTCAAGTATTAGGATTTACAATTATTTGATTTGTAGGAACTTCTGAATCTATAAAATTTGTATGTATTCTAATTGTTACAGTATTTGTGTAACAGTCTCCTCTATATATATCTGGAAATGTTATATATTTTTCATCTATAGTAGTTTCGAAATCATCTAATAATTCATATCTATTTGATATGCTCATAAAAGGAGATAGATCATTACCTCTAATTTCAAAATATTTATCAAAATATACTGAGGAATAATTACTAATTTTTATAGAATATATAGAGGAATCATTAAGTATACTTTGTGTTCCAATAAAAGGACAAAAAACCCCTCGGATTATATTTTTATAGTCTTTAGAATAATCTTTCTGCCCTATGAATCCAAATTGTTTAGTGTCTTCTGCTGATCCTACTCTTGTTGAAAATCCATATTTATTAACATATTTTAGTGGTATATCACTTAGAATGTATAATAAATTAGAGCTAACCCCTCCATAATTTTGCAAAGAGGTATTTAGTTCCTTATCATATTCACATACATAATGCCGTAAATCTGATTTTGATGCAGTTGTTTTATATCTTGATTTTAGTTCTAATATAAATTTACTATTATCAAATAATGATTGCATTTGCGAATTCACATTTGCATCTAAACAAAGTAACCCACTTGATTGACTTAAATTAGTAGTTCTTTTTCTATCTTTATAATTTGTTGTTAAAACCTTATCTTTAGATATAAAAGATTCAAATATGTAGTCTTTATTGTTCTCATATAACATTGGACAGTAACTATTTGGATCAATCCCAACAGTATATCCTTGAGCTAAGGTAATTGGAATTCTTTTTTGCCTTACAAAAAATAAACCCTTGATATTAAAATTACTTAACTCGTTTTTTACATCTATAGGTAATTTAAATTTAAGATAAATAGGATGTATTTCTTTGTTCTCTTCATCCTTAACATTACATATATTATAATCAGGCATTTTAAAAACACCCTTTGTATTTAATAAATATTCTGTTCCAACGAATGTTTCTTTTGGAAGATAGTTATATTCAGACTCAGAAAGTTTTAAATAATTATATAAATTAGTACTTTCTTCCTCAGGTTTTATTTGTCCTTTATATTCAAAATTTGGAGTATTTAAATTTTCAAATCTACATCCTCTTAGATTATATACAGGACTTAAAGAATCATCATTAAATATATATACAACTCCTAAACGATATATTTCATCAGGTCAATATCCTAATGAATAGTATATTTGTAATGGGTTGTAATACTCAGTTTGATCAGCATCATCATTTAACTTTTTCTTATAACTAGAATCAACATATCCAATACTATCCTCTTTTCTTCCGCAAGATACTTCTATATAATATGATAAGTTCTGTAGATTTTTATTATCTACTATAGTTTGTTGAACATTTCCAAAAAATAACATATTTTGTACTTGAGCTTGTGTTTTAACTGCAGTACAAACATTATATTTTATATTAAGCTCCTCTTGTTCTATTTCAGTTACTTCTTCGTATCCATTAAAACATATAGATAATGTTGAGGACTTAATTTTATATGGCTGATTTACAGAATAAGTTTTAGAAATTAATACTCCATTTAAATCACTTGTCTCGCGTTTATAATATAAATACGCATATGAAAAGCTAGTATCTATATTTTTTAAATTAAGTATCATTGCTTTATCAGTCCTTTCATCCACCAGTGTTCCAGATATAGATGAAATATCAGTCATTGTTCCATTAAAAATACTAATTAAGCCTGATTCTGCAACCACATCTGTTTTATTATAATCATTATCAGCTAATTTTAAATAGAAAGTATAGTTCCCACCTTCTAATTGTCCATAATATGTTACATTATATAGATCAATTTTTGGTATTTTATTTATGTTCCTAAACAATCTAGTTTGTGCATCAACTTTTTCTTCTTCGTATAAATTAGTTTGCATAAACTGATCTCTTGTTTTTATTTCATACCTGTTATTTTCGATTTTAGTAAATCTATTATTAATTATTCTTGGAGGATTTAAATCGTCGTTAATAATTAAATTTACAGTTCCATCATATGAAGGCTGGCATTGTATATCTACAGGATTATTTAAACTAGATTGTATTTTATCTGTTCTAAAAGGAATGATTTCGCCCTGAGCACTAACCATTGTTTGTAACGGTTGGTACTCATGAGCGATATCTCCCTTAGTTTGATATTTCAGAACATACAAATTTGTATTGTTTTCTGCCATAATTATTCATTGTCTTTAAATTTATCGCTAACATTAGTCCATAACTGTTCTTCATAGATTGGTAATTGGAAAGTAGACGTTGGCGGTAGATAATATCCATGATCTGTTTGTCCCTTATTATTTCCTCCTGATCCTATTTTTAAAGCATGTACAACATCTATATTATTTGCATATATAGAATAAAAACGAATACTATTAGATACCATTTTTTCAGCTCTAAATGATGATACGAAAGTATCATATGATGTTTTAACCTCTGCACGAATATTAATGTCTGATAATTCATCTAAATCATGAGCTACAGTATAAGGATTGATTGAATTTAATTTATCTGTTAGTTCTTGACGTTTAGAACTTAGATCTTTCATAGTATATAAAAAATTATCAATGTCTAACTTAATATCGTCAATATTAGTTTCTCTATCAATATTTGTATCAAAATCTTTATATTTGAAAGAACTTGTTAAATCACTAGAAATTATAAGATTGATATTTTTAAATTTACTTTTTTCAACACCGATTGTTGCAGATTTTACATTGTTAAATTTAACATTTTCCGTGCTACTAATAATAGGTAAATTATTAAGTAATAATGTATCTTTACTAACAGTGTTTTCTGTTATATTTTTTTCATTTCATTTTACATTGTTAAATTTTCATGTATAGTTACCAGTTGTTATTGTTTCTGATAGTTTTTCATCCGTTATAATATAATTTGGGGTCAGTAAATAATATCGTACAGTTGAAGAGCCTGTTGATGGTACATATGCAAAAATATGTACAGCAAATTGATTGGTTATTCCTAGTAATTGATTTTTTACCTCATCACTATTATATTTTCCTCCAATATCCATTTTTCCGCCATTCATAGGAACAATACATCACACCATATCTGTTGATATTTTAGTTCCAATTCTTATTCCCATAACTTGATCTGTATGATCAAAATATGCAGACATTCTTCATCATTGTTTACTACCTTTTGCATCAAACCAAATAAACATATATGGGCTTACTACAGTTTGGTCATTTGTTCACCAATTATAAAATCCATCTCTACTGCCACCACCATTAGGATCTGAAGTTTTCCAAGTATTATTTAATAAGCTTGGAGGATTATTACTAATACTAGATAATTTACGTCTTTCTAAATGATTTAATCTTGACCCGCCACTTGCATAATCATAAGTTTGTCATCCTCAATAATAATATGGACTTGAATCATTAATTTTCTTTTTTCTATCACTTCTTTTTGTACATTGACAATAATCATATATATATACTCGGTCTAAGTTTTTTTCTTCTCTTGCTTGTTGTATTAAATCAAGTTTATATCGTTTATATAAATCAATTGTATTTTCTAAATTTCTTTTATCAAATTTTAGTGAGTTTTTACTAGTTTTTACATCAAAAGAAAAATTTCAATCAATCTCGTTATTTCATATACCATCATTGTTTAAAACAGACACTTCATAATTTTTAACAGTAATAGTGTCAGAAGAATTTACTCCAATAGCAGGAAAAACTGATGAATCTAATAATGTATCCGTTTCAACACTATATGTATTTTGCCATAGTTCTCCGTTTGTTTCTTTCACTAACCTATAGATTCTATTTTTTACTCCAGTGTTACGATATATTGACATATTGTTTATAATGTCGTTTTTATCTTCTAATGTAACATCAGGTAAATCAACATAATTTTTTAATTGATTTATTCAAGTTGCTAAATCAATTGTTGAAAAATCCTTAACAGTATTATAAAACGGATTCATTAATTCACTAGTTATTAACATCCTATGTCAGTTTTGATATTGGGTTTTTGCTTTTCCGTCAATATATATTCTTAATTGTAATAGATATATCTCTTCTTTTTCAAGAACTTCTGTTAAAGGTTCTTTTTCATTATCAATAACATAGGTAGAATCTTTAAAGTTACAAGTGGTGATGTTTTGTCCTAAATAATTAATTTCATTTAGTTCCTGTGCTCATGCTAATTTTAGATTATAATTATCTCCAGTTCCCTTAGTAATCTTATATATTCTTAACTCTGTAAGTAAATTAGATACTGTTGCTAAAGGACTAGTAATAGTATAATTTAGTGTAACATCATCGTTAGATACAAGGTATTTATATGTATCAAATACTGCAATCTCAGTAATATCTTTAATATTATCTAAATCGATTATTAATGTAGTTTCAAAATTATCATATATAATATGTTTATTAGTTTCAGCATCCTGAATTAAAGGAATAGCTTCAACAAATACAGTTTTAGTTTTAGAATTAACTGGTATATTTAATTTAAAAAATTCTTCTTCTAAAGATGGGTCTATATCTTTGGTAAACAAAAACTTATTGATCGATGTATATTTAATATCTGATATATCACATATTAGTCCATAGTCAAATTTTGAAGCAAAATCGCTATCTTTTACAACTTTTTTTGTTTTTCCACCAAATATATAATTTTTATTACCTGTTTTATCAATATATCCTACTGCTATCCAAACTTTTAATTTCTCTAATAAACTACTATTGTCAAATAACATATCTGATGTTATAGCTTGAGCTGTAACAGAGTAATCTAAATTAATACTATTATTTTCTTTTGTAAATCCTGGTTGATTTAACTTTGTTAAGTATAAATTAAATTGATCAATTGTTGCTAATCTGAACTTATATGCCAACCATCCTGGTATTTCTCAGGTCACAGGCGAATAATCATCTCTGTCTGGGTTATCAAGTTCGTGTTTTTTAACTTGTTCATCTCTTAAAGGAAATAAGTTTTTTTCTTGACTAAGTACATAGAATTCAATAGTTTGATATACTTTATTTTGTTCTAATTGTAGATATAGATAATACTTATCTCCAGGATTTAGCATAAATGTTTCTTCAGTAGAATATAATTGAATTGCTTGTTGTTTTGATAACACAGTATATTTACTATATTCTTCAGCTAACTCAATATATTTTGCTTCTCTCTTATTATTATGTTCAGAATCAAATATAGTTTGAGGTGATGGATATGATCCAATTTCAGTTAACTTTTCTATTGGGTTATATGAAACTATATATATCACTCCAGCATATTCTTTTACACCGATTGGAATATAATTTGGGGTTAGAACCGTATTCTTCAACTGATAGTTTCCCATATCATTTTGCAGAATATATTCGTTACCATTATATGTAATAATAGTACCATTAATGCAGTCTGTTAAAATGTCATTAGGTGTTGTTAATGGATGTAAATCAGTATTCAAACCACCTGTAAAAGTATTTATTGCTTGTTGTTTAGTGTTATTTGCCATACTTAAATCATTTGTATATTTCCATTATCATCTCTATAAGCAAAATATCTTGCTCTTCGAGTGGTTCAATTTTCTTTGTAAAACATCCATCCTACATCTTCTGGATAGTCAACTATAAAGAAATATTTACGACCTCGATCAGCAAAAGCTTCTTCTTTTATTTTGTAAGCAAACATATAGGGGTAGTGAAAGACTTGTCGTCTAGTACCTCTATTTTTCTTCTGAGATTGATAATATTCAAATTCCTTTTCAGTCATTCCAAAATAGTAATGACCATCATAGATAGTTTTTTGTCGTCTATAAAGAAATCTCAACTTCTTCTTATACTTCACTCTTCAATAATGATAATGTGTAAAATCATCATTAAACAATTTACCAGTATACATAGTATAGTAGGATGTTATATTAATAGTATCCAAACCATTTCTGTGACAGGTATTAAACATTTTTAATCCATAATTTAATATTTGCTTTATCTCATGTTTACTCAAAGAAGGAAACTTCTCATTCACTTCATCAATATAGTCTGTATAGTATTTAATAATATCCATTAGAAGTAATTTTTTCCTGCATTCGTATTATCACTAATAATATCTTTTAGCTTCTTGTTAACATAGATGGGTTTTTCTTTCACTCCAGATTTAGTTTCAAAAGTGTAGAATATTTGATGTCCTCTAAATCCAGATAATACAAAATCAATGTCTCTAAATTTACCTTTTCTTCACATTTCTTTGAACTCATCTCCCTGGAATGTTTTCATAGAGATCTCAGAATCAAATCCAAATGTATCAGGTAATGCAAAAATAATATTATTATTTATAATATCCAATAGTACTAAATATAAACAATAATTAAGAACCTTAGCAGCTAATTCTTGCCTTGTATCTGCTTTATATTCTTTTAAGTATTGTTTTTTTGAAAGCTTTATTTTATCCTTCTTAAACTTTCTAAATAATTCAGTAGAAGTTATACAATGATTAGTAAAATATCGCATTTATAGAATTGGTTTAAATGATTTTCCATATTGTTTACGATCTCAACGAGTTTTCACATCGAGAATAGCATCCATATCATTTTGCGTAAATACATCTGGAATTCTAGCTGCGGTACAGGCTTTTAATCAATCTGCTTTAGCTACTTGTGCAAGTTGTACAAGATTCCCATCTTTTCTCATCAATGCTTGTTTATAAGTATCAGAGTATACAACATAAGCTGCTAAAGCTCGAACTTCTTTATCATTCAAAAGTGGCAACCCTTCTTCATCAGCAATAATTCCGTGATAAAGAATAATTACTTCTGAAAAATCCCTATCAAAAACAATTTCATCCCCTTCTTCTCGATATTTAATAAGTTTTCCTGATTCATATAAAGGGGCTTTATCTCATTTTCAAGCTTCAATATATCTTTCAACGTATTGGTTGTACACTTGTGGATAAGTGGTTTGATTAGATGTCATCTGAGCATCCATATAAGGAATTGTAATCGATTCTATTTCCACTAAATTACAAGGTAGTTTAATACGTTTATTTATTGTATTGGTAACGTATCTATATAATTTTGTGTGTCTATTCCCTATTAATTCCCATCCTAACATTGCAACATCCTCAAAGTTGGTAGGATCTACAGTAATCCCATAAACAATACTTGCCATGGAATATACAGAATTAAAATTATGTAATTTCATTATAATGGGGCTTGCGTATTAGGTTGAGGAGGTAACATAGCAGTTCTGTAATACCTCATCTTTTTTTCAGTAAGTCTGTGAATAATATCATTAGAGATAATTCCACATTCTGTTATAGTTTCAGGGTCATTACAACAATCAAATTCTAATAATTTTCTTGGATCTAAAAAAATTGCAATTACCGAGATATATTTTACAAAAGGCACATTAAAGATATATCCATCGATATTCCCATTAGCATTTATTGTAGGATCTATGTAAACAAATGGTTTATCTGCCCCTCTTTTTCTATAAAAATGGAATTTATAACTTACATCAGTATAAACGCTATATTGTTCTTGTCTGTCTATACTTCCTACAAATTGAATTGTAGAAACTCCATTCATAAGAAGAATAGGAGGAATTTCAAAATGCAAAGCTTTCTTTCCAACTGGAAGATCACAACACTTTGACATAAAATCACAATTAACTTCAACACAATTTACTGCATTATAAAGTTCTTGTAAAGTCATAACTCCTTTTAAAAGATATTCTTTTGCAATATTATTTCTTTCTGCAACAACCTCATCAGTTAATTGTTCTAATGACATCGCTGGATTACTTACAGTTCCTTTTAGGCCGTCATAAACGTTGTTTCATACGGCACTAGCTATGGCTTCTATTGTCATAATTAAAAAGAAAAAGCAGAACAGGAATTAGTCCTGTCCTGCTCAGTATTAATAATCTTTATGCTGTTACCTTGATAGGCTTTGAAACAGATACATTGCCAACTGTAGCCGTTACTGTACCTGCATCTCCTTTAGAGGGGCTTGTACATTTTACAGTTGTCTCAGCACCTTTAGAAGGATCTACTGAATAACCAGAACCTTGAGTCATATTAATGGACCACTCAAATTCTGCATTGCCCTCTTTTTGCTCAGAGAAGGTAGCTTTCAAACTAACTTGGTTTCACGTAATTTGATCTACGGTTACTGTAATCTCGTTTTCTTCTTTTCCTCCGTTAAGAATAACAATAGTTCCATTCATCGGAACAATCTCTCCAATCTTACTAATAGCCTCGTCAAATTTAGAAGCTAAAGAGTCCAGCACATAGAAGACATGATGAGTAACAGAAGTAAGTGCTTGTCCAACAGTACCTTGTCCAGATAGACCCTTACGAGGAGAAACGTAGTCAAAAGTATATTGTACATAGGTAGCTCCACGAATTGGTTTCTCATCATCATTTACACTAGCATAGCGTAAATTTGGATATGTTGGGAAACGTAAATTTTCTGTTAACCATTCACCCGTTGCAAAAGGAGCAACATTTTTTGTAATATTTACTGCTACATCAGTATCTACATATTCGCAGTCAGAGCAACCTTCATAGCATCCGCTTTCCACTACTTTTTGGATTTTTGCAGATTTAATAACCTGATATGGATCCGCGCACATTACCTGAACTTCTCCAGCTGCCTTCTTTCTAGAGATTGCATATTTATAATCAGAAGGAACATACTTCTTAAGTGCAGCTACTACAGTATCTGTTAAGGTTTCCAACTTTGAACTTTCAGGAACATCAAATTCAACCATAACAGGTTTATGGAATGCTGACCACGGATATTTATAATCACTATAGTAACGATTTTCCAGACTAATATCTATGATAATTCTGTACTGCCCTGGAACTGAATTGATGCTGTTTAAATTAAACTCAACTTGTGCAACCTTTCCTTTAGTACCAAAAGTTTTATGGATTTTTCCATCTTTAACAGCAGATTTGGTATAATCTGCACAACGTAAAACACGGAATACTCCTTCTTTAGGGGCACGATAATGTGCAGGATCTGAGCCGATATCTTCAGCTGCGGTATCTGGAGTTAATGCATAAAAGCGTTTAAAAGGATTGCCAGAAACATCGATGCCCTCCTCCGTAGGAAGAGTATCTGAGTTGATTATTACCTCTTTAAAAAAATCAAACATACTTGTGTATTTATTTAAAATTAATACTATTAATTCCTAGATTGTGCTTCAGGAATGGTCTGATTAAGTGGAATATTTGTTTGTAATCGAGGATCACTTGCATTTTCCATAATTAATCTAACAAAAATATTCAAGATTTCGTAGCATACATAATCTGGGAATTCTAAAATTTGGGATACGTCAGCACCTGGATCATCAATTTCGGCCTGACTCAATCTAATGTACATAGGAGCTTTAATATATTCAATATATACTTCAGATGGAGTATATAAAGTATCATCTCCGAATCTTAATTCCAGTCGTACATTAGAGGGATTTGCTATACGCTCACCTTTTTTGGCTTCAGAATCTCTTAAAGATTCTATATCTGCTATATAATTTAATATAGAATCATCTTGTTCCTTATTGGTAACTATTTCATTACTTGTATTAATAGTATTTAAATAGTAATAAGGCCTCTTATATGAAGGTTTTTGGTAGTAATTATTAATTACCCCTCCATACATGTCTGCAGTAAGTCGTTTAGCAGTAAAATAAACTTTGGTTCCTACCTCACTATCACAATGAGTTTTCTTATTAGGATTTTCGGTTCTTGCAAAGCCTACAATACAATTAAGCATATGCATATAGTCTTTTGGAAGATCTACATAATAAGTTGATGATAAAATCCCATAGTTTATTTTGCTTTGAATAGATACCAAATTATCAGCACTTTTTAACTTTTTAATATCTTCGTCTTTAAACAACGCTGTGGCTTTTAGAACTCTTAAATCGTCAGTAGATTGCTGATTAATATCATATCTATTATATGTTAAATTTATGTATTGTTGAACCGCTTTATTTAAAAAATAAACATAGTCTTCAGTTAAGAGACTTGGCGCTTCTAACTTATTAAGTTCTATCAAACCATATTCATATAAATCTCTAGCGGTCATAATATTCTAATTTATTATTTCTTTTTAGACTCTCTGGGCTTCGTTTCGAGATCATCTGTTTTCATGTCCCCAAAAACCTCGTAAACAATTGAATCATAAATAGCCTTATTCTTTGGATCTTTTAAGAATAAAATTGCGGCTTCATCAGTAACTCCAAGAGCTGTATCGGAATACATTAAAACACCGCTTTGTGTTCTAATAATATTTTTTTGTTTGCCATCAATTAGCAATAATTTCAAAGCCTGATCTGCACTGGTATAAATATCAATAATGAGATTTGGGTCTTTCTCTGCTTTTTGATATAGATAATCCTGAATGTCAGTATCAGGAGCATTTCTCATTGATTTTCCTAGAAGTTTACAAATAACCTTTCTGTGTTCTGAGGTATCTTGTTCAATAAATGTGTAAGCCTTTGTTACTAACTTAATGCGGGATACACGTTTCTTGGATTCAACTCCAGGACGTTCAACATATAATTCTGCTAATCCATAACGTCTAATGTCTCCATCGATAAGAAGATTGCCATGTTCATCTTTTGCACCTCTTTCTGGAGCAATTAAATGAGAATCTTTAATGCACTCCCAGATATTTTTTTGATATTGATTACTTAAATCAAATGTCGTTCCATCAGTTACAATAATTTCGAGATCCTCTGGGATAAAAAAGTCTCTTTGATCACTATTTAATTCTTGTTCACTCAAAATCATTTCTGTATCACGACCATCTGCACTTACCCTAACCCTCTTTACAAAAGGAGGATATGTTCCATTTTTTCCTCTCATTGGGTTAAAGTAGTATGTTTTTACTTTTCCATATACACTTCTAAGTGTTATAATATTACTGGGGTCATTATTATTCATATTATTCATATTTTGTCTTATTCAAATTTATCTATACATCATACAATCTATTTAATGGTGATAAGATTCCCCTATTACAAGGGGAATCTTTCACACATTTCTTTTTAGTTCTCTGACATCAGGATGAACGATCTGTAAGGATTGAATACGCCTACTCCAGCATATCCCCAGTTGATAAGTTTAGCTCCTGCAACAGGAGTTGAAACCTCTCCACCTGACTTACCATCGCGTCCACCAGGACCAGTTAACCAGTTATGAACAATCTGCAGACCTTTGAATGTGAACATAGAAAGTGCAGGACGTCCAGTTTTTCCGTCAGCTGTTAAGTCAAGGAAGATACCAAATCTACGAGGAGATGGGAACTCAATATCAAAGGAACGGTCAATCTTGAATGCAATAGTGTTACCTGCAAATTCATATGCATTGTAGGTTGCACCAAGATTAATATAACCATTAGTAGCCTTTGAATAAATGAAAGCTCCGTTAGTCTTATAGTCACGAATCCAATTTGACATTACTCTTTGAACATCATTCCACATTGCAGTATTGCAAATGAAGATGTACTGATTTCCAGTAGGCTTCTCTGACTTAGCAACCATTGCCTGCAGAGCAGTCTCAAAGACACGCATATTCAGTTTTGTAAAGATATATTTACCTGCAAAACGCTCAATTTGAGGAATAATACCATCACCAGAGATAATAGGCTGACCAGTTTCTGGATCAAAAATCTTAGCTTTGCCATACTTATCTACGTTAGTTTTACCCCAAAGTAATGAATTGTTACGAGCTAACATGAAAGTATCCAAACAATCCTTAGCAGCAGGATTCATCTTATATGTTACATCATCTTTTCCATCACCCTTACCAATTGTGATAAACTGATCTTCCATTGCAGCATATTTAGCTGAGTAGGAAACATCACAACGGTGCATTGAGATGAAAGTTCTATGTTTCTCAGTATTGCTCTGATATTTCGTATAACCTTCCTCATGCAGCTCAGGCTGATAGTTTGTTAAGAAACGAGTATTCATACCAGGCTGGCAAGCTGAGAGATCTAGCGTTGCAGAATAGTCAGAATCCTGAATCTTACAAATCAGCTCAAAGTCAGCATCGCTTCTGCGAACTGGACGGCTAAGAACGATTAATTGCTGACGTGAACCTTCGATAATAAACACGTCATTTTTTTGATAGTAGTTCTCAGGGAAGTGAACTACGATGTCTGTTCCCTGTGCACCATCGCCTTCTGGCACTGATAAGAAAGGAACACGCTTGATGAAATTCACATCAATATCCCACTCAACCATGAATGAGTTAATTGATTGAAATGCATTCTTACGATCTTTCTCCATCGTATAAATGTTCATCAGCGATTCTGTAAGGTAAGTTGCCGTATACTGATCATATAATGACGATACGATACCTAGTCTAGCAGGATTAGTGCCTAAGAACTTAGAAAAGTCTTCATACGTTCTTGTAGAAGCCATTTCAGGGCGTATGGTAGTAAAACCTGTAATTTTCATATACTAAATTATTTATTTTATTTATAATAGTTCGTCCCATTTGGAACTAAGAGAGGTTCCCTGTGATTGGGGTTTAGTTTCTTTTTTTATAGTAACATTAGATTTTGGTTTTGGAGGAGTTGCTTTGCGATTTTTCTTCAACTCTTCTTTCCAATAATTACTAATGTCAGAAATTGTATCTTTACCAAATAATCTATACCAAGCTAGCTCAACAATTACCTCAGGTTTTGATAAATCTTCAACAAATTTAGTTACACCTTCTGGAGTTTGCTTAAATACATAATCATAAATTAGATTTTTATCTTTCTCTTCAAGAATTAAACTATCACTCTTAGGATCTTTATAATCCAAAGAAATATAGTTAAAATCATTTAATGTATCTACAAACATATTTTGATATGCCTTCTGTTGCTCTTTTTCAGCCTCTTCTTGCTCCTTGATATGATTTTCTTCTTGTTCCTTATATTGTTTTCTAATTAAATCTACTTTCTTTTTAAAGAGATCTTCATTAGATTTAGCTACATCTAGTTCAATTCTTAATTCTTCCTCTGTCATTTCAGGGAATTTAGCTTTTTGATCTGCCAAATATAATTCCTCATCAGAATAACTATCAATGGTATAAGTTTCTTGGCTGCTGTTTTTAGCCTTATATTCATCAATAGCCTGTTGCTGATAATACGTAATTATATCTTGAAATGATGAATTCGTCTTACGAAGTAAATTGATAGTTTCAATTTCATCTTCTGAAAGACCTGGATCTGTTAAAGATTCAAGAATTGAAAGCTGCTCATCCTTACTTAGAGTTCCAAAATCAACCTCTTCAGTCTCTCCTGTTTCCTCGTTTTCATAAATGATAGTTTTTCCATCCCGAATTCCACGACTCTTTAAGAAGGATGAAAATGCATCCAAATCATCTTCTTCCCCTGTTTCTTCAGTTCCTTCTTCAGAAGATGAAGAATCTTCTTCCTCTTCCTCAGTAGAATTACCTGCTGGCTCAATAACTTCCTCCTGAGTTTCAGTATTTAAATCCTCAGTAGTCTCATCATCCAGCAAATTGTCAAATTGATTATGTTCAAATTGCATATTTCTTATTTTTCCTTATTAGTTATAGATTATCTATTCGCTGCAAATATAACTACATTTATTTAAATGTCCAAATAAAATATTAGAATATTTTTTATTTTATAATACAGGCTTCTGGAATTTGAACTCTACCATCTGCAGTAATAGTAATTTGTGTTTCTCCACTACCAATTGTTGCTGAACCATCCTCTTCAACTCTTATAGGTCCAAAACTGCAAAATGAAAGATGATTGTTAATATTATACATCTTATCCCTTCTCATATCACAACCTCCATCAGTTTCAATGGTAATCCATTTTTCATTTTTCTTATTAATGCCAATGAAAGATTGTTCTTTATTATAGAGCTTCAGATAATTTAAATTATCAGTATTAACTAATGCAATTCCAGGATTTACAAAGTAACAATTACCTTCTGATGTAAAACCATATCCACTTAGTGTTCCAAATATAGAATTTTCAATATTTGTAATGTTGCCAATTACGGATTGCCCTCCAACTGCTGGTAATAATACTGATCCTGTAATGGGAGTATAGTTTATACAACAAGTATCATACTCTTCACTATTAGGATCATATAAAACATCACAATCTTCACTGTTAGTAATGATAACTATTTTTTTTTCTGAAGATTTAGTTACTAATCCATATATTGTAGAAAATTCAATTTCATATTTAACTTTTTCTCCAATTTTATAAGGATTATTTGATAATTCGATATTTCAAACCAATCCTTTAAAATTAGCTAATTCAGTTGTATAATTGTTTTTATCAAATCAATTATCATAAATTCCAATTTTTGCATTAGAACTTTCATCATATGGAGTATTAACTCATATAGTATCAACATTTTTTGGACGATAATAATATGATTTATAAGGTAGTGTTTCTGAATCATCTTCATAAAACATATCTTCAGTTACAGTTATTAATGATGTAAATGAAGAATTAGTACTAGTATCTAAAAGCATATTAACATAATATGAATAACTATCATCTTCATCATTTGTATAATGTTCTGATAATTTTTCATCATTAACTGCATTTATTATTAATTCAACAATAGAATCACCACCATTTTCTCAGTTTTCATTTCAGTTTACTTCTTCTTTTAGCATCTCATCTGATGAGATTATTTTAGACCCTTCACCTAAGTAAGTTTGTTTTTTAATATAATCTATCTCAATATTTGTACTATCATTAGAATCTTCTTCCTCCGAATTTTCGTCTGAGATTATTGTTAAGTTTTTTACAGTTATATTATCAATAACTAAACTGCTAGTTTCAAAATCTAATAAAGTTTTTTGAGCTGTATCACTGATACTTTTATTAAAAAATGTAGTATTAGTAAAAGTTCAAGTTTCAGTTATAGTTTGAGGAAGATTAATAGTTATAAATACTTCAGACGAATTACCATTTAAATATTGCGCATTTAAGTTTTGCACTAAACTAGCATTCTTTATAGAAATAATGCCGTTTATTTCTAACTTATTATTTACAGTAAGGTCATTAAATACAGTATTTCCTGTACTACTAAAGTCAAACGGATATATTGTTCCATCTAAATACAGGTACATTGTATTTTCTGATGTAATGATAATGCTGTTCTTAGTTAAAGTATTAATAATCGTTTCTACCTCTGAATCAGTTTTAAGAAGTATTAAATCAGTTAAAACTTCATTTTCTTTTACTTTTTCTTCTGATTTTTCTGAATTATTATAATTTAAGGTGTAGTATCTATCTTTAACTTTAACAATAACTTTTCCTGCAGTACTTATAATTACATCGGACTTTCCATTTCCAAGATTTATTGAGTTTTTATATATTGGATCTGACATTAAAGTACTTTTATGTATTATAAAAAAGAAAGGAATGATATAAAAAATACCATTCCTTTCTATCTTCTGATTTCTAATGCGAGAGCATGTCTTTTAATTCATTTAGATCTTGTTGATTCAAAACCAAAGATTTATTAACCATTGGGATATCCATCTTTATTTTTCCTGCACCTATTTCAAGTTGCCCAAGTAATCCAGTTTCCACTTTAAATGGTTTAGTATTAATTATGTTATCTGACATTTCTGTTAAAATACCTTCAACATCAACTAATCCATCTTTATCTGAAATCTGTTTTAGCAAAGCTTCAACTTTGTACATGTTATTATCAATTACTCTAGATGCTAGAGGCTTCATTAAAGCCATCATAGGATTATTTTGCGATAATGAGGTTAATTTAACACTCACAAAGTTTCGCAAGTTATTCATTATAACGTCTACGTGTTGCGCCATTGCTTACAGAATTCTTCATAGGTTAGACTTGGGTTATCCTTAGAAAATTCGCGGAATTTATTAAAGATAGCCATCTCATTGTCAGTCTCTTGGACGATCTTATTCTTCAACTTCTTAACTACTGATAATTGCCTTTGTAATAACTCTTTACCTTCTTGCGTGCCTTCAATTTTAGCTTTAACTAAATTTAAAAGCTCTATTTGAACCATCTTTTGAAGTGATGTAGTGATTTCACTATATTCTTTATCTTCAAAAAATCGATTCTTTTGACTTTCAGTTAGAGCATTCATCTCATTATCAATAGAATCCCAAATAAGCTCCTTTGAAGCTGTTTTCTGTAATTGCATTAATTGAGATTCATAAGCTTTTACCCTTTGAAGTTGATCGGTAATGTCAGAAGCTAATAATGGATCTGGATTACCTAGGAAAACTTGATTCACAGGATACATCTTAAACTAAGATTTTAACTAGGCTGCAGGAGTTGCAGGAGTTGCAGCATCAAAAAGAATGCTGTTAGAGAATCCTGAGCAAGGGCATAAAGGATTATACAGTGAACGCTGTACTGTATCGGTACCTACTTCAACAGCAGCTACACGAATAGGATAGAATGTATTATTTGCATAATTTACTATCTTATTATCAGCACACATTCTGCGCTCAGCCTCAAGTCCTACCATGCCAGCTACACCAGCAATCTCCATCTTAGTTACTTTACTTCTCCAAGGTTCTACAGCAGCTTGTACAGCAGCAGCAGTTTCAAGTTTTCCAATACGATCGGCTAATACGTCGAATTGGTCTCTCTGATTTTTGTACAGTCCGAAGTCTGCATCAATTTGGCTTTTGTATAAACCAAACATCTCTGAATTGATTGTTTGACGATCGTTGAAACGAGCGTTAGCTGACAGCAAAGCAAAGTCATAAAGAGCTTTTTGATTTGCTAATTCAGCGTTGCAAGAATGCTGCCAAGCTTGGAAAGTTGATGGGCCTGAAATAGCCTCAGCTGCTAAAGCACCTGCAGCGGCACAGCCTGCATTTCCAAACAGGTTTGATTTGCTAAGAGCCCAAAGGCCCAGAGCAGTTCCTGCGATACCAAGACCTAAGCCAGTACCAGCAACACCTTTTGATGCATACTCTTTGCGATCCTCGTCGTACTCATGTACAATCTGTTTTTCTACTACGTCCATAATTTGTTTAATTTTAAAGTTAATGAAAAAATACTACACTGGATTCCAGTGTGGTTATCAAATAACACGTTTTATAACATCATGCATGGACATTTTGGGAACTCACTTGTCTAATTACGAATTTTCGTTAAAATTTTCCCTCAGTCTGATACTATATCACTACAAAACGCATTCTCGAATCCCTTTTATGTATATATTCCTCAAAGAACTTGTTTTGCGTTATATGATATAACTTTAAAACTAAATATGTAGTAGAATAAACCTAATTTTGAATCAACTCTACAAAATCAAGAATATTATCTGTAATGACATGCTTCTGATCCATTATATTTATAACAGTTCGTAAGAACTCTGTCTCAGAATCATTAAATTCAACTTCAATGTCCTCCACATTTGGAGTTCACGAAATTTTTCCATCGGCTTCTTTTAAGTTAAGAGAAGTTATCTCCTCACTTGAGAAGTCTATTTTCTTACGGATGTTTCTAGCAGAAATCATCTCAAGAACACTTCCTTGTTCTGGAAGATTAGTTAAAATAGCTAATCTGGTTGCAACATTCATTTTCATAACCATTAAAAATTCATTTTTTCTATCTCTACAAAATTAGAGATTATATTTATAAAATCAAAATTTTAGTGCAAAAATATTAAAATTCTTGCACTAAAATTTTGAAATCTTATTAGCCATAAACAGCACCATTAACTAACACTAACCCAGTATTAATATAAGTTATACAATAACACTTATATCTACCTCCACTTAAATCGTCTAAACCCTTCATTTTTACGTAGTTACTTCCAAATGTTACTATTGTCATATTAGGAACTACAATAACTGCATCAGGATTACTTCTTGTTACATATACATTATTTACTGAATATGATGAAAAAGCGCCATAGAATATACCCGCCTTACCTGGAGTATTTACACTAGCCAAAGACTTTGAAAAAATACTATCTAAATTAATAGTGGATGTTGATGACCCAGTATAGTTTGTAGTTGAACCTCCTGCTGTAATGTTTAATGCATGTGGATTAGGTAGAGCAGTAGGAATTTCAGGTAAATCTATACTTTTCCACATAATAGAGCCAGCTGTACTGCCAGCCATTAATACCTTTCCATTATTAGTTGTTCCAGTTGCAGGAACATGTAAATATCCATCTTCCTTATTATGATAAATACCTACATCACGACCTGTTATTCCTACACTTATACAATTATCTCCTCCAACTATATTTAAATTATTATTACTTGCACTGACAAGATAATTGTCTCCAGTCTCATCATTTACATAGAAATTATTAATAGCATCTGTAATACCATATCCTGCTAATGTAGTTGGCTTATCTGTAATGCTTGACCAAGATTGTGCAGGTACAGAAGTTAAATATCCCTGACTTGTAACCCAACTTTGAGTTGCATATTCACTTAAAGAAGGAATCTCACTTTTTAATGCAAGATTAGAAAGAGTTTGCCCTGAATTTTTAACAGATTTGGTACCTGCTCCAACTATAATATAATCTGTAGAAAGGTCTCCACTAGCCATTACATCTCCACCACCTGCAGAAGCTATTTTGTCATCTACTTCCTCCTTAGTGTAAACTTCATTAGTAGTATAATAGTTTCCTAAAGTTACATTTAAGTCAGCTGTTTTAACATAGCTACTTAGAGTATTGGTAATAACTTTATTTTGAACAGGATTTTTTGAGGTTGCACTTAAAGCAGAATCTATAACAACTCCTTCTGGAATATTGAAGTTTAAATCAGATTCATCTACTTTATCCTTAGAAGCTAAAGCTCCAAGAGTTGGAAAATCAGTTATCTGATTTACAGTATGTGTATGAGCAGAAGGAGTAAAAGTTGAAGGCTTATTAGCTATCTTATTCCACTCAGGTTCAAATTGGTTTACAAATTCTTTTGTAGCAAGATTAGTTAATAAGATTCCAGAATCTTTAATAGTTTTCCCAGCTCCACTTGAAGTAATTACTCTATCAGAAGTTGTAAAAGGTGCTTCTGCAATAACATCTCCAAATCCTGAATCAAATAATTTTTCATCAATTTCTGCCTTACTATAAACACTAGTACCTTTTGTAGCAATGACTTTATGTTTATTAATAGCATCCACTTCTATAGAAGTAATAACATTTCCAACTCCAGTCATTCCAGTTTCTACATTAGGAATTGTTGGAATATTGCTCTCAATATCATTTTTAATGTTATCAACCTCAGTTTTAGTGTATACTTCAGATTTTGAATATACCTGCTCTTTAGTATAGTAATTAGATAAATCTACTTCAGTATTTCCAATCTTTTCCCAAGTATTTTCAACATAAATGTATTCGTCATGAACATCAGGATTTTTCCCTACCTTCTTAACTAAATAAATAACATTTACTTCTCCAGTTGAAGGAAGCTTAGTAACAACTTCAATTCTCAGATTAGCTAAGTTGCCAATCATTGTTTTAAGTATATTACCTTGATTTGCGGAAAGAGCTTTATCTGTAGCTGTAGAATCTAAATTATCAATGATAGATTCTTTAATAGCATTAGGAATATTAACTGTTCTTATTTGAGAAATCTCATTAGTTAAATTAGTATTAACTTCAGAGATCTTATTAAGAAACTCTTGATTTGATTCCTCAGATGATTGTTCTACCTTTTTAATTGCAGAATATACACCTCCAGAAGTAATTAAATTATCACTTCCTTCTGTGGGAGTATTTTCAATCGAACTGATAATTACAGGGATTCGTGATAATACTATATTAAACTCCTCCTCTGATCCTGTATATCCAGCTAACTTAGCAGTTTCATATGCAGAACGTCCTTCTGTAGAATATAGAGGTTCCCACTTCTGTGTCTCCTCATTAAAATATTTTTTTGAATATGTTGTCATGTCTATAATATTTTAAGCATTAAGCATATACTGCACCGTTAACGGCAATCTTACCATTTGCCATATAACTCAAACGATAGATATAATAAGTTCCAGTTAAATTTCCAAGACCATTCATCTTAATTGCATTAGAAGCAGTAAAAGATATTTTTTTAGTACTTATAATAACAGCATCAGGGTTACTCTCAGAGAAATTATCTAAACTAACAACTGTTCTAGCTAACGTACTACTGTAACTATATCCAGCTTCTATTACAGTTAATGACTCAGGTCCAATAAAAGTAGTAGTTATTTTTAAAGGTTTTAGTACAGTTATTGAAACTGCAGATGAGCCTGTGTATGTTGTATCATTAATTTTTAATCTATGTGGATTAGGTAGAGCAGTAGGAATTTCTGGTATATCACTAGTATTAGCAGGAGTATATCCTAAAGCAGAAGTTACATTAGCTTTACTTAGTGAAATTGTTCCAGAAGATAGTGTAATATTACTTCCAACTTTAATACCTCCAAGTACTGAACTTGTAGCTGTAGGAAGAGTATATGTGGTAGGGATTGGTGCAAGCGTTCCATCTCCTAGGACCATCTGGGATGCAGTTCCACTAGCAGTTATGAACGATTTAGCTTGCACTGATGCATGATTTGCTGTATCAGTTTTACCTGTACCAGATAAGAAAATGAATTTAGTTATTGGAGTATTTACAGCACTAGAGATATCACTAGCTCTACAATTTATTAATATTCCTCCATTAGTTTTACACTCTTTATGAACAATATTCCATTCATTATTATAAGTGATATTATTACTCTTGATTCACGGTTGAGTAGCTAAGTTATTATTATTCCACTTTAAGTCATCCCCCATAGTACCTAATTTTCCGTACGAGGTCCCTTGTTGCATAAATTCTATAAACTGATATTTATTATCCCCATCAGTATTATCTAGTATTAATTTTGAATCAAATGATGATCTGAGTTTAAGCGTTCCAGTAACAGTCCCTCCAGATAATGGTAAATAATTATCTAATTGGGATGTATTAACTTTATTATCTAATGCGAACTCTAGTTTTCCTAGAGCAGCATTTAAACTATCACTTGTTACAATAGCACTTATTGTAGTAGGTTTACTATATCCTGTTAATGTATTAATATTACTAGATGGATGATTATGTTGAGATGGAGGATAAACAGAAGGTTTTCCTGTAATACTTTTTCAAGTTTGTGCTGGAACTGAAGTTAAATATCCTACATCATTAGTAAACTGACTTACTTTCGTAGGAGCATTAGTTACTCCAGACCAAGGCACACTTGTAGCAGCTCCTGCTGTATAAACAGAATAACCAGCTTCATTATCTAATTTTGTTGAATTAATAACAAAATACATTACTCCTGTATCACTTTGTTTAACAGTATCTCCTTCTTGTACGTCTGCTGTGGTTAATGCAAACCTTGCTGTTTGATTAGCCACAATAACAAGTCTTTCTAAGGCACCTTTAGGGAGTCTTTCAATATTAATTGTTCCAGAAGTGATTTTTGAAGCATCTAGTCCATTAGCTGTTTTTATACCTATAATATGCCCCTTTTCATCTTTAGTGATAGAGTTTATGATAGTTCCAGCTGTAATAGTTCCTCCTTCAGGAGTATAGTGATTAGCAGCACTAGTAACTTTACTGTCTGGAGTAATTATATTACCTTCTCCTAGGAGTGATTGATTATTAATTGTTTTAATTGATTCTCCACTAACAAGTTTATCTTGTTTAGATTGATCAGATGGATGTATATGATCTTCCTTAGCGTATCTATCTGATTTTCCTATTGCTGCAGAGCCATTTGATAATGGTAATGAATTTGCACCAAGTGGAATAGAAGAATCTTTAGCAAGGATTTTAGTAGTTCCTTCACCAAATAACTTACTTTCTGGATTATATAATAACTCCTGAATTGCTTCTTCAAATTGTAAACTTCATGAATTATTGTTAATAGACATTAATATACTAAAAACATCGTCACTTAGAGCAATAGCATCTCCTAATTTTCCTGTCTTAAACGCTACTTCTGCATAACTAGTATCAGATGCTAGTTTACTAATATCTCAAGTATTACTTGATTTATAAAAGTTACCATGAGTGTATATTTCTGAAGTTTCTTTTATAAATGTTGTATAATTATATAGGTCGTCTGCATGATCTACTAAATAATTATCAAATGCAGCCCTAGTTTTAAAATGTATAAATTTGTTTTTGATTGCCATAATAAACTAGTCTTTAAAATAAAAATAGGGAGGAAGTTTTAATGCTTTCTCCCTTATATAATTAGGCAAAATCAGCCCACTCCATTAAAGAATTAGCATAAGCTTTCGCATCAGTAAGAACTTTGTTAGCTGATCCAGCGGCATCAAATGCAGTAGTGGCTACATATGCAGCTGAACTTAAACCTTTAACAGCTACATCTGTTCCATCAACTGCAATAGTTCCATTGGCTGAACCAGTAGCGATATTCTGAACTGCAGAATCAGCTTTTGCTCCTTGAGTAGCAGTTGCAAATGTATTAGACTCAACAAATGCAGCAGACTTAAGTCCAACAACAGCACCTTGTAGTTCGTTGTTATTCATAGTTAAATTAACTGCTCCATTTGTAGAAGCTGTAGCTTTTAGTGTAATAGCACCAGTTTTGCCACCAAATGATTGTACTCCACTAGCAACCGCAGTAGTAACTTTTTCATCAAGTGCATCGATTGCATCCTGTATACTTCCATCTTTATATGTGCCTTCACCTCCAACAAGAATATCACCACCTGTAAGTACTACATTAGCGGTAAGAGGTTTAGTGTTTACAGTTCTAGAAGTCGGAACTTTTGCATTAAGTGCACCTTGAAGACCTGTTACTTTAGAAATAGCTAAAGTAGGAATGTCAGTCTCAACTAGAGCTCTACGAGAAACTGTAATAATACCATCAGTTTCAGAAACTGCAGAAACTACTTGTCCATCAACTTCTGTATCAGCTTTATCTAGAGTTCCAATTTTTGTCTTAATTTCACTTGTAACAGTTGCTTTAGTTGCATAAGGACTCAAATCTACTACACCAGCAAGAGCATCCCAAGCTTCGCCATCATAAGCATAATTAGTACCAGCGGGTACATTACCATATGCATCAGTAACATTCCATACATCACCTTTTACTGCATTTTCTGGCAATTCTGCATATGTACAACTGCCCATATAACGGAAAGTAGAAGCTACTTTTGCATTAATTGCATTATCTACTTCAATCTTTGTATAAGTAGTAGCCTGAGGAGCTGCAGCTTTTGCAATACCTTTAACAGTTTGTAATTCGGAATCAGAAGCTTTAGCTGCTAAATCACTAGTAAGATTTTCCACTTTTGATTGAGCAATAGTACCAACTGCGAATGTAACCTCATTATTAGTTCCTGATTGCGTAATAGTAGTACCATCTGCCTTATAGAGAATTGCTTTAGGGATTTTTGCAATTTTCTCATCAGTATACAAATTAGCCGAACTAATTGCAGTTGCTTTTGCTTCATCTGTATATTTCTTTAAACCATAATAACTATATACAGTCGAAGCATCACTAGATACGCCAATATTTAGTTTCTTAGCTAACTCAGTAGTTACTGATGATACAGACGCTACATCTGATAGATTTAATGTTATATTTTCTCCACTTTCGTTTACGATGGTTAAAGTTTTAGCACTTTCATCTCAGCTTGCAGACTTAACACCATCTCCAAATTTATCAACTGCAGTAGCACTTGTAGCTATTTTAATCATTCCAGTTGATGTTTCAAAATAAATTCTACCAACTACAAGACCTGAAGCAGGAACTTTAGCAATTTTTTGAAAACTTAAACTTGTTGTCATTTATTTATAAAATATTTTTTAATTAAACTCACCCCCCCAGCTTACAATGAGGGAAGAAAATTAATTACTCGGCTTCCACCCAACACATATCGAGTTTGCCATCTATAACTTGAATTGAAGAACCAGTAGAAACTAAGCTTGCAACATTAACTACTAAACCACGTGACGTACCAGTTCCTGTAATTGTAATCGTTTCGTCTGGACTAGTTAAAGAAGTAATACCGCCAGTTACAGCAGTTTGAATACTGTCGCTCAACGCTTGCATACCTGCAACAATAGTCTGATCTGCTCCAATTTCAACACTACCTGTAATTGCAGTTCCAACCTTTACTGTAGTACCTTTAACTCCACTCAAGTCGACCTTGAGTCCGTTTGCAGATTTAGAAAGAGCAGCATCCGAGGCTGGATCAATCTTTACATCAATGGTATTCTCAGTAATTGAAATAGCATCCCCAAAATCTAATGTTGCAGTTGTATCGTCTGTATATGTAATTATAATTCCGTTAGCAGTCGAATTTAGCTGCACGTCAGAAACTTTCTTATCAGAATCTCCGCCATAGGTGATATTATTCATGATAATTTTATGCGTATCTGTTGTAAAGAAAATTCCATCAGTATGTGTTGTCGGATTATAAGCGGCACTAAGACCTCTATAAAATTTTACAACCTTGTTTGCCATTGCTTAAAATTTAATTAATAACATCATTTCACACCATAAGCCCTTCTAAATCCTGTTTTATAGTATCTACCTCAGCTTTTGTATAATAATTAGATAAATTTACAGTTATAGTTCCACTTCCTCATTTTTCCCAGAACATAGTATCCTCTCTTTTAACAACTATATACTCTTCATACAAGTCATTAACTCCAGTCTGAGAAGCAGGTACTAGCCAAATGATATTTTGCTTTTCTTTTGTAGGTTCCCCAAGAGCTTCAAGATTATCAACAATTTCAATTGAGAATCTAGTTAAATTAGCAAAAGCTTCGGCAAATTTAGATTGATCTAAAGCAGTTCCTCCAGCTTCTTTATATGCATGATATACAGCATTTAAATGGTCGAAATCAGCTTTATTTTTGGTATCAACCCAAATCATTTGTTCAGCATTCTTGTAGGCTTCTTGAATGTCTGCATCATCTGAATGAGAATTTCTAAAAGTGACAGGATCTTCTGGACCAACATGCACAGCATGTTCTCCAGTAAATCCTCTAGGTATATAAAAATCCCAAATAGGATCTTTAATTGTACCTACATTTTCAATTTTAGGATCTTCCCCTGGTTGTAGCATTTCTACCTTACCAGCAGTAAGAGTAGCGGCTGCTTTGCCTTTAGTAGTTATAGTTAATGGGATTCAGCGATCATATATGATATTTCCGTTCTCATCTTTAATTGGATTTCCATTTTCATCTGGTGTTCATGTATAATGCCCAGATGAAAGCGTTACCTTAAGATGAGCATCATCGGTAATATCTACATCATCAATGCTGACTCCTCGTAGATAGTCCATATAACAAAGAACTGTCCATTGACTAGGTAGTTCTCCATCATACCCTCATTTAATTGTATCATCTGTAAAATCACGATACAATTTTAATCGTTTGCCTTCAGGGCCTTGAGCACCAGTAGCACCAGTGTCTCCTTTTTCTCCTTGAATTCCCTGAACTCCTTGTTGACCTCTTGGAATAGTAAATCTGAAAGCAGCTTCAGAAGCAGTGCCCACATTTACAATAGAAGCTTGTGAACCAGGATCTCCAGTAATAACAGAATCTACTCTGATAGTTGCTGCAGTCCCAGCAGGACCTCTATCACCTCGATCTCCCTTATCACCTTTATCACCTTTATTTCCTTTTTCTCCTTGAATTCCCTGAACTCCTCTATCACCTTTTTCTCCCTTGTCACCTTTCTCTCCCTGATCTCCTTTAAGTCCACGGATACCTTGGTCTCCTTTGTCACCCTTGTCGCCCTTGTCGCCTTTACTTCCTGTATCGCCTTTATCACCTTTTTCTCCCTTCTCGCCTTTTACATACATAGGAGGAATGATTTCAGAAGGGTTTTCTTCTAAAACCCAGGTAATAAATCCAGTAGACTCATTGTACTCAGGTACGTACACCTGGCCATTTTCACCAGTTGCACCCGTAGCACCTGAAAATACAAATTCCCAAAAGGGTGAGTCTACACCAGTTGGCTTAGTAGAATCCTTAGGATCGTTATAAAGTAATTTTGGCTCAGATAGACTACTTGATAAGTGACTTTTATGACAAGCTAATAAAGTTCCTCTATAAGCTACAAAATCTTGAATATAACCATCATTATAATAGTTAATTCCTGGTGCCCATCCTTGGGCAAAGTTAAAAGATTTTCCTTTATAGAAGTCCCTTGAATTAGATACTCCATAGTATTCTCTTGAATTCTGAAGGTCAATATCTGGTTGTATATTAATTTTTTTCATATTTTATTATACTGTAGCAGTTTTTTGAGTTATGGAAGTACTTTCTTTATTAGCATTCAGTTGGTATAAGCTAGGATTAAGAATACAATAAGCACCCTTCATATGATACAAAATCAATGATATTTTCATCATTGAAATATCGTGTATTAAGATCTCATGTGGACATCTTAAAAGATGTTCCAGTATAAAAATCACGAGAGCTTCTTAATTTATAGTATTCATCTGAAAGCACTTTCTCCATAAAAGGATCTATGTTATACTTCTTCATAGTATTGCATTATTTTAATTATTTCATCACTAGAAGGGTTCCCATTCTCAATATAGTCAATAGCATTAACTAATTCATTCATTGCTGATAATGTTCTAGCATTAAACTCATAGCCAATATTTAGATTTAATAATTCATTTGAGAATAACCTATATAGTGTATTATATAGAATTTCCACAGCCGCAATCGTTATTAGAATTATTTAATAAATCTCCACATAATGAGTCGCAAGAAGACATATTATCTAACACTCTCTGAGCTTCAGTAAGGTTTCCTATATCCTTTAAATAGTCAAAAACGTACATTGCACTTAAAAGAAAGTCCCTTCTATTTCTCAGAGTATTGTCTGTGTCGCATTTATCATAACTGCAATGTTTGCAGTTAATAAGTAATAATTGCCGCTGTAAATATACTAAACATTTTTGCAATTTACAAACACTGAATACCTTTTTTACAGGGCAATAAAAAGTTTGTGATGCGCTATTATTTTGGACAATTTTATACGCATCTATATAATTGTCAAGTACAGTACTATTTTTTATCACTTCCTCGTAGGAATGCTCATCATCATCTTCGAGATTGCATTTATACAAGGTCTTTCCATCAAAAAATAACTCATCGCTAAGATTATTATAAGTATCATCTCCAACTTTAAACCTTTCTAAAATAGGAATGACTAATTTATAATAACAATACGTGCCATCTTTGTCAAGAATAAATTCTGAAGAAAATCTTGAAAGTAATTGACCTCTCTTGACTACTTCTCTTCTCACCCTGATTGTCCTATCAATGGGAACTCCAGTTTCATTATAACTTAGGAAGTCTAACATGATAAAGTTTATCATGTCATCTCCTAAGCTATAATAATCACTGTTATCAATTGCAATTAACTTACAATCAGGTCTGACAATCGTCTGAATAATTAAGCGTTTATCCATTATTCAACTTGTTTTATTTTATCATTATAAGGATTATTGTCGAACATTTGTGCAACTTGAGCTTGCAATTGTTGTTTTTTAACCTCAATAGATTGATCCTGAAAATCTTTATCATTCTTAATCTTCTCATGGTCAAGGGCAACTCTCTGTTGTTCAATTTCAATCTTAGCTTGTTCCATTTGACTAGCTTGATTTTGTAATTGAGATAACTGAGACTGCAGTTCTTTATTTTGTTTCAATAGCTCTTGTGCTTGTTGTTCTGTTTGTTGTAACTGCTGTTGAAGTTGCTGAACAATAGATTCTTCTTCTTTCTTCATCTTCATTGACTGCTCAACATAACGTTTAAGTTCAGTCATATTTTTGGCAGCTACAATATTAACAATCATTTCAGGGTCAGAATAACCAGCTTTAACTAATTCTGTACTTAATGCTTTTATAGTTTCTCTGTCCTTAAATGTTGCTGTACTATCCTCAATATGAACATCAAAATCTGTTACTGTATAATGCTCAGGAAGTGCTGAAAATATTTGAGAATATCTATCTCCCAAAATAATAACACCTTGAAGACCATCTGGATATACTAATTTAGTGAGATTAAGTAAATCATAATTAACCTCTTTATAAATTGTATCCATGCAGTCAAAATATTGTTTAGTAAGAAGTCCTGAAGTAGTAACTCCCAACTTAACATTACTAACAGCATCACGTTGTTCATATTGTGCAAGCATTTCTGGAAGTACTCCTGTAATGGAGGAAGCTTGCTGCTCAATCGATTGAATAGCTAATTGTATAGCTTGGATACTTTGTACTTTGACAGTATCATCAAATCCATTGAATATTGTATTTAATGGTTGTCCTTCTTGAGATGAATCAAGAATTCCAACACCAGTTTTCTTATAGGCCAACCATTTTTGAACTCTCTCTGGCATATCTACACCAAGAACAGTTGGCAGATTAGCTAAATCTAACCAGTCTCCTACTGTACCAGAAGATGCAATTAAGTTATCTCTATAAAAAAGTAACAGGTCATATTTATCTTGAAGATTCATGGTGTTTAGTACTAAACTAAAAGGATCACCATTATGATCTAAGAAAAACATTCCATTTACAGATAATCTACATTTACTTGGATAATCGGTAGATCTTATTACATTTTCTACCTCTCCTCTAGTAATATAGATTTCGTTTCCAATTTTAACTCCTTCATGTCTTGTTAAATATCCTGTCTTTTCATCAACCTCAAGCCATTCTACTTCATAAACAGTAATTAAATGAGGATTATAATTTGATAAGAGAGCTTCATCACCTGGTATTGCAGGATAAGCTTCCAATCCTCCTAAAATACCTGGAGTTAAATCAGGTCTAGGTAATCCATCAGGAGGAATAGCAGAAGTTCTTACCAAATAGGTTGTAGTTCTAACATCCCCCATTTTTGGAGCCTCTTTTAGTTTAGCAACCGCCTCAGTAGTTAATTCACTACGATATTCATTCAAAATCATTTCTCTTGTCATCATCTTACGAATAACTACTCGTCTAGAATCTGCAAGATAAGGAGAATTTGGATTTCTTTCTATAAATGTATTTAAAGTATTTAAAGCTTCAAAATTAATATTTTCTCCACTTTCAGTAGGTCTTGTTCTGTAATAACAAGTTCCACTAATAAGCAGATCTGTAAATAAGAGTCTCATCTTATTTTTCATATCAATATTCCTTGATTGCTTTAAATAGCGCAATATATTTTGAGCAGCTATTTCATAGTCTGAAATAAATGTTCTATCTAAATTATCCTGAATAGTTTTTAGTTCCTTTTCTATAAAAGGATCATTAACAACCTCCTTATTGTCTAATAATAAAGAAATTATATTATTTTGTAAATATTGATGTAACTTTTCATATAATGCTTGATCAATCTTTAATTGTTTTTCTCGCATTATATTTGTTACTGTTAACGAGTCCTTACAGGAAATTTTTAAATCTGGTTCTAACTCAAGATACTTTCCAACTAAAACATCAATATGTTTTTTAATTAGTGGAGTGAAATTTACTGCTGTTGGAGTACCTACTCCATAATTAAATTCAAGACTTTTAAATTGATCATCATCTCGATGACAATGATAGTACTGATAGGCCTTTCTTAACCTAACTTTTTCATATACTAATTCATTAATAGCATCATCTATTAATTGGATTTCTGTCTTGTTCATTCTAGTACAATATAATAAGTATCATCGTTACCAGTATCTACCATCATTCCTTTGTAATACTTAGCACGATCGATTTGTCGTTGTCTTAAATCTCTTAGTAAGTAATCAAGAAAACCATCTTCACTTCCTTGATAAGAAAAATACATTGGAGCTTCATGTTGATTTAAATCCAGCTTTAAAGTATAAGAATCCTCATCATGCAATATATCTAAATTACCAATATATTCAGAGCATAAAGCTTCCCTTATCACATTTCGTATTTTATCTTCTAAATTATTCATCACCAATAACTCCAAATTGTTTATAACCTTTTGAGTTAATAAATCATCCAAAATCTTTCCATTCTTTTTCTACACTATGTGCAGGCTTTGGATTAAAGCCCATTAGTTCCTCATCAGCAATTTCTGCCATACCCATAGCTGCAACAATATCATATTTTCTCTTATTTTCATAAGAATAGTTTAATAGTTGTTCCAGAATCATATCAGAATCTATTGTATAACAATAATCGTTTACATAAGTATTAATAAGTTCCAATCCATGCTTGATAATAGTTTCTGTAGCAGGGACTCCAATCATTTGTGAATTACCTCTCTTAATATCACTTAGACTAGATTTTGGACGCTTCATAAAAAGATTATCTTTTTTCTTACTTTTGAAATAGGTCAATATACTGATTTTAGTGTGCTCAAGTAATGCTTTACAATTATATCAAGCTAATAACTTCATTGCATTATCATACGCAAATCTAATATCTCTTGGCCTTTCTTTATACACAGCTACATATTTCGGTTCTTTTAAACCATAAGCTCTACGTTTTATTACAATACAAAAGTCTGATACATCTTTTTGAGTTGCAGAGTCTTCTGTACCTTGGTCAATAGAGTCAATGCCAGCTACATATAAATTTTTATAAGGATCTTTATCATCAAGCATTGGTTCTTCATAAATAAGAATATTACTATCCACTTTATCATAGACCTTTACTTTATTTAAAGTTTCATCCCCTTCACTCTTATCCCAAAGAAGTGCTACACGTCTGGGTTTAACTCCCATTTTATGTATTCTAATTTGAGTAATTCTATCTGAAATAGCAATAGCATCAAAGATATTATCACCCTGCCTTAATAAAGCTTCCGCTGGGGTAAAACAATACTCTGAACAATATTCAAGAAGGCTCTTTCCACTTTTAGCAGCTCTTTGCTCTTCATAATATTTCTTTGCTTTTTCTATATTTGTAACTCCTCTATGATCTGTATACTCAGATCCCAACATAAATGTATAGGCAGGAATAAAAAATCCTGTATATTGAACAGTTCCATCTGAGGAGTAGAAGTTCTTATAAGGTAAGACATTATTAGCTTTAGGATCACTAAATATCTCAGATAATCCTGTTAATGAAGGGCCTTGGTCACCACCAGTTCCCCAACCAATCTTAATGCCTCTACGTACACCACCAATTTCAACAAGGGCAGTTCCCTGTGTTCAAGATGTTCTAGATACTGGATTAGAACCAAACTCTTCAAACATCAGTCTATCACAACGAGCACCACGAACCTTACGAGGATTATCTGCAGGAATGCCCTCAATCTCAGCCATACGACCAGATTCAACACCCTCTTTATCAAGCTTTGATGCACGCTTTTGTTTAATATTATCAATTTTCTGACGTACACGCTTCATACCTCCGTCAGTGTTGTTGCTTAACCAGTTTAACTGATACCAACATTTAGTAAGTACATCATCCACATAACTCTCTAAAGATGCTGTATATACTGTTCTAAAGTTTCTTGTGGTAATAAAGGGCCGTACTCCCAAACATGCTCCTATCTCACTAAAGCCCCAATTTTGTTATCCTATAGGCTTTTTATCCTATAGTTCTTATAGTTTCCTATAAGTTCAGCGTACATTTTCATCTAAATTCAATAGATGTTCCATACTCATGGGAGAATTATTTCTGTTTCTAGCGATCATCTCCTACGCGTTACAGTGGTCAGCAATCAACTGACTTACCTCGGTATTAACATAATAACTAAATTTTTTATACTTTCTATTCCCATAAAAGTTACTATCATCATATAAAAAATGAAATAGGTTCTTAATATTAGGAATAGATGCTGTAGCTAATCTATACATATCATCTCTTTTTAGATAGATTACATTAGATTTTATTCCATTTTTTGCAAATTCTTTTTGAAATTCTAATGCTAATTGTGCCTTTTTAAACTCTATTGTAAAATTCATAGTCATTCTTTCTTTTCTGTTTTCCTGAAGTTTACGATAACTTCCAGTAATACTGCCATCACCATCAAAATACCCTCGAATAAAATGCCTAAAAAGTTTAGAATCCATTCTTGGTAATGTATGCTCTGCATAAGTTTTATTGTATCCAAATCCTAGATTAACTAAAGATTCACATAATTTTGAACTTGTTATATCTACACCATAAGATTCATGAGCTTGTACTTTTATTCCATTTCTTCCAATTGTAGTATGTTTTTGTAGTGTAAAAGTTCTTGCACTTTTACTAATATACATTTTATACATATCTACTATGTCAGAGTCAATGGCACATAAATGAATTCTCAAAGTTTTTCGTTTTTCATCTATACTTCCATCTGCTGCATAAAATCCTAATAGATAAGCTTGCAATTCAGTTTTAATTTCAGAAAAGAAATCATGTCTAATAGCACGTTTGCTAAAATGATTTGTATATTCGGGATAAGTATCCTCTATAAATTTAATTTGTTCTTGCTTTGTCATCGTAATAAAATCACATATTTAGTTATCGTAGCCTTCACCGATTTTACGGAATTTTTACTTATATATTACTATATAAGGCGGCAGGTTAATTTACCGCTCGTGCCTTTAGTGCAACTACGTCCTTTTTTAAATACTCACAAAGTTCTACATAATGAAAGAATTCGTATTGTTTAGATGTAAAAAAGGGGAAAGACTCTTCTGAACCAGCTCCAGCTTTCTTTTTATCGTTAATAATACCCATTCTATAGAAGTTTAAGAAAAAATAATGATCTCCTGTAACCCTATATTTCCCTACTGTATAACCTTCAACACAACGCCTTATCTGTTCTCTTCAAAAGTCCACATAAGGCTTACCTCCTTTTTTGTGTGCAGTATATCTTCCAGTTCTCTGATATACTTGCCCAACTTCTATAAAAGGAGTGGGGTCAAAATCTAATCCTTCAGTCTCATTAATAGGTCTATACCCTGTTATTTCATAAGACAATTCTGGATCAAAATAATGAATCTCATCTTCTAATATTACATCTCATAACCCTTCAGTCCTTTTCTTATGTACTTCTACTTTATCTTCATAATAAGGGGACTCTTCAGTTTCTTCATCTATAGTTGAAGCAAGCAACTCCTTCCTTAACTCTTCCTCAGTTTTTTCTGTGAAGGTTGGAAGTCTATCAACTCTCTTACGTAATTCGTCTTTATTTTTCTTTGATCTTAGTTCAGCCATACTTTATTTATTAAGGATTTAATCGTCAAGTCCGATCTCTACATCTCCTCTATAACGAGTATTTGTAGATTCCTGATCTTTCTTGTAATCATTCTCCAATTCACGTAAGTAATCATTCATCTTTTTAATCTGTCCAATACTTTCAAGAACCTTTTTAGGATCATTTAAGTATTTTCCATTGCCATCCATATCAGTGAATTCAATATTGTCTAAAAATACTCGCATTTTTTCTAGTGTCCTAAATGCGGTTTTAATCAAACTAAGAATTCTGGATGAGTCTTTAATCTCCATATATTTCCGACATGCTGCTCTAAAATCAGGATCTTCCCACTCTTTGTCAGTTAGTTCACTGTCCTTCATAGCTTGCTCATGTCTTTCTTGTTCTATATACTCTAAATAGGGGGATTTAAAATCCAACATTAAGAATATATATTTAAATTCTCTCCATGCCCTCAATCTATTAATACCAGTAGGATCTTCTTTACATTTATTCCTACTGGTATCATAGAGTGTTGCAAATTCCTTAACTAACAGTATCTCATACTCATTTAGAGTAATTGCTCCTGTAGAGTTATCATAAAGGAAAAAATCAACCATTATTTCACTTTCTTGAATTTATCTATAATAGTAGCTTTTCTTAGTTCCTCTCATTTTAAAGGCTTTTTCTCTTGAACCTCACCGCCATTATTATATCTTGGGGTACTATATCCAGCTATACTATCAATAGCTCTATTAATCTGATCGAATGGAGAAGTTCCTGTAACAAACTTTCTAATAGATCTTCCTAAAGAATTACTGTAAAATTTCCCATTTTTAGATACTAAAGTATCTGTAGAGAAAGGATAAAATGTACTTCTTGTATAGATAGGACCTCCAGGTAAAGCATGATATGTTGAATCAGATCTGAATTCTTGTTCAGCTAATCTATCAGAGGCTCTTTGAGCAGCTCTCTCTTTAAAATAACCTTCTTTATATCCAGCATCCCGTCCATCAATGTCTTTGTATCCTCCTTCTCCATCACTATGAATTAGGCCTTTAGGGGTATTTATAGTTTTCTTTCCTCCATTTTTAAACTTAGTAACTAAGTAGTTAAGCTTTCCTCCCTTCTTAAACATTCCAGTTTCCTCTGGTTGAATTGCAGCATTTTCAGATTTAAATTCCTGAATAAGTGTTTCTAGTTGCTTTTGTCCTTCTGGAGTTTTAGAAAGCTTATTTAAAGTCATTGCTATCTCTTCTGGAGATTTATTTTGCAATTCCTTTACACGTGTTGGAATTCATTTTATGAATTCCATTAATTGAGTTTCGTCCATGATGTTTCTTAGTATTTTCTATAATAATTCCTTTCTTTTTTAGTTCTACCCATAGCTTAATACGTTCTTCTATAGTTTCTCCTAAACATTCAGGAATATCCGCTAAATCAACCCATGTCAAAAGATTATTTCCATCCTGCAGTTCAATAAATTCAGCAGAGGTGCAATCTACATGGTCTATATTTCCTAGTCTATTAAAATATACTTTCATTATTTTACCCTTTCAAGATCTTTAGAAGAAAAAATTTCCTCACAAAGATCACCATTTACATTAAACCATCTACATTTAATCCCTTTAAAAGAATTTACTGTTTCATCATTGTGTTTATATGACCTTGTCACTTTTTCCACAACATACATCACTGGAATATTACTTAGTTTACGATGTCTAACTCTAACTAAGTCTCCAGGATTGTAAAATATTTTTTCAATTTCACTAATCATTGTCTACAATTCTACATATTACATTTTGTTCACTAATTGCCCAATATCCTCTGCGATCAAAAGGAACTGGAGCGGCACCAACATTCCTTATATAAATATCATCACCTTCTTTGACATATTTACATTCTGGGCCAACTGATACAACATGACAGCAAATAACTCCCATTTCATCTTGCTCCATTTCCCCAGCATCGTTTATATGAAAAGAATCTACATCTAAAAGTAGTCCAGCGTCAGACTTATATTTACGATAAGGGTTTTTATTATACTTTGTAAAAATAACTGTAAATCCTGTTGCTTGAACTTTCTTGTTTTCTGTAGATTTTAATCCTTTATTTGCTTCCATTACTGCAGCAGCTGCAGCTAATTTCTCCATTTCAATTTGATCTTTTAGTTCAGCAGAACTAATTCCAGAAAGATTTTTACTTAATTGTGATCCATAACCACTCATACCAGTGGCATCATTTCCATTTAAAATTAAATTACTCATAATTTTTACCATTTTCCTATAATACATTTACCGTGAATTAATCTAGTCTTAGCAGATAATCTGCAGGAACAGCCACGGACATAACCATCTTTTTTATATGCTGATGTTTTCCCTTCTTTATTTATATAAAGCTTAGGGTTACATATTGGGCCAACAGGGGTTTCTTTATATAATGGACATTCTTTGCATATTTTCATTCTTTCCTCATATAACCCCTCATTAGCATTAAACATCTCATTTACATGTCCATCTATAATATCAAATATACTTCCCATATTTAAAATACAATAGGACGATCTCTATCAAGTACAGTCGTCTGTTTTAAAAGCTTTTTATAATGCTTTAACATTCTCTCTACATCATTTTTAAGATAATCTACAGTATATTCTGTAATTTTATCATCGTGATCAATGTGTATTAGCATTAATTTTTTAATATTTAATTCTGGCTTAATTTGCTGAAGTAAATATGCATATGTTGATAATTGCAGCGAATAATGATAAAAATTACAATCCTCTATATTATTTAAAGGGTACTTCATCATTATTCTACTAAACTTATTCTTATCAAAGTAAGAATGTTTCTTAATCTCCTTATTGGTTTTATAGTCTGCAATTATTATATCATTTCCATCTTTAATTAGTAAATCTATTTGTCCAGCAACTCGTAATATTCCATCGGAAGATTTTAAGCTAACTAAAAATTCTGGGTATACTCCTTTTTCTAAATCAAGTTCGTAATATCCTTTTTTACAAGTAAAAACTCCTCCTAAACCAAACTTTTTTAAATCTTGCTTCTCTGAAGTATAATACATCTCTTCAAAATTAGAGTGTATTTTTGTACCTCTTTCACAAGATTTATTTCTCTCATCATCATATCCTTTTTGTATTTCTTTTCTTGTCTTATCAAAGATAATCGGATCAAGATGAAGTTTTTCAATCATATCATCTGTCCACCTCTTTGTAGCTAATAAAGTTTCTTTAAGTACATGAAAAGTTTCTTCCGACATTAACTTCTCGCAAGTTTTATAGGAAGACCAAAAAAATACATCAAAAGGATTCTCATATTTGCCAATTAAAGTAGTAACAGAAACATATTTTTGTTGATCTGTTTTGTCTATATATACATGAGCTTCATCAGAGTATACTACATCCTTTGTCTCTTTGTCTACTTTAAGGCCATTTACATATTTTTCCTTAACATTTTTTAATTTAGGCATATTGCTTCTCGAAATTGATTGATGTCAACTTCTTTCAAAGAAGTTAACGATAATAGTATTTGAACCCTTCTTCTCACCTCAAGCATATAATCTCTTATTTGTTCTTGAGTAAGTTTGGGGGAATTTTCAAAAGAATAACCAAGTATTCCCATAAATTGATTAGTAGAATTTTTTCCTGGAATTTCAACAGCTACTAAGAAATGTGTGCCGTTGACATTAATCATTTGAGCTAACTTAGAATCTATTTGAGATAATTCATCTGAACCCCCATAAAAATATCTGCGTTTGTTCAAATAATCGAAGAAAGGGAAAATACTGGTTGGCATATCTTTGTATTGCCAATATACTGCTTGATCTAATGAGGTTTTTCTACATCTTTCATAAGTCATATCTACGTAATAAAAACCTAATCCGCTACTATTTGCTTTTCCATTGTGCCCTTCCATAATAAAAGCCCTATCACATCCTATATCCCGTATAGAATTATCTAATAATTCATTAATAACAAGATTAACATGCCTGCGAATTTCTTCGCTTGTAGCATGCTTTTCCTTCTCAATTACATGAATCCATTCAATAATGGTTTTAATAGTTTCTTTTGGATTAAAGGCAATGTTCACAGTAAATGCAAATAAAATTATTAAAATACATGACTTAATAATATTTAAAAACCCATAGTTCTTCAAAAACTCCAGAATTTTCTCAATCCATTGAAGGAAATTTTCCATAATTTATTGAATAATATGTTTTATGTGAAACTATTTGTTCGTTGCAAATATAATTATTATTTTTGTAAAAGCAAAACAAAGATATCTATTTAACTATAAATACATTTAGAATAAAATGAGTAAGTATAACAACGAGATTTTAGATAGTATCTACGAGAGATACTCTAAATTCAATAACGAAAATACTCTAAGCCTTAAGGAAAGTAAGGATGAGTATGTATTAATGATGAAGAAAGGAGCTAAGATCCACATCAAAAAAGAAAATAGAGGAAAATTTAGTGCTAGTGCAAAACGGGCAGGAGAAGGTGTTCAAGAGCATGCTCATAAAGTAATGAATGATCCGAACGCTACAACATTGCAAAAGAAAAGAGCTAATTTTGCTATACAGGCCAAAAAATGGCATAAGAAATAAAAACAAATAGTAATGAAAGAGTTCTTCCTAAAGATGTTTACTGCTCATTCAGGGTTGAGTAGTAAAAGAGTATGTGGATTTTTTGGATGACTAGTTTGCCTATTTATATGTGTTTATTGTACCATCATGGTAATTCCAGCTCCAGAAGTTGTAGAATTATTATTCATATGCAGCACATCTTTATTAGGAATAGATAGTATTACAGGAATCTGACATAAAAATATAAATAAATAAATGAAAACATATAAGATATGATACATATTAGGCTTGTTATTTATGGGATTATTTTTCCTTAGCACATTATCTACAGGAACTCCATTATATGTCTTAATAAGCCTAATATGTTTTTTAATTAGTGCAAAATATTATAAAGAATAATGATTAAACAATTTATAAGCCAAAATATTATTGGGGTTAATGTAAGTTTCAATCTGGAGCTATAAACCAACAAACAATTGAAAGTGCTTCTATACAGTTTTATAACTTTGATATGTCAAAAACGTATACATATACCTACTCTAGAAGTATTTGATGTAAAAGTTTCTAAAGATATACTTACAGAGGAAGCTTGAGGTTTTATAGTTACAATTAATAGCCAAACGCTATACGACCACAATTATAGATATAAAATGGATGTAGATGGCAATAATGTTGGAGACAGTCCTTGCGATAAAGTTTCTGAAGGAGTTGTTCAATTTCAATGTATTTATACAGGGCCAGTTAGTAATATTCAAATAATAATTAATTATGTTTCTAACTTAATTTTTAAGGGCCCTCTACATATACCAACTACAACTGCAGGATACAACGAACTAACTGGAGTTGATTTAATTAAAGGAGAACGTTATAGATTTTATTTTAGATTTGTTGCTTCTGGAACAGTTTCTATCCCAAGTGGTAATCCTGAAGGACTTACATCTATTGTTAAACTATTATCAGCAAGTAATAATCAAAATGAACTCGTAAGAATATCAAGTAGTAGTGGAAAATTAATGTGTCAAATACGTGTAGATTATTATAACAATAAATGAAATATACTTCTTAGCACAGCTTCTGCATCACAATTTTATAGTCAAATTATTTTAGAAGATATAATAAAGTTATAGTATAAAGTAAAAAGGAACCCAATTGGGTTCCTTTTGTTTTAAGTTCTCATTTCTACACTAAATACTTCGAAATTAATCTCCACCTTTAGTTTTATTATATCCATAATTATGATCAGTACTGTTATAATAAGCAATTAAATATATCTCAATTTGTTTTGCTTCTTTTTCTGATAGTTCTGAATATAAAATTTCATGTTGGAAATTATTTCATCCATATTTTAAAATTGCTCTAAAGAAATATGTATTATTAATGTAGCCTTTTCCACCTTGCCAACGCTTTATTAGATTGAGTTTTGTTATTCCAATATAAACTTTATTAGATGGACTAGTGTGTTTATATACAATAAAAGACATTATCTTTTGGGTACTCCCCCGAATTTATCAGCCTGGTTTTCTGGCCAAACTGAATAATAACTTTTTCTTCTTAATTTTTCACTAATTCTTCTAAGACCTACTCAACAAATACTACATAAACCAGGGCCAGGCAGATAAAGCCATCCCCATCTAATACTTTGTCTTGTATGTCCTCATTCATGATCTTTAATAAAAGATCTATTGTATTTCCAACTTGATTCTCCCATTAAGATATATAATCCTAATGAAATACCTCCAGGAAAGTCTCCTGCATAAATTGGAATTTCTTTATATGTTTCTTTATACTCTACATTATAAAGTTTGGTTAAGATGAGACCTAGGAGACACTGAGGGAACTCCCAGATCCATCTTAACAGTTTAATATATCATTTCATAAATTTAAATATTTTTATGATCATTTAGTTAATGTAACACGAGGAAGTGGAAGTCACCCTTGAGGACCGTGCAAACCATATGAATCCTGGATTTCTCTTATAGTCAAATATTTTGTACTTCCTGGCACTGTTTGTGAACTTGCAGATCCTTTAATAAATGTATATAATTCTAAATTATTTTAAACTAGGTATGTAACATAGAGTTCTTTTTAGGAACTCATGCTACATCATTTAGTAATCTCTGTATAGTAGAATCATCAAGCCTTTCGAAAAGTTCTTCAGGCCCTTTGTAAAGATTCATATCTATAGCTTTTTCTATGGGTTCAATTTTCTTAGGAATAGTTGGATTGTTTATATTACTTTTATAGAACTGATTCTCTGTTCTAATTAAATAATCACCTGTATGGTTCTTATTTCTAAGTTCTTGTACCTCTTCTAAGGTATATTCATGATTTGGATCTAAGTTATTATTAAATCTTAATTCCATTAATCTGGAATAAATTTCTGAAGGCTTATCCAAATAATCATCATACATTATTCCTGGTTTTAATCCTCATCTATCAATAATTTCTTTAACTTTGGCAATCTGTTCATAAGGTCTAGATGCATGAGTTCATTCATGAACTTCTGTACTCTTACTATCATCAGAAGTGGTTATAGTTTTCTCTTTATGATTAGTCAGTCCTGTAATTTTGCCTGGGAGTTTTCCTCTTTTAAAAGAGTATTTACTCATAGATGCAGATTGTCTAAAATAAGGATTTTCTATTAATCCAGGTATTGCCAATCATCCTGAATAAATAGAATTATTTTTAAGTTTATCCTTCCTCTGTGAAAGCCAATTATCAACTCATTTTCGAGTATCTGCTCCATCTTGAGCTTTAATAATTCCTCCATTACGTTCTGATACTACCTCATTTCCAAGAACACCTGCTCCAAGTATCGTAGGGACTCTTCTAAATAGTTTCAAAATGATATCCTTATTCTCTTTCCAGAAGGTTTCTTTAGTTTGTAAAGTATTAGAGCTTGTAGTTGGATAAAACATATTAGCATCTCAACCTATATCAAAGATTTTTCTAGCTTCTGCTTCAGTTAATTCTGTAAAAGAGGATCTAATTCCAGCTTCTGCTTTGTAACTCATAATTTTGGAATAGATATCTTTAGCACTATTTTCCTGAGTCATTGCAGATAAGAATTTCTTTGGAAACAATTCCTTCTCTGTATAAGATAATCCTCTTAATCCAAAATCATCTTTAGTTCCAACTAATTCTTGAAGAAGCTGCTTTGATGCAGCCTTCTCTCCTGAACGTAAAGGATTTTGTGCAGTTTGACTTATTTCTAAAATTGTTTCTCCAGTCTTTGCATCTTTAAAGAATGCATAGTCATGTTTTGGATTTCCTAATCTAACTTTAGAAATTTGTTTAGGAACCTCTAATCTTTCAGCTGCGGGAATACTTCCTTTACGAGCATTTCTTAACCATTTTAAAGCGCCATGAAAATATTTAGATAAATCATTTCCATAATGTTTATAAATTAAGTTAACACCTTCTTCTGCAGCTTTTACTGTATTTTTAGCAACTTCAGATGTACCTACTGCTCCAGGTAGAACAGCTAGTCTGGCCGAATCTTTATCTCCTGTTGCTGAGTAATGGAATAAACCATAGGGAGTAAATCCTGCTATAACATCAGCAGGAGCAGAATTTGCCCAACTACTTGAATTATATGCAGTAATAATATTATCTCACTTTCTTCTAAGTCAAGATCTATTATCTGGCCTAATTTCTCCAGTTCCTCCTGCTTGAAATTTAAGTATACCTCCATGTTTAGCAGATGCTATTACTCTTTTTAAAGTATCTGCATATTTTGGATCTGTTGCATACCCTCCTCTAAAAACCCTATCTGCAAATCCAGATATATCTCCAGTAAAAGCTTTATATCTATTATTATTAAGTAGGGAAATTTTATATTTTGCATAGTCTTCTAAAGAATCAAAATCTCTAAAACTATCATTAATATAAACATCTTTCCCATTAATAACTTCTCTTGTTCTTTTTACAGAGCCTTTTCCTTTAATACCTCCAAAATTGAATTTACCAGAAGGCTTAGTTCCTCAGGCAGATTCAAGTCCATCTTGTGCAACCAATGCTTTGGCATAGGCTGTATTTAAACCCATTTGAGAAAGGATTCTCTCATAAATAGGTAACATAGTAGCCTTAAATTCATTCTTACTTTTAAATGAAGATGAAGTAGTATTTGTACTAGTTGTATATGTAGGTTTTGATTCTTTCTCGGCTCTAGGTTCTTCTTCTGAAGTTTCAATACTATCAATTATAGGGGAGGCAACAGTTTGAGGCCTTGGTTCTTCCCTTTCTTCAGTGTTGAATCTGGGTAAATAACCTTGGAGCTCATCTGGCTCTCTTGAAATTTTCCTATACCATGTTTTCATAATTACATTATTTGATCGCTACAAATATAGTTATAGTTCTATTTAAAACAAAATAAAAGCAGCCTTTTATGAAGACTGCTTTTAAGAGGCTATGCTTTGAAAAAATAGATTTTATTTCCCTTAGTATTTCCTATATCAATATGTAATCATGTAATTTCTCCATTATTATCTCATTTTTCTACACGTATAGGATACTTAAGTTTATCTTGATTATTTTCGAGGATTTCTCGCATCTCTTTAGCGGTTAATTTAGCTGATATTAAATCAAAAGCTTGTCCTTTATAATGATAACCTGTAGGAGTTCCTACTCCACATCCAGGTTCTCTATAACCACTGTAATTTCTAGAGCCTCCTGCAGCTCAATTGTTACATATAAGAGGGGCATTTAGAATTTCTCTAACGTTCTCCAATGCTTCAAGAGCTTTTGGATCTAGAAATTTTATAGCATCATCTCCATATTGATTATATATTTTAGATGATACTAATTCTTTTACTTGAAAGTATTTATTTGCTTGCATTACTCAATAGGATAATTATCTGAAGACTTAACAGTAAATGTAAAATATCGTCATACTCCTGATGTTTTTCTAGCTATAATTGTGCCTAAATAGTAGAGCCAAACATTATATTTAATCTAGTTGTCGATGGGGGCAATTCCGTATCTGTAATTTTAATTTCGCATCCTGGGCTATGTAATATATCGGTTCTGATCAATAATTATTTCTTCTGAGTCAGGATCTTTTATTCAAATTGGTTTGCCAATGTTATAGTTTGGGAGGTTAGTTATAACTCTAATCACAGTCCCCCCCCCGTGCGTTCTAGTTCTTTAATATTAATGTTAATAAAAAATATATGTTTTATTTCTGTGTTATAAGCGGTTTAATCATCTATCTTATCATACTTGTTAGCACTTATTAAAAATGCTATTAAACATAATATCATATAACATGGGCTTAATACTCCAGATAAACTTTTTAAAATAAAGATTCCCATGAACGTTAAGCCCAGAATATACCATAGCTTATATGATCTCATTATTGTTTTACAAAGTATGTATTATATAAATATTTTGCATACCATCCGCATCCAACACCAATTGCCCAGCTAGTTACTGCTAGCAATAAACTACCAAAGTCCATTGCCGATACAATACCGCAACCTGCTAATACTAAAGCAATTATAATTGCGGCTATAATTAATTTTGTTTTCCAAGTTATTATTTTCATAATTTATTATTTATAATTATTTTAAAATCTTTGGAGGGTAAAGGTTCAGACATTCCTTTTAGTTCTATAACACTATAATGTTATAAAGTATACTAAATTATTTTTCTTGCCCCCCCCCCTAAATTTTGAAAAATGAATTGTTTAATCAAAGTTTTATAGTTTTTGCAAAGTTAGAAAAAATTTTGGGAAAATACAAGAAATTGTGTAGGTATTGTGAGGGAGAGGATAGTTATCTTTTTTGGCCCCCTCCCGTTTTGTTTGGAAAATTGAAAATTTTTTGAGACTAATTTTATGGAGTTATATTTATACAAATATCTGGGAATAATCCCAATAACAACAAAACTCTCAAAACAATGGCAAAAATCATTTCATCCGTCAAAATTGACGAAACGGCGATTTTCTTCACGTCGAACAGACCGACCGAAGGCACTAAAATTCTGTTTCTTTCGACCGAAGCCGCAAACGGCATTCTTACAGGTTACGACAAAAACGAGGACGGCGCGGCAGTGTACGCAAACGGCATTCGTTGCATCCTTTGCGACGAAGTAGGCTTGCGTCCTTACGTTATCCCCGTCAACGATTTTATGGCGCAAAGTACGGCGTTAATTAACAACAAATTCACGCCACAAGACAGCCACACAATCACAAAGCGCATCCGCACTTTTGGCACACCTGCTTTGCAGGAACTCGGCAATACTTGTGCGGTTGCTGTTGTGGGTGCGACCTATCCCATGAAAGTCAAAAAGTTTACATCTGACGACACGTACAATTGGACGACGTTAGGAGTAGACGAAACAAAGGACACCTATAAATTGAAAGACGGCGTAATCACTTACGACAAGAAAACAATTACCCTTGAAGAGTGTGCCAAATTCTTCGAGGAACACCAGAAACGGCAGAACGACAGACTTAACAAATAGCAATCGAGGGAGTGAGAAATCACTCCCTTTTAATACCTTTAAGACCATGAAAGACATTATCGACGAACTTTTTGAGGACTTCTACGCAAGTGCAGAAATTGCAGCGTTGAACGAGTGTGCAAATTCTCAAATCATTCAGTTTTAAGAAAGGGCGTAATGCCCTTTCTTTTTCTTATGAGGGTATGGAGTTATATTCCTACAAGTCTTTGGGCATCATGTATGTCCATTTAAAACAAAGCCCTTTTCCTGCCTAAAGTTGTAAACATTAAATTAATTATAAAAATGGCAAAAGTACCTGTTCTTAAAATTAAGCAAGAGAACTTCAATGGCATCATGGCCAATCAGGAGTTCGCAACGCTCCGCATCCAGAATCAGCTGGGTGATCGTTTCTTCATTCCGAAGTCTGAAATGCTCCTCATCGTAGGTTCGTCGATTCCTGCACTCGATCGTAATGGTAACACTATCAAGGATGAGAAGGGCAACGAGACGTATCGTTCGGTAGGTCAGCATTTCCCCGCAGTTCGTATCGTCGACGGCAAGCCGACGGAAGTTGTCGAGCTGTATGTCGGTCAGCTCGTGAAGCTGGACATCAAGCGCAAGCTGGTCTTCCCTGGCATCCTTTCGGATTCTCTCCGTAAGAGTTCGGATGACTTCAAGAAGGCCATCTGCGGGAAGGTTCTGGAGATCACCGAAGAAACCGAATGCGACGATCGCGTCTGGGATGCGAACAACGCTCGCTGGATGCGCGATCCCGAGGATGACATGAAGTTCGTGTCGCAGAAGAAGCGTGTCTTCAAGTTCGAACCGAAGGTTTCGACACTGAACGCCGCAGATACCGACGAAGCATACAAGATGCTCGAACGGTATATCACCGAGATGTACTCGGAAATCGCTGAGACCGTTGAGAAATAGTCTCATCACTCTGAAAGGTAGATGTGATTGACCGTATGTAATTACTTATTACGGTAAATATCGCATCTACCGTTCAGAGATCCCAATTAAAGCGTATACATATTGGGAACTAATTAAAACAAACATCAAGATTAACGGAGAGTTTTGTTACATATTGCTACGGGCGATATAAAGCTGGCTATGTTAAAACTCTCCCCTTAATGCAGCTTTAGCGGTGACAAGCCCGTGTAAATGCAGAGTCAAGGGTTTTTGTTGTTATAGGGAGAGGCGTGAGAAACCTCTCCCAAATACTTTTAAACTATGGATACATTAGCACTCCTTGGAGCTATTGCAGCGATTATAATCATTGCATACTTACTTCGAGATTTTCTCGACAAACCTTGTAAATTTTAAGCTTATGAAAGACACAATAAAAGCAGCTATGAAAGCTGCATTGGCAGATATGGGAGTATCTCAAGATAAATATCAAGCTCTTGAATTTTCTGTAAAAAGTTTACAGGAAATTCGAGAGAATGATGTAGCCATTCATAAAGAAACAACAGTAGCAATTAAAATAGTTAAGTAATGAATAAAAATCTGAGAATCCTTAAATGGATTTATACGGAGGGTTTAAAAGAAAACCCGATGCCATATAAAGAGTTAGCTGAGCATTGTGGAGTATGTTCTGCCACAATTGCTTCTGTGGTTCGTAAGCTTGAGGCATTTGGAATTTTAAAGATTTCCGATAAAGATAAAAGAAACGCCAAGTATAAGTGGATCAGCTCTGTGCAACCGAATGAAAGTTTGGCTATCAGAGTAGGTAGAACTAAACTTACTACTATGAATTTTACCGATTTTGAAGATTCTCGGCTTATTCAGGAATTGAAGAGTCGTGGGTATGTAATCTTCAAAGAAGTATAAAAATTGAAGAGTAAGGGAGAATTAATCTTCCTTACTCTTCAATTTTAAATTCAACCGTTGTAGTTTTTTCTTCTTTGAGTTTATTAATTTCTTTCATAGCTCATTGAAGTTGTTTCTTTAATTGCTCAATGTCTTCAGTATTCTTTTCTACTTTCTCATTTACATAAAGAACAGCTTGGCAAACTTTAGCCATGTCTATGGCCAAAACAGGTTTGTTATATCCAGCTTCATCTCTTTCATAAGATGTGAGTTCAGTTATAATATCTAGTTCTTTCATTTCTCTAGTTCTTCGTTTAATTGTACTTACAGAAGTGTTCATTGATGTCGCAAGTTCTTCTTGTGATTTAGCAACATAAGCATATTCTGTTACAGGATCTTTATAAGCTTGAGCTAAGTAACCCATAATATATCCTTTTGTTTCAGGGGTTCATTCAGTTTTGGATAAGAATTTTAGAGTTATCCTTTCAAAATCTTCTGTAAGCTTAGTGAACTCATAAACATTAGAATATTTTTTTCTCCTTGTAATTTTAATTGCACTCTCTCTTTCTAAATTAGCAATGGCCTTTCTAATAGTTGGGAGTGAACATCCTGAATCTGCTTTAATAGTATCCATAGACGGCCAACATTTGAAAGTTTCTTTATTCATATACTTTCTGATATGTGCATAAATATATCAGTCAAGTGCTTTTAAGTTCCATTTCGATGGATGTGGAACTTGTACGTGTTGTTTATTTGTATAGTCCATATTATTTGTATTTTTCTTGCAACAAAGATAGAGAAATTTTCTCTAAAATTAAAAATTTTCTCTAAAAATTTTCTGTCTGAGGGTCAAATCTTTCGGTCTGAGGGTCAATTTTTGGGGTCAAATTTTTCGGTATAGGGATCAAATTTTATACACTAACTATATAACCAACTAAACTCGCGTAACTATATAATAGCGACCACCTTGCGGTAGGTCGCCGAGATGTCCAATTTGGATTTTCGACCTCAAACTTGAAAATATGTCAGAGTATTCTGCAACAAATATAACACAATCAGTACTTCCTAGTGATGATAAAAAGTATCCACTTAAAGAGAATTCTACTATAAATTGAAATATGGATATGTTAATGAGATATTTTGAGGGTGTGAAAAAGATGAAAGGTGCTAGAGGGGACAGGCAAATCCTTCCTTCCTCTCCAGAAACTTTCTCTTTTTCTTAATCTCAAAATTCATCCTTAATATTCTCCCACATGGTACTTATTCTCAATCCAAATACTAAAGAAGCTACAACTTTCAACCTTTCTGAATTTCAACTCTTTATTGGAAATCGTCATCTCTTTATAAAAGACCTCTCTGGAGATCTTGCCATAGAAAATATTCCAATTAATGAGAATAGAAACTCTAGAAAGCCTTTTCATGTTTCTACTCAACAATACAAATTACAAATATTCAAATAGCCATGTCTACAGAAATGATTATTATGATGATTGGACTTGGATTAGGAAGCCATTTCCACAAAGCTTTGGATGAGTCTGGTAAAGAGACTTTTACCAAAGATAACATCATTCCTATCCACGCCAAAGCACTTACGGATTTCTGCGAAAGTTTTTCTAAAAAGAAGAAAGAAGAGGAACAGAAAAACAAAGAAGCAGAACTCGCAGAATTGGGAATTCTTCCTAAGTCTGGAATTTCGTAAATGAAAATGCGTAAGTAGTTTTTGAATCTTTTAAGTTTAACAATATCTAAAATTGTACACCATGGAATACAAAGCAATTTCCAAGAAAACTATGCGCTCCAAGGATTTCAAAGCTCTCAGAGCAAAGAAACCTGGTTATCGCACATACATCGTGAAAACCGAAAAGAACACGAAAGATGTGCTTTTCCGAACTCCGCGTGGATTCTTCATGCAGGAAGATGCCTTTCCTGCAATTGAAATCTCTGTAACACAGGCTCAAGCTTTCTTCGATAAGTATGGCATCAGAGTCGAAACAGGCTGGTAGATATGACTAGAGAAGAGCTCAAAGAAAGAGTATCAAAGCTTATTCAAACATTAGAGAACGTTGAGAGATCTCTTCAGTTTACAAATATCCCTGTACACGTTCTCACCAACTATATCAAAAAAGAAACAAACATTGACATCACAAAAAACTAAAAAGATCATGGCAAAGAAAGAAATCAAAAAGCAGACCATCGAAGAAATCCTTGCAGAGCACACTCCGACCTCCGACGCCGTCAAGAGCGCAGTCCAGCGTTACAACGAAGAGAAGAAGAAGCAGCAGGAACAGATCATCATCAATACCCTCGGCGCCATCGACTGCATTATCTGGGACCTTGTGGACAACCTTCGCAAGATCCGTGCAGAAGAGAAACGAGCTCAGCAGTGTCTCGTCGACGTGGCTGCGGCCAAGGATGCCTATCTAGCAGATCCCGATCTGGAGGTTCTGGCCCAGGGACTTCGCAAGGCAGGCATCAACCTGTCCCGTTATATAGAGTAACGGGAACTCGTCTAAGCGAGTCTAAACAGATCTTTAAGCTTAGAGCGTCTCTGGTCTTTATGACCAGAGGGTAGATAGAAGAAATTTAGAGTTATAAAAATTTTAAATTTCTTATTATTATTATGTTAATATTAACCCACCTAATTATAACATTTAAAGGTGGGACGGAGGATATGGCCAGTTCCTTTGAGACAGTGTCATATTCAAGTATGTTATCTAGTCAATAATGTACTTCAGAGAAAGTTTTACACGCTCTGTTCCATTGTGCTATCAAGCCTTAACCCGACTTAAACTTAGTCTATGGGACTTTGATCGGTCCCATAGGCTCTTATGTGGTAGTGATTGCCGCGTTGTTCATAGTTTTATTACTCTCTTCGAAATTGCCACATCTTGCAAGATCTGAGGGTTTGGTTGCAATCCAAGAAACAGAAGAATAAACTAAGTATTTCAAGCAACAACGTCGCTCGGTTCGTCTAGTTGGCCTAGGACGCAGGATTTTCATTCCTGAAATCATGGGTTCAAATCCCATACTGAGTACAACTCAAAATTAAATAAATGAAATCTTTCCTCATAACGTATCTCTTCTACAATGAAGAAGGGATTCCGATTCAAAGTTCTCTTCCTGTTCTTGCCAAAGATGAATCTGACGCAAGAAATACTATGAAGTTACTCTCATTTGGGTGCATTGAAATCATATCAATTCAAAGAAATGGATAATAAAACTTTCGGAAGTTGCTATACTTTGTGCAAGTCTCTTTAAGGGAACTAGTTACAAAAATTAAAATTATTGGTGGTTACCACTACAAACGTTTAACAATATCACAAATTGTACTTATGACAAAAAATCTGTTCTCGAATCGCACTCCTTTTGAGAAGTGTTATCTCGTAGAAAACGTAAAACAGCTTTCGTTCATTCCTGGGAATCGTAATCTCAGAATAGCTCATGTCAAGAACATTTTCAAAGCCTTCCTTAACGGAGAGTGGATTCCTCCCGTGTTTGTCACTCCCGAAGGAGAGGTATTGGATGGTCAGCATCGTATCGCAGCATTTCGTATGCTGAAGGAAAAATACCCTGACAGCAAAGCAGCTCTTCCTATGATGGTTGTTAATGTAGACGAATCAGCTCTGCTGTCGGCAATCAAGTTTAATTCGGGACATGCCAATTGGGTGATTGAAGACTACATGAGAGCGCATCTGAAGAAAGGTATTCATGGGTATGAGCAGCTTCGTGACTTTTTGAAAGCTTACCCTGAATTCGAAATCAAAGCTGCAATCCAGCTTATCAAGGGTAAGTACTCTACGAAAGAGTTCAAAGAAGGAGCTCTAAAAATCTCTGACGAAGAGTACATGGAAGCTTCCAAAAAGGCTGCTGCTCTGTGTCTTATCTCAGTGAAACTCAATACCAAGGTCGTTTTCCGTCGGGATGTCGTGGTGGCATTCTACTGCGTATGGGATAAAATCCCCAATATCCAGACGTATGTCAAACGACTGAGTCTCTTCAAAATGCCGCTCACTGAATCCCGTAAAGAATGGGAGAGAGCGTACGAGGACTTACTACGATAAGACCTCTATAAGTCAATAAAGTTTTTACTTTATGCCTGCTACGATTTTCGAGCGTGTGATTAAATAGAAATTCCTTTAAGGAATTCTATTATGAACGCAGGTCGGTGATGGTCACTATCTCAGCCTCGCCACAACGAAATATGCACTGTCTGCTGTTGTTTTCTTTTTACATAACTTGAATCAACTGGATTAAACCTTGATTTAGAGAGGGAATTAAAGGCAATCCTTATAAATAAGCCTGTATTTTACTTCTGCTGTGGTGACGTAGATGAATAAGTGTTTGGTTGATTTAAGGTGAATCGTTTTCTTTGATTGTAGGTTCTTGTCGTAAGAAGTAACCTACGGGTTGTAGAGTTCGGATTTACCAATCCTTAAACCTATTTAACCAACTCTACAAGCTTTGTAAATTTAGTCACTTTACAAAGTGTAGCTCTGCCTGCTGAGCGAGTCCTCTTACGGAGTTCGAGGAAGAATGCATGACGACTTGCGCCAAGGTCCGAAGAATGTCTACTTCGTCGACACAGCAAGAGATCTTTACTTGAAAGCTCATACTTTCTTTGTTTGTCCAGAGAGTGTAAAGATTTTAATATTTATGTGGCCGATTAATTTATCTATATCTGTAGCCTGGCAAGCGTTGACAATGCAGATATTTTTTAATTTGAAAATTATGATTGGAATATTCCTGATAAAAATAAATGTTTTTGGGTTTGTTTAGTAGGAACAACTCTTCCAACAGAGAAAGTAAAAATTACTATTATTCCTAGAGACTTTATAGAATTAATAATCAAGCCCAAGAAGAAAGAGGAAGAAACCGCAGCGTAAAGCTGTAGAGAGCTATAGTATTTATAGGTAAGTGCACTACTCTGAGGAGTAGAGATAGAGGTTCAAATCCTCTTAGCTCTCCAAGACTTTTAAAATTTGTATAATGGAAAAAGTGACACAAAATGTACCTGATATAGGTTGTACAGATCCTGATGAATTCGTGAATGACCTTTGTATCGAAGCCATAGAGGATGAAGAACTTCTTAACATAGAATAATATGTACATAATAACTTTAATTTTAGGAATTATAGGTGTCGTCCTTCTTGCTTTTGCAATCAGGGAAGATGAAGATGATCGAGCCTTCCCGTTGGGAATACTATCAGTAGTCTCTCTGATATGCTCAGTGATGCTCTGGTGCTATACTGACATCAAGCATGAACGAGAACAACCCTTAACAACAATTTCAACTTTTGTTGAGGAGCATTCTCAATACCTCTCTCCAACTACAGTGAGAACTATAAGTGCAACACCTATTCGGGAAATGCCTGATGGATGTTTCGTATATAGTGTTATTCTGGTTGATCAGGATTCTATGTATACGTATTCTGCAGTTCTGGACCCTGAGAACATTGAGGTAGTTAATTTTATTCTCGAAGAATCTATTCCTCGACTCGAAAATCATCAAAATAAAAAAATAAACAATGGCAAAAAATCGTCTTTTTGGTTGGATGTTCGTTGAGGACTCCAATAAAGAGTCTGAGACAGTTAAACCTTGTACTTCACAGGAAGCGTCTGCTGTTCCCAGTCCTGTCGTAACTTCTGTGCCTGCTCCTACGATTATGGCATCAGGAGATGTAGATACCAAACTGGTGGAACTCCTGGAACGCAAGATCAACGAAGCAAATCTTCCTGGTCCTGACTATCTGGAACTTCTCCAGTCTGCGGAACAGATGAAGCAGTATATCCCTGATGAGACTACACGTCTCAAAGCTGCTTTTGGTTCCATTCAGGGCATGGATCCTCGGATGACGAAGGATGTCGTTCTAGCATCGATTGACACCTATCTGGGTGTAATTGAAGCTGAACGAGGGAAAGCAAAGCTTCGCATGGAAAAGCTTCGTAAGGAAACTGTCGAGGACAAGGCAGAAGAGCTGAAGGCAACGAATCTTCGTATCGAGCAGCTTCGTGAGGAACTGAAAACTCTCACGGACAAGTCGATTGATCTCAATTCCGAAATTCAGAAGAATACGGCAGAGACGACCGCATTTGAAGCTCGAACGAATGCGACCATCGACAAGGTTACGAATCGCCTGAACGAGGACAAGGTCCGACTGACACAAATTCTGTAAGTATGATGCTGCCTGAAGGTTCAAGTCTCTCTAACTGGGAAAAACCAGGAGGCAAAACTGGTATGGTAGTTTTGGGTTTGTTAGGTGCAGGAGGGTTGATGCTTTTTTATAAAGCTCTTCCTTTCCTGATTACTCTGGCATCTAATACACTGTACTTTGGGCTGCTCCTGGGATTAATTGCAGGAATCATCTATCTCCTGTGTGATCCCAAGTTCAGGAAAATCTGCTCTACCACTTACTTTATGTTAATGAGAAAGCTGACTGGATTGGTTATCGAAATCGATCCTATTGCTATCGTGGAACAACGTATCCGTGATATGCAGAAAAAGTCAGCTGACATTAAAAAGGTAATGGGAGATCTTAGAGGTTGTATTATTCGTTCTAAGAACGATATTCAGAACGATACAAGGGAAATGCGTAATTGCATGGATGAAGCACAAGTGTCTGAGCGTAATGGAAACATTGCAATGGCAACAATTCAAAAGCGCCAAGCACTTCGTCTTAAAGAATCGTTAGATGATCAGTTACTTGCTCTTAAGAACTCAGAAATGTGGTTTGATAAGCTTAAAAAGCTTGAAGAGTATGCTAATCTGACGATTCAAGATGTTACTAACGAAGTAAATATTCGTAAGAAAACATTCGAGCGCATTCGTGCCCAGCACAAAGCTTTCAAATCTGTAATGTCTATCGTTAAGGGAGACCCTGACGAATTGGCAATGTTCACTGATGCTATGGATTTCATGGCAAAGGATATCTCGGATAAAATCGGAGAGATGGAACATGTCATTGACTCTACTACGGGTATGCTGGCTGACCTGGACGCAAAGAATGGTGTTGCCAATATGAGGGCAGAAGAATTGTTGGAACGATACAACAAGTCAGGAATTGACAGTCTCTTTAATAAGTTCTCTGATGGTCGTAAGGCTATCGCTGCACCGAAAGTAGGGGAGTATGTTCAGTTCCAAGAAATTCTCAAAGTCCCCGTAAATGGTAACGAAGCCGCTCCCAAGTCCCTCGACGATTTCTGGGGTGAGTAAATTCTTTCTGAATAATAGAAATATTGCTATATGTATTCTTCTAAATACTGTAGTGATATTTCTGTTGTCCTTTCGTCGATTCCAACATATCCTTCTACCACTAGATGTGGCGTTTACTATATTCTTTATAATAGAGATGATTGTCAAGATTAGATGTCTTGGTAAATCATTCTTTAAGGATAAAGAATGTGTTTTTGATTTATTAATTGTTGTAGTTTCATCAATCCCATTATTTGGGTTATTCAGTTTAGATTGGATTCAAGTAATGCGATTGACTCGAATATTTAAGAGTCTTCGATTGTTTGAATTGATTCCTAATTACAAAAAGTTACTCATCAATTTTAGGTTAGTAATTCGAAGTTGCATTGGAATCTTAGTAGGATTATCTATTTTGATTTTTCTATTATCAATTATTCTGTCTTCTTTATATGGAAATATAGTTCCAGAGTATTTTGGAAATCCCCTTGAAAGTATTTATTCAGTTTTCCGATTGTTTTCTATTGAGGGTTGGTATGATATTCCAAATGCTATTTCTGAGCGTAGTTCCTATGTAATGGGATATTTATCTAAGTTTTTCTTATCAGGTATAGTTCTTGTTTTTGGCATATTCGGAATGGGATTTGTATCATCTATGTTTATTGATGAGGTAACTTCAGATAATAATGATGAAGTTCTACAACGATTAAGTAAGTTAGAAGAAATTTTAAAGAAAATACAAGAAAATGGCACAACTTAAGCCAGGATTCAAAGTAGTCCTGATCATGGTCGCTGTAATTGCAGCATTTTTCGTAATCAAAGCCGTCGTCCCTTCCTCTTCGTCGTCGGGGTCATCCTCTACTTCGGGTCTCGGCGACATCTTCGGAGGAAAACCGACCATCAACATCGGAGTTAACACGTATGCGGGGTTCGCTCCCATCGTGTGGATTAATGGTGGTCTTCGTCCCAATGACGAGTCTATCCTGACTAAGGAGTATGGCATTCGTGCCAATATTATTATCCAGGATGATTTTGTTGCTGGACGTAACGCTTTCCTGAATGGGGATATCGACCTTATTTATTGTACTACGGATGTATTGGCCGTAGAGATGGGTGAAGGTTCCGCAATGAACAGTGCTAAGTATGTAATGATGCTTAACCGTTCTCAGGGGGCAGATGCAATGGTAGTTACCAAGAATATTCGTACCGTTGCAGATCTTAAGGGTAAAAAGATTGCAGTAGCTGAAGGAACTGCATCTCATACTCTTCTTCTGAATATTCTTGAAACGAATGGGATCAGTCAGCATGACGTAACACTTGTGAAAGTTGATAACGGTGGTGCTGCAGCTGACACATTCAAAGCAGGTCAGGTAGATGCTTGTGTTACATGGGCACCTGATGATCAGGCTTGTGTAGATGCTATTCCTGGTTCGAGAGTCCTCGTTTCAACCAAACATGCAAAAGACCTTGTAACAGATGGTCTTGTAGGAAAGGCAGAGTGGCTGGATAAGAATCATAACGATGTTAAAAAACTTATTTCTGCAATTCTGTATGCAAATTCGAAGTTAAATCAGGATCCTGCAACTGTAAAGGAAGCATCAAAGATTTTTGCAAAAGCGTTCGGTACTGACCCTGAGTTTGCTGAAATTGGATGTAGTAATATCTGGTTTGCAACCCTCGGTGATGAAGAGAATTTCTTTGGCATGACTTCTGATTATATGGGAATGAAGGCTGAGGAGATCTATTCAAAGATGGCTCGGACCTATGCTAATCTTGGACTTACTAAGAATCCTCTGGGTTGGCGTAAGGTATCGGATATGTCGTTCATCGAGGAGCTTTCCAATGAGGGTACTGTACAAGGCAATCAGGCTCCTCAACCCGCAGTTAAGTTCTCTGCTGTAACATCAGAAGTCAGGGAAAAACAGGCAATTTCTAATAAGAAGTTGACTATTAATTTCCCTGTCAATGGTGACATCCTCGACAATGATGCTCGAGCTCTTATTGATCGAGAGTTTGTTCCGATTGCTAAGCAGTTCAACAACGCACGTGTTCGTATTGAAGGTAACACTGACAATACGGGTAATCGTGCGTACAACGAGTCTCTTTCGTCTCGACGGGCTCAGGCTGTAGCTAATTATTTAATTAATGACTACGGTTTTGATCCCAATCGATTCATTATCGTTGGTAACGGTCCCAAGAATGCAATCCGTGATGGTGTGCAGGGTTCCAACATCAACTACCGAACAACTGATTTCATGCTCGTAACTGAGTAGTATGCAGTTGTTCAAAATGGGTGGAACGATCACCCATAAACAAGCATTGGTAACAGGTATCATAGGAGCAATAGTTCTGCTGCTCCTATGGTATCTAGTTACCATGTCAGGGGAAATCATTCGTCCTCAGATTTTACCAAATCCTATAAATGTGCTCAAGGCATATCCAGATTTAATCTCTAACTCAGCCCTCTTTACCAATACTTGGTATACAGTAAAGCTGAACCTTATGGGATATTTCTATGCTTTAATCATTGCAATCCCTTTGGGCCTTATTATAGGATTGTTTCCCGTTACTAAAGCGTTATTCGGTAAGTACTTTGATGCCCTTCGTTATCTCCCTATACCTGCAGTGTCTGGCATTTTTATCGCTGCTATAGGTATTGGATTCGATATGAAGGCTAGTTTTTTGGCTTTCGGCATTATTATTTACATTCTTCCTGTTGTTGTTCAACGAGTTTCCGAACTTCAGAATCCCGCTAATGATAAGGATTATGTGTATTTACAAACCATTTCAACGTTAGGTGCAACTAATTGGCAGAAATTTCGATACGTTTATTTTCCTTATGTAATGCAGCGAGTTTCCACTGATGTCATTAATCTAACTGCTATTTCTTACACTTATATAGTGATTGCAGAAACCCTTAACAAGGAAGGTGGCATTGGTGCGCTGATAAACATAATGAGCAGACAGTCAAGAACTGCTGAAGTCTATGCACTTCTTTTCTTGATTATTGCTATCGGAATTCTCCAAGATGTCCTTCTAAAGAAATTGGATGTTGTACTCTTTCCTTCAAAGTACAATAAACCATCCATCAAATCCAAAATAATGAAATAAGTATGGGGCTCTTTGATGGTTTAACTGGATCCGTTCCAGTTCCCACATCTCGTTATGAGGCCGTGGATGTAATTAACTTAAGAAATCTTAACCAGTCTTTTGATACTCCTAAAGGAAAGTTCACTCTCTTTAAGGATTTCAGTCTGGATATAAAAGACTTCTCAGGAGAAGGGCAGTTTATCAGTATCTTAGGAAAGAGTGGTTGTGGTAAATCTCAGCTGCTCAAAATCATCTCTGGGCTTACACAGCCAGATTCAGGTGAAGTTCTTGTCTATGGAAAACCACAGACAGGAAAAATTCCTATGGTATTTCAACAGTATTCTTCATTTCCATGGATGTCAGTTCTTGACAATGTAAAACTTCCGCTTATTCTTCGAGGAGTTTCTGATAAAGAAGCTACAGAGAGGGCTATGGAAATGATCAAAATTGTAGGTCTGGAAGGTAATGAAACTAAATGGGGTCAGTATCCTGTGTTATCGGGAGGACAGCTTCAACGAGTTTCAATGGCGCGAGCCCTGGTTGCAGATAACAAAATTCTTTTGTTAGATGAAGCCACTGGTGCATTAGATATTGTTATGAAACGAGAGATTCAGAACACCATTTTGGATATCTATTATAACGCCAAATTCGATCCTACAATCCTCAATGTTACACATAGCATTGAGGAGGCTGTATATCTCTCAAATCGAATTTACATTTTAGCTCCTAATCCCTGTAAAGTTCAGGCTGTCATTGATGTTAACTTTGACGGTAGGAGAACGGATGCAATTCGTCAAACTACAGCATTTGCAAATTATGTGAAACAAGTAGAACAAGTAATGTCAGAAACACATGAGTAAAATCAATTTCAAAGCTTTTCCTATGTATTTCAAGGAGAAGGTCTATGATGCCGAGGGCAATGTAAAGCGTAACAAAAATGGCGAAATCGTTTACCAGCGCGTACAGCGTATGGTACGTCATAACGCAGCCTACTTTCCTAATTGAAAGTAAAACGGTTCTTTGAAACTCTGGTCGGAGATTAAACTCTCCGACTTTTATGGTGGAGTCGTCTAGCGATTTAGGACGCCAGTTCTCAGCTGGAAACAGTAGTTTGAATCTGCTTTCCACTACACTATTTTAATTATTTAATTTAGTTAGGGGTGCTCCTATATAATGCACGGTAGGATATTACCTAAGTATGCCCGAGCTAGTTGCTGAAAATCTCGTTAAACTTTAGAAATGTGGGTTTCAGAATTTATAATCCCCGCAGCTAAAAATTCCCAGATACTATCAACTGGGAGCCTAACGGTATCCTCTTTGATAGTATCTATTTGGTCTGTTCGTCTAGTGATCTAGGACATTATCTTCCAAGGTAAAGACAGAGGTTTGAATCCTTTACAGACTACTAATATTAGTAAACTATGAAGCTTAACAAATATAAAATGAAAATAGGAATTCCTGAGTCTGTGGAATTTCTTGTATATGGAAAAGATAATTTTGAGATTCCCAAGGAGATAGAAGAGATAACTCTTCTTCAGGAAAATCTCAATAAAGAAGAGCTGGATGCTAACTTTGATCTTCCTATATATGAATTTACTGATTTTATGATTCTTTTCCTTCCTTTTAAAGGGAAACAGAAGAGAACTAGGGACAAAATTCTAAATGAAGTAGGAATTGTTTGTTGGGGAGACTTAGAAGTTGCGTATTACAACATTCGAAAGCATGGAAGTGCTCTTTCTAAAAAACAGCAAGAGCTAGTTATTGAAAAATACTCAGAAATAATCAATGGAATATAAACGTGTAAAACTCACAAAAGTAGGACTCACTGGTAGAATTCCTGATGGATTGCATCCTAACGGAATTGAAGTGGGTTATATAAAGGAAGGTTATATGGTAGAGCCTCCTAAAGTTGGAGAAATGTTTCTTCTCTATCCTTACAATAAAGTAGCCTTTGGTAATACTCCCATTTTTCATACTTCTCTTGTAACAGAGGTAATCTCAGCTACTGAATTCAGAACGTTAAACAGTTTATATAAAATCGAAGTAATATGGAAGGATTAGGTTGGTGGATATACTTGTGCTCTGTTGCTGGAGGGATATTAACTGTCTCATTGATATTCTCCATAGTATTCTTAGCTGCTTTTCTTATTACTTCTGTTGCATATTATGATGATGAATGTGAATTGAGGACAGCCAAGAAATGGCGGAAATATACTGGCATCATTGGGATAATTTCCGTAGTGTTTGCTATCTTGGTTCCTTCAAGATCTATCTGTTACCAAATTTTTGGAGTTACAGTTGCAACAGAAGTAATTAAAAATTCTGAGGCATTACAGGAGCTCCCTGAAAAGTCTTTTGAAGCTATTAATAGACTTTTAGATTCTATTGCTTCGGAAGATAAAGAAGAAGGAAACTAGTTTTTAATACACGGGCTGCAACCTGTTGTTGAAACGCTAATGTATGGGTATAGAAGAAATTACAGTTTCTCTATTAGCATGTAGAAAAACTACATGTAGAGAAGGAACCCATACTAAAACTATGAAGTTCTTAAAGGACGATAAACATTGCCCATATCTCTTTGATCGGAGATATGGGCTCTATTCTTAGTTTATTACCCACTTTCGAAGATACTTATTCCTATTAGTCCCCTCTAAGGCATTGTCGCTTAGAACTGGCATGAGAGAATCTGATTCCACAGATGTTAAGTATTGTAGATTAATTTGGATTGGATAGAACGACTGTAACTATGAATCTGAAAAAGACTATTTGGTAGGCACTTCTCCTGTAGGCATACAGACCAATACAAATTACCAGTTGGAAAATGCTGGAGTGGGTAATTTTTAACCAAACTATCTTATGAAAGTAGATTTTTCGAAAGTAAAGTATGACAATCCGTGTTTGTCATGCTCTCATACAGACATTATGTACTGTCACAATTGTATCCACTATCTGAGTAGGCACCGTATAAACTAAAGGATATAAGTATGTACTCAATTTATTACAAAGGAATATGAAGTCTCAGAGAAGCTATTCCTTAATATAGGTTTATGTATACTTCAATTTAAGCAAGCGTCTATCGTTGATAAGCCTGCCTTTATCGAAATTTTCCAAGAAAGATGTGTTCCTAAGATTCTTAAATCTTCTGATTTTGATTACTCAAGATTAGAAGATGAGAGTCTTGAAGGTGTAATTAATACAACCTCAATTTGCGGATGAAAATCAAGTTCAATAATAAAAGAGGATGTTGGGAAGTCAAGAAAGGAACATCTAGAATTTCAATATATCCTGGCCAAGACCGTCCCTATAAGCCTGTAACCTTCATGTATGATGACGGACCTACTTATATTAGTAGGGTAGGACTTCTCTCCATTAAGAAAGCGGTTGAGTCATTCTACACAGAAGAACAACTTTTTGAATATTTTTGTAGTATCACAGAGTAATTAAAAATATGAAAATCAAGTTCAATAACAGCAAGAAATACTGGTATAAACCAAGGAAAATTTAACAAGGGGCTATATTACCGTATCCAAACCAGAGCCCTTGAGGCTAAAAGGAGCCATGGATTTTACCATGAGGAAGCTCAAAGTCAACAGTCCATTGGGTAATTCCATAGGAGTGCTGTTAGGGATACATTTTTAATTTAATTGGATAGAGGAGCAATATGGAGAGAACATAGCATATAATAATCTTATGCACGTTGTAGAGCTAGCTTCTGGAGCCACAACTGGTAACATTACTCATAAAGTTGCAACTATAAAGGGTTTATGCCGAAGATGTATTGATTTTATTAATGAATACGGATTAGAATAATCATGGGATTTTTAATTTGGATAGTGACAGGTTCAACAATTCTATATATTTTAACGGTAGATGATTGTGAAGATTTTTTCAGTAAAGTTTTTGTATCTATAATATATTTTAGTATTTTTGTAGCAATAGTTCTCTTTGTTAAGAGTGATGTAGTGTGTAATATACACATGGAAGCTTATGAAAAGGGGAAGCTTGAGAAAGTATATACTATAAGAGATTCTGATACAACATATAAATGGACCTACCGTGAGAAGAATTAGTTTTGAAACAGCTAAATTAGCTGCTGAGAAAGGGTGTGATGAAGACTGTGATTCTGTTTATGATATTTATGGAAATATTATAGATATAGACAACTATGGTTTAGGTATTATTCCTGAATATTGTTGTCCAGCTCCATATCAGGCGGAGTTACAAGAGTGGCTGAGAAACGAGCATGGAGTAAGTGTATTAGTCTATTTAGATGAAACACTATCATATATATGGACTATTACTTGTTTGCATCCTAGAGCCTCAATCATGGAATATCATCAGTCTAATGAGGTATGGTGTGGACATTATGAGGATTGCTTAGAAGCAGGCTTACAGGCAGCATTAGAACTAATGTAAAATAATGAAATTTTAGTGTAGAAAAGAATTAGTAATAAATATCATTTAATTTAGAGGCCCAGTGCTGGAACTTGGTATACAGAACGGTCTTAAACACCGTTGCCCCTAGGGATTGAGGGTTCAAATCCCTCCTGGGTCACTTATTTCATAAATTATTAGTTTTAATTTGAACTCATATGGATTTTATGTATCTTTGCATTTGAAACAATTAAAATTAATATATGAAAAAAATTAAGTAAAAATAAATTACAAGAAATTGTAAAAACTTGTAATAGATGAGTAGATTTATGTAGAGCTATAGAACTGAAACCTACAGGTGGAAATTATAAAATTGCGAAACAGTTGATAAAAGATAATAATATAGATGTATCGCATTTTTCTTCAGAACCCTGAAATAAGGGAAAGAAAATAAGATCTGAGAAATATTATTTATCTGATATTCATGAACTGCTAGTTGAAAATTCTCCACACAAAAATACGACAAAATTAAAAGAGCGTTTATTTTCCTGTGGATTGAAAATCAAGAAATGTGAGATTTGTGGATTAGAAGATTCTTCTATTGTTTTAGAACTTCACTATATAAACGGAGATCCAACTGATAACCGAATATGTAATTTGCAAATTCTTTGTCCTAACTGTCATAGTAAAACTTCTAATTTTAGGGGTAAAAATACTAGAATGCATAAGGATGCATCAGAATTAATTTTATCTGATGAGGGAGCAGAGCAAAGAAGACAAGAAAAACTAGTAAAAAGAAGAGTTCCTGTAGATCAACGTAAAATTAAACCTCTTGAAAATATAAAATGCTTACACTGCGGTAAAGAGTTTAAGCCTAAGGAAAAGAAGACTAAATATTGTTGTGTTGAATGCTATAGAGCAGCTAACTCTTCTAATAGACCTTCTATTCTGGAACTTATTAATAGTTTTAGACAATACAAAACTTTTACTAAAGTAGCTAAGGTATATGGTATAAGTGACAATGGAGTAAGAAAATGATGTCGCTTATACAAAATTCCTGATACCTCAAATGAAATGCAACAATTCCTTAAAATCTGGAATTAAAAATATAGCAGTTATTTGATTACGCAACTAGGACAATAACAGCTTATGCACGAATACGTCGTGACGATAGGCAGGTGATAGTGAGAAAGACTACCGTAGGAAATGACGGGGCAGATTGTAAAGTTCTATCCAGATACTTACCTCCAGCAGTGGCTAAAAGAGTATCATTTTTATTGAAATATTTTAATATATGAAAATTGGAACTATTATAGCAGCTTGTATAGCTCGTATATTTATTTTATTGCATGTTCCATATAATGTTTATAAGTAAGTAAGACATAAGGTGACATACAGCAATCTTTTTAAATTATTGCATTTGGGTAAATATGAACGTCACCTACCATTGATAGGAGTATGGCGCAATTGGTTAGCGCACCTCCCTGATACGGAGGGGGTTTCTGGTTCGAATCCAGATATTCCTACAAACATTGGGGCATGGTGTAATGGCAGCACATGAGATTTTGATTCTCAGAATCCAAGTTCGAATCTTGGTGCCCCAACAATAATTAAAACAACAGTTATGATTTGGTATATTATTTTAGTAATTTTTATCATCTATCTTTTGGTAGTTTCAGGAATTATGTTTTTCTTTGCAACTAAGTTCGGATTGGTAAATACTATTGTTCAATGGGAAAAGAAAGATACTTTTTATATCTTTTGCCCCATTGTGCATTTATTTACATTGTACTATTTCTGGACTCTCAAATAGGACGCCTTGCCTGAATTGGTTAAAGGAGCTGCCTGCAAAGCAGTTTTGTGTGGGTTCGAGCCCTACAGGCGTCTCAATACATTGCGAGGTAGACTGGAGATGGTCCCAGCTCGGTCTCATAAGCCGATCTACATGAGTTCGAATCTCATCCTCGCTACATCTGTTATTTTTATAAGGTATCAAACAGCAAACCTTTTACAATCAAATGACTTTTAATCATTAAACGATGTAAAGATACCTTTTTCGGTTCTAAGGTCAAACGGTTAAGATGTCCGACTGTCTCTCGGTACGGAGTGGGTTCGACTCCCATTAGAACCGCAAAAATTATAGTTTATGGATGTTAAATGGTTATCCAGTAGATCTTTCATAGTTGGAGGTACTACATATACTGTATAAGTTCCCATTACTTTAGATGAAGCTTTACAAGAAATACAAACAACACTTTCTGAAATTAAAGAGAAGAAAAAGTATTATGAAGGATTACTAAAGAAATTAAATTTTTCTGATTCCTTTTTAAACAAAGCTCCAATCAAAGTAATTGAGGATAAAATTAAAATTGAGGAAGATACATATAAAATGTTATTCTTTCTTAATGAAGAAGAATATAAATATACCTTGCATTTAAAAATCATTTTAAGAGTACTTGATTTTGTTAACCTAGCATATCAGGAACTTGACTATAAAATGAAACATAAATTAATTTCTGAAGATTTAGACTAAATGATAGGTGCTGATCCTTTATAAATGTGAAAGGCTCTCAAGATATATCTAAATAATAGAAATGATTCGGAGGGTTGTCAGAGTTGGTTTATTGTGTCACTCTTGAAAAGTGATGTACGTGATGAGCGTACCAGGGGTTCGAATCCCTTACCCTCCGCGCGGTAGTAGTTCTTTGTGAAATTCTCTGCGGTATACAGTTAGTGGAAGCATAAAAGAATTTCACTTTAAGCACCTTTGGTGTAATTGGTAACACGATGGTCTCCAAAACCATAGTTTAGAGTTCAAGTCTTTAAGGGTGTGCATAGTTTTATTATTTATTACAAAGTCTCTTCAGCAAAATTTATAGCATGGGGCACTACGGTCACAGGTTCAATTCCTGTTTAATAGAAAAGTTCTATTAATAGCTCAGTTGATAGAGCATAGTTAAAAATATAGAGACTTTATATCTGGGTATGGAGGAGTCAGGTCAACCTCGCTGGTTTTGGGAACCAGAGCAAGCTGTAATGGCGGGCGCAAGTTCGAATCTTGCTATCCAGACAATATTTAAAAATATATGAATAAGATAGATAAGTATTTAAGAAGGTTTGCATACAAAATTGAAACCTCTGAGACAAAGGAATCTAGGTATTATACTATTGGGGATTTAATCGTTAGAGTATCTAATCATATTGGGAAAAATTCTTCTGGGAATATATCAATAATTATTGACAGAAATAATTATATACTTTATGTTCCATCAACTAATAAAGTAAGTCTTATTTCTTATGAGGAGTGTAAAACTTTAATCAGAGGTATTGTATTACATGCTTCTTTATTTTTGGTTGGAGATTCTACATATCAAAAAAGTCTTGTTAAGGAGAATGAAGAGTTAAAACTTCAGATTAGTAATTTAAAGCAGAAAATAAATATTCAGGAAAGACAATTAATTCCGAAGAAAAAACCAAATGATACGTCTATCAAAGTAATTCGAGCTATTTTAATAAATTTAGAAAAGTGCAAAAAGAAAAAAATTAAAGTTAAGTATGGCTCTTGTGAATTTCAAACGTTACCTGACAGTACGATTTATGAAATTTGGAAAGATCCAGAAATTCGAAAATATGTTAAAGAACTTAAAATTAATTTAATATGAAATTAAATGTATTACTCGCAAAACTGGAGCAGGGTGCTTCCCAGTTTAAAGCTCTCCTTCGAGATTATACAACCTTCTTTAAGAAGGAGTCAGACAACTTTCGAGGTGTTAAAAATACCTACGAACCTCGTCCTGACACTGTAGATCTTCCCAGTGAACGTAAACTCATTGCGGTTGTAACAACCGTAGATGAGAAATTCGACTATTTCACTAATATGGTAAAAAGCTATATCAGTGAGATGTTCAATTGTGAAGCAACTAATGCATCGGGAACTGCTCGTGCAGATCTGGTTGTAGATGGCAATGTAATTGCTAATCTGAGCAGTCTGGAGCTTCTTAAGCTCAAGTCATTTCTGGAAAATCCTCAGCTTCAGGAGATGTTCCAGAACATTCCCGTTCGTAAAGATTCTGAGATCTGGGAACCATGTACTGAAGAAATGTATGCAGGTCGAGCAATTATGCAGTCTCCCCTTCTGAAAGGTACTAAAAAGTCTATCACTAAGACTCAGTACATTTTAGAAGATCCGAATGTTCAGAAGCTCGGCAGTGCAACTCACTATCAGCCCCAAATTGCAGTAAAAGATACTGTGATGGAGCTTGGTGATTACACCATGCAGCGTTTCTCTGGTGAGTGGACCCCTCGTCAGCGAGCATTAGCTCTTCAGCGTAGAAGTACTCTTCTGTCAGCAACTATTGCTGCACTGAAAGTAGCAAATGAGGTAGAAGCAGTAAAATCCAATCTGGATTCAGAATGGCTGCTGAACTATCTCCAAGGTAGGTAATAAAACAAACAAAATATTTGACGATAGACTTAGCTTCAGACTTAGACTAAGTAGCAAAGAGCTGTAATATCCTAGATAAATTACAAGGAGCTACATAAGATTTAGTGTTGCGTCAAAAGCTTTAGTCTCAAGTTAATAAGGATGTGCTAATTCACTAATAAAAAAATCATAAGACTGGGGGTTCGAGTCCCCCATTCGCCGCTAATTAAATCACTATATGGCGAATTGGAGAAATGGTTAACTCGTATGAATACAATAAGTTAAAGTGAGTTAGATGCACATTATCGTACAATATTTGAAAATACTGTAATTCATCAATGAGGGAGGAGTAAGCGGGCCATGCTTGCTTCTCCATTTTATGGCCCTGTAAGCAAATTGGCAAAGCTGCTTATATATTCTAGGTTCATAAGTGTGTGGAGGTTCGAGTCCTTCCATGGCCACAAATTCTTTACAGTTTTACAATGAATAGGTAACATACAGCAAAGTAAATGGTTTAAGCAAAATTTCTCTTTTAATTTAGCGAAAAGGTTCAAGTCCTTATTGTTACCTAGTTTTAGGAGCGGGTATGGCGCAATTGGTAGCGCAGATCACTTTTAATGATAAGGGAGCCGAAAGGCCGTTCAGGGTTCAAGTCCCTGTGCCCGCACAAGTAAAATATATGTTAAATGAGTAGAAAATACACTAAAGAAGAAATAATAAAATGCGTAGAAGGTTCTAAAACACCTTCTGAATGTTTATTGAAGCTAGGAGTTGCTCCTATTGGAGGAAATTATCCAATGTTGTATAATTTACTAAAATGATATAATATTTCAGTACCTTTTAGAATTGGAGCAACTAGGGTTAAAAGTAATTTAAAAAAAGAAGTTGATTAATGATAGAGGACATAAATGTGAAATGTGTTTAAATACAGAATGATTAGAAGATCCTATTCCTTTAGAGCTACATCACATTGATGGAAATCCAGATAACAATGTGGATTCTAATTTAATGCTTCTTTGTCCTAATTGTCATGCTAAAACAGATAACTATAAAAGCAAAAATCGGCAAATCAATAAGAAAACCTATGCATGTTCAGAATGTGGTAAAGTTCTAAATTTCGCTTCCATGACTGGATTATGTATAACTTGTTTACGTAAATCTTTAAAGAATCCTGTACGACCTTCTAAAGAAGAATTAGAGGAACTTCTAAAGACTAATTCTAAAACAGCACTAGGTAAGAAGTTTGGAGTTAGTGGCAGAACTATTCTTAAATGATATCGGCAGGATCACGGCATGGATGATTAATCTTGCATATGTAAAATAAAGTTATTATCTTTGTAACACAAGGTTACTTCAGCAAGCTTCTTCTACTGAATTGTATTTTGTTGAACAGCGATCTGGGTTCGAGTCCCAGTTATAGGAAACTTCAGGGCTGAGAAGTACTATAGTCGTCTAATGGTAGGATGTAAATTAGAGTAACCTAGCCCACTTTTTGGGAGTATGGCGCAATGATTAACGCAATCGGCTGTTAACCGATAGATTCCAGGTTTGAATCCTGGTGCTCCCGCTTAAAAAAATAAAAAAATGACTACTAAACAGTTAGGAAATATAGGTGAAGCGAAGGCTCTTGCCAAATTTGTTGAACTCCAAATACCTGTATATATTCCATTTGGAGATAACGAAAAATCAGACTTGATTGCTGATTTTAATGGAAAGTTGAATAAAATTCAGGTAAAAACTTCTGAGGAGTGAATTGATTCAGAAAAATTTGTCATTAGTTTAGTTAGTTCAACGATGCATAGGAATTCTGGCACAAGACATAAATATACTCACGAAGAAATAGATTATTTTGCATGTTATAATTTACAAAGTAATATATTATTTTTGTTACCTATTGAAGTTGTTGAGGGGCAAACTATGATTACGATAAGACATCCTTATGTTAATGTAAGTAAAAATCAATACAAAAGGATTAATTGAGAAGACTATACTTTTGAAAAAGTATGTAAAGTATTATAAAATGATAAAGATTTATCTTGCAGGTCCTTTCTTTAATGAAAAAGAAAGAAATTACATAAAAATTGCAGCAAATATTTTACGTAATCAGGGATATAAAGTTATAGTTCCTATGGAGCATTTCATTGAAAATGGTGAGAAGCTAACTAATGAGGAATGGGCACGTAAAGTATTTGAATATGATGTAGAGCAAATCAGAAATGCAGATTGTATACTTGCAATTTATCATGGTCATTACTCTGATAGTGGTACTGCATGGGAAATAGGCTTTGCATTTGCACATGATACAACTTGTATTGTTGCTCATGTTGATCCAAGTATTACAGCAAGTATAATGCCTGTTACTGGATGCTACTACAATATTAAATTCTCAGATATTGGTAAGATAGATCTGAAGAATTTACTTGATAATGAAAGGCCTTCTTCCAGAGGATTGAATGCTTGGATAGTAGAGCAGAAGTAACACAACTAGGATTTGTAGTGAAATGTAAAGCCGAGAGTGCGGTATGGACATTGCAGGCTCTGATATGAAGGCACTCTAATCTATCAGTATTAGTCCAGAGATCAGAAATGATTCAAAGCGAAAATTTCACAGTTGTGTTTTTACAAGGTCTCTTACAGCAACCTTTATTTAGCAATAGACTTTTAATCTACGGAGTTTTATAGAGATCTTTTTAATTGAGGTATTGGTGTTAGTGATAGCATGTGTGACTTCCAATCACAAGGGGAGAGTTTGAATCTCTTATACCTCTCAATTATAACTAATAATTATTAATAAACTAAATTAATGAAACGTTTTAAAGAACTTTCAGATGATATAATCAGAACTGTGTGAAATAACAGTAAAAGTTTATTTGAAATTTGTAAAAAGTTAGAAATTCATGATAATACTTCTAATAGAAATAAATTAAAAGAATGAGCAGTTAAAAACAAAGTGGAGATTCCTATTACTAACATACTTACAAAAGATAGTTATGAAAAGAATCCTAAGTTATGTAAACAATGTGGAAGTGTAATTTCATGAAGTAAGAGAGCCAATGACTTTTGTTCCCATTCATGCAGTGCTACATATATAAATTTAAAAAGAGGCGCTAAGTCAAGTGGTAAGTATGTTCGTGGTGCTACTTCTATCTGTGTAAATTGTGGAAATCTAGTACCTGCAAGAAATCAATATTGTAATCACAAATGCCAAGCTGAATATACCTACAAGGAATTTATTAAACGCTGAAAAGAAGGTAAAGAATTAGGAATGGCAGGTGAAGATGGATTATCTGCACATATTCGACGATATTTATTAGAGAAGGCTAATTATACCTGTGAAATTCCAGGATGTGAATGTAATTTCATTAATCCTTATACTAATTTATCCATTCTTCAGATACATCATATTGATGGAGATGCAACTAATAATAAAGAAGAAAATCTCCAGGTTTTGTGCCCAAATCATCATGCAATGACTGAGCATTTTGGATCAAGAAATAAAAATAGTACTAGACGATATAGATACTCTAAAAATAAATAGTTTATAGGTTAGCTCAAAGCCTATTCGAACAAACTACCGAAGTACAAGGTAATGAGCACTCCCTAAATGTTAGGGTAAAGTCGATGCTGATAGACAATAAAGAAACAAGTTAGTTTCATTCAGCAATTTTAGCGGCGTAATAACTCTTAACATATAAATTGATCATTTGTATAGAGTTTCTGTGGCAATAAAAATCAGACGTGCAAACTACGATAGTGTTTGTTGGCTCCTTAGTTTATTTAGTAGAATATGGGCTTTGTAACCCCAAGAGGACGGGGCGGAACCGTCAGGAGCCTCAATAATGAATACTATTGGAGAAGAAATTTTAAAATTGCGTCAAGAAGGATTTAATTACAATGAAATCGCCTCAAAAGTAAATTGTAGTAAAGCTACAGTAAGTTATTATTGTAGTCCTGGACAAAAAAGAGAAGGTAAAGAAAAGACATGATAGATATCCAAGATTTCTTTGACTATTTATTAAAAGATGCGTAGGTTTTAAACAACCTCGTTGTTATAAAATAATTACCCCTAACCAAGATTGAAACAACTCGTTTCGAACTAGAGTTTCTCACTTTCGGTTAAGGAATAAAAATTTGTCTCAGGTGTTTGGGTATAAAGAAGCATTGGAACATATAGGAGGTTTGCAAACAAAATGTTACCTTACAGGTAGAGCAATTAACATTGAAAATTCTGAGGAATATGAACTTGACCATATTATACCTGTTTCAAAGGGTGGTTCATGTGAGCTAACTAATATGGGAATTGCATGTGTTGCAGCTAATCAAGCTAAAAAAGATTTATCTGTAGAGGAGTTTATACAGCTTTGTAAGGAAGTTTGCGAAAATTTTGGATATGAGGTTAAAAAGAAATAAATATAAAGTAGCATACAGCAAATTTAAAACTTATAATATTGGTAAATTATAAATTGCTACTTTTATGGGGTGTTAGTTCAATTGGCTAGAATCTTAGATTTGCATTCTAAAGAAAAGGGTTCGAGTCCCTTACATTCCACAATCTTCTATAAACTAGAGTTCTATATAGAAAGAGTACTGTAATCTGTTAAGGGCTTATAAATCAGACGTTAAAGAAAAAGTCTTCGGGGCTGAAGAGCCCTGCTATGAACTTAATTCCAGTAGAAATACTGGAATTTTTTATTGGGACTGCGGTGTGCATGGTGCGCTCGTTGGACTGAAAATCCAGAGGTGAACGTTCGATTCGTTCCAGTCCCACTAATAGGCTACATACAGCAATTATTTTCTTAATGCATATTTTTGGATGATAACGTAGCCTTTCTTTTAAATTAATTATTAAATATGATAAATATAAAGTAGAGCTATAAAATCCCGACGTAACACCATTTGACTGTAAATCAAACCCCCGTTAACAAATTGGTGTAGTGGACTCTGGGGTAGTGAGGTTCGAATCCTCACGGCGGGACTAATTTAATTTGCGGGTATTGACTTTGTTCAATACTCGCTTTATTTTTAAATTTTTAACAAGATGTTTGAAGCAAAAAAGAAAACATTATTTGCTGTTGATAGTAGTAAATCGGCATCTAAATCAGCCTTTATTCAGGCAGGATTAAAAACTGCAGCAGAAACCACTACAGGTAACGGTGGTAAAGCCTATTCCAGTACAGGGGATCCCTTCGTTGACCAGTTTGGTAGTACATCTAAGTACAGAGAAATTCGTCCATTTGCAGAAATTGCAAAAGACTGTGAAATTCTCTGGGCAGAAAATAAAGAAGATACTGTTAAATTTATCTTTTTCTTGCGAATGATTTGTCGTAAGATTAATGATAAAGAGTATGGTACCAAAGAAGCACAGAAGGGTTCTGAACTTCGTCATGAAGGTATTATGCGTCTCATCTGGCTGCATATCAAAGATAAAGAAGTGTTCTGGAAGAATGCTTGGTTGATTCCCTTAGTGGGTTCTTGGAAAGATCTCTTCGTTATGCTTCGTTATGACTTAGTTTATAACGGCTGGGAACACCGAGTTCTGGATTGGCGCCGTTTTGCAGATCTGATTACTGCTGGCCTTAGTTCTGATTCCCAAACGAATCTTCTTCGTAAGTATCTTCCTCAGATCAAGGCACGTTCCAAGTGTACTACAGTAGAGGCACAAGCAAATTGTATGATTGCAAAATGGCTGTGTTCAGAACTTTACGGTGCGTCAGGAGCAAAGACAGATGCTGAAAAGTATCAGGTATATCGTTCTTATGCAAAGATGAAAGCCGCAGGGACAGCACATAGCTGGCAACAGCTTATTTCAAAGCAACGATATACAGAGATTGACTTTGATAAGATTCATGGTCGTGCCTTAAACCTTCTTGTACACTCCAAGTTCTTAGAGAATCATAATCTCAAAGAGAAGTATCAGGAATGGATAGGAGCTCCAGAGACAAAGAAGGTGAAGTACACAGGTTTTGTACATGAGCTCTTTAAACCTATTCGTAACACTGCTCCTTATAATATAGAGCAGCATATCAAAGATACTATTAATAAGCAGTTTATGACTCTTGTTAATAAGTGTAAGGAAGAGGGCAATACTACAGATCTAATTGTAGTACGTGATACTTCTGGTTCAATGGGTGTAGAAGCAACTGGAACTTCCATGTCTTGTTACAATGTAGGTAAGGCAATTGCTCTGTATTTCTCTTACTTCTTGAGAGGAAGGTTTCAAAATGCATGGATTGAGTTCAACTCGAAAGCTATGATGCATGAGTGGAAAGGAGAAACTCCTCTGGAAAAATGGTTTAATGACCATTCAGGGTACTATGGAAGTACAAACTTTGAGAGTGTTATTAACCTCTTTACTCAGTTGAAACTTGAAGGTGTTCCAGAAGAGGAATTTCCTAAAGGAATTCTTTGTATCAGTGATTGTGAGTTTGATGCTTCAAGTCTGAATAAGACTTCAGTTGAAAGAGTTCATGATACATTGACAGCTGCAGGATTTTCTAAAGAGTATGTTGATAATTTTGTCATTTGCCTTTGGAATTTGAGAAATGATTACTACGGACATAATGTACAAAATCGTGTTCCATTCCAAACTTATGGTGACGTCAAGAATGTCTACTACATGTCTGGATATTCAGCACAGATTGTATCTTTCTTAAATGGGAAGGTGCAGACTACACGGGATCTGTTTGATGAGGCTATGAATCAAGAGATTCTGTCTCTCATTAAGATGTAAATTTAATAGGCTCTAGTAGAAATACTAGAGCCTTTTTATTAATAATCTAATTATGGGTAAGTACCTTAAAGATTATCAAATTCCTGATTATTGCAAGGAGGATAAACCTAGAATGCCAAAGCGGCCTAAGAAGTTTAAAGACCAAGAGGGAGAAAAATCTTTAGTAAAGAAAAAGTTCAAGCGATGAAGAGATGATTCTTAAGAATATTTAGAAGGTTTAATGAACCATCAACTGATAGTTCAAAAGAATTTCCTAAAAAAATAGTTGACTTAGAACAATTTGACGATGTATTTATAGTTACTAATAGAAAAGTATATAAGGCCTGGGTTATGAAAAGAACCAGTAGACTTTTACAAATTTTTATTTGGGAGTCTAAAAAGGAGGTAATTATAAATACAATTGGACAAGCTAATTCTAGTGTTATTCCTTTTGGCAAGGATAGCTATTTAATTATAAATAAAAAAGATATATGCGATTACTTGTAGTAGTTGATATGCAAGAAGATTTTGTTCGAGGAGTTCTAACAGTTCCTGGTGCTGAAGAAATTATTCCTGGTATTAAAGCGAGGATTGAAGATTATCTTATTAAAGATGACATTGTAGTGTTTACAAGAGATACTCATTATAGTAAATCAGCTCCCACGAAATATCTTTATAAGAATTCAAGGGAGGGACGATATCTCCCTATACATTGTGAAAAATCCTCGGAGGGATGGCGGATCTGTAAAGAATTTAAGCCTTTCTTAGGATCTTGCTATATTCTTGATAAAATTAATTCCTTTGGATTTAGTCAAGAAAATTTAGAAGACGCATCATTGTCAACAAGTTCCGAATGCATTATAAATAATACATTCGATGAGATTACTATTGTAGGAGTTGTTACAAATCTTTGTGTTCTTTCCTGTGCAGTTAGCTTACAAACGATATTCCCTAATGCAGAAATTACAATTGACGCTAATCTTTGCCGTTCTAATAACAATGAACTTCATAACAAAGCTTTAGATGTTATGGAGGGTTTACAAATAACTATAGTTAATCGTAATTAATATGTTTAAACCATGTTCGGTCCTTCTTTCTGATTTCTATAAACAGGACCATCAACGTCAGTATGACCCTAGCATTACTAAGGTAGTTTCTTACTATGTACCTCGTAAAACTAGTATTCCTGAATTTGATAAGGTAGTAGTTTTTGGTATTCAAGCATTTATTGAGGAGTATCTGATTGAGTACATGAATGAAAATTTCTTTAATCGTCCCTTAGAAGAAGTTATTGCAGAATATGAATTTGTGATTTCTTCTACTATGGGAGTAGACCGTGTTAATTCGGACAAAATTAAAAAACTTCATGAATTAGGATATCTTCCTATCGAAATTTGGGCACTTCCTGAGGGATATAAAGTAGGAATGAATATCCCCTGTATCGAGATTTCTAATACTAATCCAGAATTTGCATGGTGTACTAATTTCATTGAAACTCTGATGCTCTCTGAGCTTTGGTATCCAATGTGTGTTGCAACTGCTGTAACTAAATATCGTAGTATCGTAAATGATTTTTATTCTAAAACTTCTGATATTTCTGGTCGTTCTGCTATTTCTGAGTTCGGATTTAGAAGTTTAGTTGGACTTCATGGTGCTATTAAAGCTTCGTGTGGATTTTTGCTCTCTTTTAATAAGACTGCGACTATTCCTGGCATTATGTATGCTTCAAAGTATTATCATACCCCAATGTCTGTAGTAGGTGGAGGTATGGCTTCTACTGAGCACTCCGTAATGTGTAGTTCTGCTGCCATTAATGGGGATGAAAAAGTTATGATTCGACGCCTCCTTACTGAGGTCTATCCTAATGGATCATTCTCTATGGTAAGTGATTCCTATGATTACTGGAATGTTGTCGATGAGATTCTCCCATCTCTTAAGGAAAAAATTCTCAGTAGAAATGGTACTTTGTATGTTCGTGGTGACTCTGGAGATCCTGTAGAAATTGTAACTGAGACGGTTTTCTCTCTTTGGGAGACTTTTGGAGGCACTGTCAACTCTAAGGGATATAAAGTCTTAGACCCTCATGTTCGAGCTTTATATGGTGATGGCATCACTCAGTTACGTGCAAAACAGATTTATCAGATTTTGTATGATAAAGGATTCTCTGCAGAGAATGTTGCACTTGGTGCAGGAGGATTTTCCATGCTTTCTTACATGGATGAGTTTGGGAATGTAGATATGTTCTCTCGCGATACATTTAATGTAGCAATTAAATGCAGCTATGTAGAACAAACCATTGATGGAAAAACTAAATCTATCATGGTCTGCAAAGATCCTAAAACGGATTCAGGAATGAAGAAATCCCACAGAGGATGTTGTGCTGTTTTCTACAACCATGTAACTGGTGAGTTTGATTGTGATGAAGGTATGACACTGAAAGAAGCTCATAATGAGCCTTTCAATTTACTTCGTCCTATCTTTTCAGATGGAAAAATGAGAGAGCAAACTACCCTCACAGAAATTCGTAGAACTCTTTGGAACGGGGAATTCTAATGAAAATTTCTATTTAATTTTTTTATAATTAAGAGGAAATGTATTATATTTGTACATAACCTCTTAATTATAAAAATTATGAAATGAACACAAGAACAAATTGATTTGCTTAAACATGAGTGGCCGACTGCAACTACAGAACAATTATTACTAAAATTTCCTAATAGAACTTATAAAGCTATTTCAGAAAAAGCAAGAAAATTAAATATCTCTGCAAATAACTGTAGAAAAAAGAAAGGGGATTTATCCTTTTTAGAACTTACTTCTTTAACAAAAGAAACAGCTTATTGATGGGGATTTATAATGGCAGATGGACATTTATCCAAACGAGGAACACTATGTATTGCATTAGAAGAAAATGATTTAGAGTATTTAAATCAACTAGCTGTAAAATTAGGAGTTGTTCCAAAATTATATTTACATAAAAATTCTAATAAAAAATTAGCTACTATTTCAGTTACTAATATTAATATAGTTAAGCACTGATTTTCTATTTTAAAAATGACTGATACAGCTAAGACCTATTTTCCTCCTGATTTATCTCTATTTTTAAATAAAGAGTGATTAATTTATTTTCTTATTGGTTTTATTGATGGAGATGGATGTCTAACATTATCACATACTAAAGAAAAAGGGATTAGAAAAAATATAACAATTAATAGCCATATTTCTTGGTATAATAACTGAGTGAACATAAAAAATAAATGTCGAGAATACTATAATATTAATGTAAATTGCAGTGTAACCAATCGCGGGTATGTGAAAATTGGAATATATGACATTAATTCTCATATAATACTATTAAATCATTTAACACAATTGCCTTATATGCAACGTAAATGAAATAAATTTATAGAATATTACAGTGAAAGAAAAATATAATCAAATAATTCAATTTCTTCGAACTTATTTCGAAAAAACTAATGGTAAGGGAGCGGTAATTGGCATTTCTGGAGGAAAGGATTCTACTGTAGTGGCTAAATTATTGGTAGATTCTATAGGTAAGGAAAATATATTAGGTGTGCTAATGCCTAATGGTAAGCAAGCTGATATTGAGGATAGTTATACAGTATGTGACTTTCTTGATATTAACTATACTGTTGTTAATATAGAAAATGCGTTTGATGAACTTATTCATCAAATTGATGTTTCGAAAATAACTACAGTGGAAGGGAATGAAGAAAACATTCCAGTAACGAAAAAGGCTCTTACTAATGTTTCTCCTCGTATTCGTATGACTATTCTATATACTATAGCTCAGTCTGTAGGATATCGAGTAGCAGGGACTAGTAATGCTTCAGAATTATTTATTGGTTGGGGAACTAAATGGGGAGATTTGGCATCTGATATTAATCCTATTTCTCAATTAACATGTTCTGAAGTTATTTCTTTAGGAGACTATATGGGACTCCCATATGATCTTATACATAAGACTCCTGCAGATGGATTAACAGGAAAGTCTGATGAAGAAAATTTTGGTTTTACATATAAAGAACTTGATACTCTTATTGTAAAGCAGCGAAATCTTACTTGCACAGGTAGAATACAATGTGCTTTTACTGAACAAGAATTAAAAATCTTAAAATTACATGAAGCTGCATATCACAAAGATCATGTAATTAAAATACATTATTAATATGGGAAGTGGATCATGGAGTTCTAGCACATATAAAGCTTTTGCTGATAGCTATACTAAAAAATCCAGAGAAGAAATCTTTCATCAAAGATCTCTACACGAAGAAATGGATCTTACAAAAAGTAAGACGCATATTCGAGAATCTAGAGATTCTGAGGAACACCCAGAATCTCTTCCAGTTTTTATTGCATTAGATGAAACTGGTTCAATGGGTTCAATTCCTGATAAGATGATCAGGGATTATCTTCCGAAGTTAATGGATTCTATTATTGATTCTATTGGAGTTAAACACCCTCAAATTCTTTTTATGGGAGTAGGAGATCATGAATGTGATTACTGCCCGTGTCAGGTAGGTCAATTCGAATCTTCAACTGTTGCAATTAATCAGTGTCTCTCTAGAATTTACTTAGAAGGACGTGGAGGTGGTAATAATGGAGAATCTTATTTATTGCCTTGGATTATTGCAGGAAATCACACGTCAATTGATAGCTGGGAAAAGCGAAAGCAAAAAGGATTCCTTTTTACAGTTGGTGATGAACCTACTTTGACAAGAATAAGTAGGGGAACTTTGGCATCCCTCACTGGAATGGAGTATGAGCGTGATTATACCTGGCAGGAGGCTTATGAACTTGCCTGTGAGAAATATCATGTGTTTCATATCCATGTTCGACATGGAAGTGAACATTATGATGAGGTAGTAGCTAAACAAATGAAAGAAATTCTTAGAGAAAACTTTATTGTGTGCAAACCTGATGAAGTTGTAGAAGCCATTTGTGAAGCTATGGGTAAAACTCTAAAAGGTAGCTCTTCAGTAATTGAAGAGGTTTCTGCAGAAAAAACTGTAGAAAATACAGAATCAAAACCTAATATATTTGACATACATCGACGATAATGTATAATATTGTAGTGGGTTGTACGTTTGGCGACGAGGGTAAGGGTCAAGTGACTCATGCCCTTTGTTGCGACGCTAAAAGAAAGCGTTTAAAACCTCTGGTTGTTAGATTTTCTGGAGGGCATCAAGCAGGGCACACAGTAACTACTTCATCTGGAACAATGCATATATTTTCTTGCTTTGGATCTGGAACATTTGCTGAAGCACCTACCTATTGGATGAAGCAATGTGTTATGGATCCACTACAATGGATGCGGGAACGAGAGGAGTTGGATTTCTTAGGATGTAATATCCCTATCCAATATTTTGATCCATATGTACAAGTAACAACTCCTTTTGACGTAATGCTGAATTCCGAAAGGAGTAAAGGTTTTACAGTAGGAAAAGGGATATGGGAGACTGTTCAGAGACAAAGAGAAGGATTAGCTTTATATGTAAAAGATTTAGCTTTTCCTCAAGTTGTAAAAATGAAGCTCCGATTAATTAGAGAATGGGCGGAAGATAGACTCCAGTTTAAGGAAACTTATTCAAGATTTGCTCATGTTTTCGATAACTTAGATTCTTTAGTACATACTTATTGTAAGATTTTTTATCCCAATATAGTATTGGAGGATACGTTATCTAAATTAGCATGGAAAGAAAAGACTTCTGTGATATTTGAGGGTTCTCAAGGAGTACTTTTGGACCCTAATATTGGATTTTCATATGAATATACTACCCCACTTCCATGTTGTCCATCGTGGGACAATCTTCCATTCTTTTTAAGTGATGATCAACTAATATTTAATTTTGTATATAGATCTTATTTAACAAGACATGGTAAAGGGCCTGTTGGAGATTCTATATTTAAGGAGATTAATAATCCTTATGAAACAAATTTAAATAATCCTTTTCAAGGGGAATTTCAAACTTATGAATTCAATAAGGAATTAGTCTTGTATGGAATTGACCATGTTAAATCACACTTTAATCCTGAATATAAGGTAAGGTTGATTGAAACATGTTGTGACATATGTGCAGGACATGACTTAGGAATCCCTTATAATTACTCTATCAAAACCTGCAAAAAGAATTTTGACTCTGTATGCAAATAATTAACTTTTTATACCCAGAAAAGTCAGAAATAAAGTATCGAATTGATACTTATCCTGATTCTCAATCTCATCTTGTACTTGAGTCTGAAATGGATAGACGAAAGTCTTTGTCGATATATACTAGACTGTCCAATTTGAATGATATTTGGATCCTAATGCAATTAGCTGATATTTGTCATCGTCAAGGTATCCAGATTTCCTGTCTACAAATAGCTTATTTATTTGCAGCACGAACTGATAGATTATTTTCTTTTAACGAAGCATTAGATTTGGAGCTTGTTAAAAAATGTCTTATCTTTGTACAAGCACAGCGAATTCTAGTACTGGATCCTCATTCTAAGCGTTTGATTACAGAAGGGGTAATTGATAATGACTGGCTTGCATTCTTTGCTTTAGAAGCAAGTTCTAATATTCCAGAGAATGTTTTATTCCCTGACGAAGGTGCCTATCATCGTTATAGGGTGCTTTTTGACTCTGATACGACATACTATGCTACAAAGCATAGGATCTCAAGGGATAAGTTAGAGGTAAAATTACCTTCTGAAATAAAGCCAAATACTTCTATTCTAGTTTTTGATGATTTATGTGATGGTGGGGGAACTTTCTTTGCAATTCATAAAGCATTACAAGATATTGGAGTAACTGATGTGCATTTACGTGTCAGACATGCTATCCAAAAAGAACCTTTAGTAAAGTTATCAAAACTTTACAAAACAATAACAATTACCAACTCTTATAAGGATTGGGATAAAGAAGAACTTCCAAACAATATAAAAGTAATAAAAGTTTATGACTAAATTTAATGAAATTCTGAGTGCTACTGGAACTGCGGTACTCAAGAAACGTGCTGAAATTATCAATGCTGATGCCCGCGAAGCAGCTAAGGATCAGGTTAATCTCATTGAGAAAGAGATTCGTCAGATTAAGTCCAAGATTATGAATCTGGAGGATCTGTCGATTAAATCGACCGAATCACTGGTTGTAGGTACAGACTTTAAGGCAGATGAGTGGGTAACTCAGATGTTCGAGCTTCGTGATGAGCTGCGCAACGCTGAAATCTGTCTGGAAATTGCTCAGAATATTTATAATGAGTATTTCACAGAACTTCCTGAAGTAAGCTGCGAGAAGAAGGCAGAATAATTTCACAGGCGGAGTAAATCCGCCTTTTAAGGGCCTTTAGCTCAGTTGGTTAGAGCAACTGACTCATAATCAGTAGGTCACAGGTTCAAGCCCTGTAGGGCCCACATATGAAAACTGTTTTATATAGAATACAATCAATTGAAGCTTCTGAGGGAGAGGGGTTTCGATACAATTCATTAAAAACACTATCTGATACAAAAGTAAATGAAGAAATGTGTTTAAGGAATGAGTTTGGAGATCATTATTTGGTTAATGATCCTGATTACTGAGTTTGTGAGATTTTAAAGGAAATAGAAGATGATGTATAGTTTAGATGAAATAGGTATTTTACCTAGTTCAAAAGCCACGGATATTACAAGTCGTAGTGAGTGTAGTCCTTTAGGAGACTTAGGAACATATCCTATTTTTGTTTCTCCTATGACATCCGTTATTGATGAATCAAATTATCAACTTTTTACAAAGGCTGATGTGCTTCCTATTATTCCCCGACGTGTTGATAATTTACAATTTAGACTTAATGCATGTAATCATGTATGGTGTGCATTTAGTTTAAAAGAATTTGAGACTTTCTTTTGTGAAGGAGAAGTAGCGGATGAGTGTCCTTTAGTACTTATTGATTTAGCTAATGGACATATGAAAAAAATCTATGAATTAGTCAAAAAGGCTAAGGAGAGATGGGGAACTATTATTATAATGGTAGGAAATATCGCACATCCAGATCTTTATTGGGAATGCTATGATGCAGGAGTAGATTATGTTCGAGTAGGAATTGGAACTGGTAGTGTGTGTACTACTGGAGTAAAAACTGGGATACATGCTTCAATGGAATGGTTGTTACGACATCTATCTAATTGTAAATCCATGATTAAAGATTCTCCTAAACCTAAAAAAGCTCCAAAAATCATTGCAGATGGAGGAATTTCTACAATAGATAGAGCTATAAAATGTTTAGCTTTGGGTGCAGATTATGTAATGATGGGCAAAATGTTTGCTCAGTGTACAGAAGCCTGTGGAATATCTAGAATTAAAGGAATTGATAAGGATCCACAACTTGCTAAATATCTTACAGCCCTAACCTTAGCTGAAAGAGATAGGATTCTTAATACAGGAAAGTATCCCAAAGAACGACTCTATTATGGAATGGCAAGTGAACGTGGGCAGAAAGATATTTCTAATACTAAAAAGGCAGAAGAAGGAATTGAGATCTGGGTTCCTATTGAATATTCTCTTGAATCTTTACTTTCCCAATTTGATTCTGCATTAAGATCAGCTATGTCCTATACTGGGTGTAGAACTCTTGAGGAATTCAAAAATGTAAAATGGGAGTATATGTCCCCATCAGAAAGAAATGCTTATTATAAGTAAATGGTTTTAACATATTAAAAGACAAAATAAAATAAACAGATACTGTTTATTTTTAAGCCCCTGTAGTTCAATGGAGAGAACCTCAGATTTCTAACCTGATAATCCAGATTCGAATTCTGGCGGGGGTACTAAATAACAGGTGCAGTGGTTACAGTAAATAGGTTTGAGTCCTATTGAAAGGTTCGTTCGACTCGGATAGCACCTCTAATAACTTATATATTATGGCATGGATATATAGAGCTCAGAATGGAGATTTAATGTTCTCTAAAACAAAACCTGAGAAAGTCTATAGATTTAAATTTAGAAATGATCAGTTTCATAGTGATGATGAAGATGTATATTGTAAACAACTATCTCCTGAACACATTATAAGTATATCAGTCTATGAAAGTCAGTTCGAATCTTCTGAGGAGCAAAGATTATATAGTCTTGAAGGTGGTGAACTTCTTACGAAGTTTTCTAAAAAAGATTGTGTTTTCGATTATGAATATAGTACAGGGTTTCCTGTTACATTTAAACCTGAAACTGTGGTTGCTTTGAAGTCAGTTATTGATTTAGATACTATTATAGTTGAAAACGGATTAATTGAAATATAACATGGAAACAATTAAAATTAACAATAACATCAAAGAAGATGAGGTTCCCTTATATAATCCTCAAGGCAAGCTTATAGGTATTATTAAAAATGAGCTTGCATTTAATGATGTTCGTATACAAATTTATAAAAATAAGTTAGAGGGTTATTATATTATTTGGAAAGATCGTGTATATAAGTTTAACAAATATGGGCGGCTTTTTGACTGGCCAGATGATTTATATCAAACATATATGAATCAATTAGATATGTTACTTTGAATTGAACAAAAGGATATTGAAAATAAAAAGAAATTAACTTCTTTATAGTATGAAATATATAAAAACATATTGTCCTTATTGTAATAAAGATACGGTTCATGTAATTTGGACTGAGGATGGATATGGAGCTTCTGGTATAGCTAGAATCTTTTCAACTATACTTTCTATGGGGATGTCAAATTTAGCCTGCACCAAATACAGTAAATGTGTTAGTTGTGGTGATATTAAAGAGTTGTAGATGATTAATCAGCATATTAAAGAGTTAGCTAATAAGAAAATTCCCTTATTTAATAATTCCTCTAGCTTATATGATATTCTAGACTGGTTGAGGGAAAGGAAATTTTTACACATAGAAGTCCTATGGTATCCTCATGAATGGTTATTTGTTATTTATAAAATAGATGACTCCGATCCAGAACCATACCACGTTGCATCTAAAGGTTGTAAAAGTTATTGGGATTGTTTGGAAGCTGGAATTATGAAAGCATTAGATTTTATATAACATATGAAAACACTTCTTTGGGTAGATGACGCTAGGAATCCAATGGAAGATGATTGGATGAATTTTAGTCCAATTGGTAGAAATTGTAAAGTAATATGGGCCCAATCTTACCAAGAAGCGATTGATTTTCTTGAGAAAGAATGGCCTGATGCAATTTGTCTAGATCATGATTTAGGGGAAGAGAAATCTGGATATGATATAGCTAAGTATATTGTGGATAAATGTATAGATGAAGGATATATTCTTCCACAATTTGCAAGTCAATCTGCAAATCCTGTTGGTAGAGAGAATATTCTTTGTTTATTAAAAAACTACGATAAACAAAGACTAAAAAGTTCGTCAATATAAACACGACTGGTTAACTGCGGTTCAGAATAGAAAAGACTTGCCAAAGTGAAAATAGAACATTTTACCATATAACTTTAAGAAGTAATCTTGAAAGCATATTAAATGTCAAAAATGTTATAATGACAATCCAGCTGAAAAGTTAGTTTATATAACTGATTTGGAAAGTGTGAAGGTGTGAGGAATGCTCTATATAGAGAAAATGATGATTGTATTATTTTTGAAGTTAATTGCGCAGAACTTAAATTAATTAAAAGATGTAAATATATACATGGTCCAGAAAATATAAAATTGACCAATTTATGACACAGTATATTTATATACATACAAACAAATTCTCTAGATGATTTCTTTTAAGATATCTTAAAAAGAAAGGTTATACCTTTAGAAATAATATGACTCAGGAATATATTTTTATTCATCCTTATGGTAGATATGCTTTTTGTATGTGTGAAAAAGTAATAGCTTACGAACAAGTATGGGCCTGGATTGTATTTAATAGTATATTTAAATAATTTCAACAATGCTTTACTGTAATATATGTGGATCTCCTTTACGATATATAGGAGAAACTAAGGATGCTAGTGGAAATGTTATAAGCATCTATTCATGTCCAAAATGTAACAAGTTAGTTTATATTTAGTATGTTCTTTCTTAATTTAGCTGTATTAATTTTTTGTGGAGCAGTTCTTGGATATGAGAGACAAAAAACTAACAAGGTAATTGGAATTCGTTCCGTTGTTCTACTGATGTTAGGATCTTTTATATTTACATATATCTCTACAAGAATAGGTGGAGATCCTTCTAGAGTAGCTGCCCAGATAGCTTCTGGAGTTGGCTTTATTGGTGCTGGAATCATTTGGAAGGATAAATCTACCAATATAGCTAACTTAACAACAGCAATTCTCATTTGGGTTATTGCAGCTTTAGGAAGCATGATTTCTATTGGATTACTTGCTGAAGCAGTAGTAATAACAGGAGTAATTTACATTGTCCTTAGATTTAATTTTTTGAAGGACGTCTAAAGGTTTGGAGAGTAATCCTTGATGGTGATAGGGCTTGCCTGCTAAGCAATGTGTGCCTTTCTGGCATGTGGTTCGATTCCACTGCTCTCCGCAAATAAACTAATATTAGAAGGGTATGGAATTTAAAGTAATCAGAATTATCTTTGATAATGGAACAGAACAGGTTTTTAATTTTCAACATGTAAGAGATTTCAGTTACAATGAGAAAAATAAATCTGCAGTTATAACTATAAAAGGAAATGGACCAAATTGGGATACTCTGCTATTTGATAATAATATTGCTGAATTATATATTTCGAATTTAGAGTAATTAAGGATGCCCCTGTGGCGTAATTTGGTAGCCGCGCTAGACTTATATTTAACACAATAATTTTGGCAGACTAGTAAATTTTTAGTATATTTGTCTATACTAATAAAATAAATTTTATGAAAAAGACAAAATATACTAAAGAATTATTGATTCCAATTGTAAAGGAATCTAACAGTTATGCTGATGTATGTAGAAAATTAAACATTACTCCAAATACAGGAGCTCAAACATACGTTACTAAAAAGATTAAAGAATATCATATTGATACTGCTCATTTTACAGGAAGAGGATGACTTAAAGGTAAGAAAATTACCACAAATCCTGGGAAAACTTTAGATGAAATTTGTGTAGAAAATTCAACATATAGTTCATCTAAACTTTTAAAGAAACTTGTAAAAGAAGGTAAAAAGAAATATCAATGTGAAATTTGTAATCTGACTGTTTGAAGAGAGAATCCTATTTCTCTGGAATTACATCATATTAATGGATGTCACATAGATAATAGATTAGAAAATTTACAAATTCTTTGTCCTAACTGTCATAGTCAAGCTCATAGTTATTGTAAAGGATTGAGCACTCAGAAGGAAACTTCTGATGTGAATGTGGGCTAATTCGGTGAAGGTATGGAGTTAACCGCCCATAATAACGCCGAGCTAAATAAATAGAAGGAATTTTCGTTTTTGTTCGTAATTCTTAATATGTCGTCCAATGGAGTGGACATGTTATCACTGACGCGGCATCTTCTATTTTAAATGTGTAGAGACTATATACCCACCTCCTAAGTCGAAAGATATGGAGAAGACATAGTCCAAGCAGAGAAAAAATTCTCTGTATGAGGATCTAGTGCCTTCGGGTGTGCAGGTTCGAGTCCTGTCAGGGGTACTTAATAATATTTAAAACTAATATAAAATGAATATTGAAAATTTTTCAACGATAAATCTTCCTGGTCTAGCAGACCTAGGAGATACTAAAAATTGGGCAAGTATTAAAGGGGATGATCCAGGGCCTAAAGGGCCTATAGGTTCTGTGGGATATTCAGCAACAAGTGTAGGCAGGGGAAATCTTACTTCTACTACCTCAACTGGAATCGGTACTAATAGTATCACTATAAGCTCTAGTAATCCGTATGCATATGGTCCAATTAAAACAGAAGGATTTCCTATGAGTAAAGAACTTTATTTATATATAACTGGTGGTAAAAGTTGTATTTCTACAGCACCTCCTACTTGGAATAGTCAAGAGAACTGTCTTTGGCATGCAAAAGGTTCCCGAGTATTTTCAATAGAAGGTAATTATGGACTATCTCGTCTTATAAAATCTTATATTGGTTCTGAACTAGATATAATTTACACATATCTTACTATAAATGGATTTAATGTTTATGCTACTAGTTTAGGATCTTCTGGAGAATTATTTGTAGAAAAGGCACCTATTAAAGGTAAAGAAGATCTAATTCATAGGAGTCGAAAGAAATAATAGAAAGGATGGGGATGTAGTGTAATGGTAGCACAGCGGTCTTTAACTGAATAAAATTATGAGTGATTGAAAAACAATTGAAAAGGGTTACTTAGGTAGCCTACTAGTAGAACAGAAATTTATTGAAAATGGGTATAACCTATTTAAACCTGTTTTAGAGAATGGGAAAGTAGATTTAATTGCAGAAAAAGATAATAAATATATTAAACTGCAGATTAAAACTATACAAATAGAAAGTAATGGTAGAAGAATAATTCCAGTGAGAAAAATATCTCATAATATGGGAGAATATAAAGTAAAACTGTATACTGAAAAAGATATAGATTATTTTATTGGAGTTGACTTAGATACTAAAGACTTATATATTTTACCTGTACATTTCTCTTCTCAGTATAGAAGTTCTATTGGTGTAAACAGTTGTCAAGATTACAAAAATAATTTTAAACAAATGGAGCCTATTAGTGGAAACACTAATAGTGGACACGATGATAACGTTGAATCCTTAACAGATAATGCTGATGGTAACGACGTCGGAATAGAAGAAATTCTAGCCGCGAACGAGTAGATAATCGTGCACCTAAGTCGAAAGATATGGTGAAGACGTACTCTAGACTACAAACGAAAGGCAGTGAAAACTGTAGTGGTAAGCAAAACCGTAAACGGGGGTCTCCAAAACTCCAGGTGTGGGTTCGAATCCTACCATCTCTGCTATAAAATTTAAAAATATGACTTATAAACAAATTTTTATTGGAGGGATTACTATTCTGGGTATGTATATGCTACTGGGTTTGATGTTAAATTTCCCATGTAAATCAGAAGTGCCTCCAGTAAACTCTCCTGTAATTATTACAGAAGATTGTGATTCTCTTACAGAGTGGCAAGTTTTTATCATGGCACTTGTTGAAGTAGAATGTGAGAGAAATCCAAAAGTAAAATCTAGTAAAAATGCAATAGGCCCATTCCAAATTACTAAAATTTATGTTGATGAAGTTAATAACTTATATAACACTAATTTTGTGTTAGAGGATGCTTGGGATCTTGATAAAGCTTTAACTATGTTTGAAATGATGAATGACCATTATAATCCAACTAGAGATATTGATAGAGCAATTAAACTACATAATCCTGGGGCTGGTAAATGGTATGGGAAAAGAATAAAAGATCGTATGGAACTAATTCGATTTAGTGAAGCACTAAGATTCAAAATTGTTGAACTTTACGATAATTAATATGTGGTGGTTGATTGGATTACTATTAGCTATTGCTATCATACTTAGTCCTATGTTATGGGCTATTTATAAACATATAACGTATGAGAAGTTGAATAACTAAAATTTTAAGTGGAGTTGCAATTATTTTAGGAATAACTGTTTACTTCATGAATGTAAGGATAAATGATTTAAATAAATCATTAGATATATCCGTTAATAATGAAAAAGCATACTCGGCTGAAAACTCAGCCTTGAAAGAGAGTAATATAGTTTTTAGATTTGAGTTAGCTCAAATGACCCACATGAATGATTCAATTCTTGTGAAAATGCGAGAAGTAGCCCAAGAACTCAAAATAAAGGATAAGAAATTAGAATCTTTACAATATCAGTTAGAACATATTTCTAAGTCAGATACTATTTTTATTAGAGATACTATATTTAAAGATCCTGGTTTTAAACTTGATACGTGTATTCAAGATAAATGGGCTAGAACTTGTCTGCATTTTGAATATCCAAATGAAGTAGGAGTGTCAAGTGAGTTTAACAATGAAAAATATATTATTACTTCTTGGAAAAAAGAACCAATTAAGCAAAGGAAGTGGTTCCTTCCAAGATGGTTTACGAAAAAACAAAAAATTGTAACTGTTGACGTAGTAGATAAGAATCCTTATGTAACTACAGAAAGACAGAGATTTGTACAAATTGTAGATTAAATGATTACAACAATACCTACAAAATATGATATAGGGCAGAAAGTATATTTAAAGAAAACTGCTCTTGACTTTTCTCGAGGATATTTCATTGATGCTGAAGTTCCCAGATCCAACTCCTTACATAATTACATCTATTAGAATTCATGTATATCCTGATTATACAAGGATTTATTACCGTATCAATGGAAAACAGGAATCTATTAGGGAGGATAAAGTATTTAGTTCTTTAGAAGAGGTAGAAGCCCATTGTAAGCATGATTCAGAATAGTTTTTTGGAAAAAGGTAAAGAGAAAGAATTAGAATTTGCCTTAGCTCTTTGTAAAGCTAAAAGTCTTTCGTCCTCTATAATAGAAGAAGCTAGCAAGGAAGATGACATTTATCGTCATATTGATATCTGGGTAGGAGCAAATAGTTTCGATGTTAAAGCTGCAAAGAAAACCAACCGCTCTGATTTACTTCCTAACTATGATATTCATTGGATAGAACTCAGAAACGTTCATGGAGATAAAGGCTGGCTATTCGGGCAAGCTGATTATATAGCCTTTGAGTTGGAAACTACTTGGTGTATCTGTCCAAGAATTTCTTTAATACGGTCTCTAAAGGGTAAAATTGATTTTTCTAATTTTACTACTAATAGAGATGATATGTTTAGAGTATATAGACGTAAAGATAGATTAGATGCTATTGTTAAAGTCGATAGTGATTTTTTGACCAAGGTTACGTCTAGTTTTTTAATTCCTAAAGAATAGACTATGATTTTCTCTTTAGTGTATTACTTGATTTGTGTAGGTATTATTTTTGGATCTGATGACGGAAAACCTTGAAAGTTTTCAGATTATATTCTTTTATTATTTGCTGGTATTTATACTCCTTTAAGTGTAGGCATGTATATTGGTTGATTTTTAAAAGAAAATAAGGTATATAAGGAAGAGTAATCTTCCTATATGGTGCGTATAGCTCAGTTGGTTTAGAGCGCCAGATTGTGACTCTGGAGGTCATCGATTCGAATTCGGTTATGCACCCTTAAATTATTTTTATGAAGACATTTATTGAGTTTAAAAAACTTATTCCCAATAATAAATTAGGTGTTATTTATCATTCTTGTAATAATTCAGTAATAGAGCCAAATATCTTAAAATGTTTGAATTACAAGATGCAATTTTCACTTCGAAAATGTAATCTTATCTATTGGAATATGCTGAAACAGCTTTATATATCATCTGATGATATGTTTAAATTTCTTAAAGGGGGAGTAAGTTATAGAGAAAGTATGACTGACTTAATGGTAAGAGTACTAAGAGAAAATGTAGCTAAAAACGTATGAAAAAACTAAATATAGCACTTGTTGCACATAATGCACGAAAACAAGAATTAATTGAATGGGTTAAAATTAATAAACACTTATTATATAACCATCATATTACTGCTACTGGCACTACAGGCAAATTACTTGGTAATATCATGGTTAAACAAGTTACAGAAACAGACTGGAAAGGAAATGAATATTTTGTAAATAAATATTTAAATGTAACTTCTGTTCTTTCAGAACCTCTTGGAGGAGATCAAATAATTGGTGCAATGATTGCACAAGGTCAAATTGATGTATTAATCTTCTTCTGTGATAATCTTATTATACAAGGACATCAAACAGATATTTCTACATTAACTCGATTGGCATCCTTATATAATATTGCATTTGCAACAAATAGAACTACAGCAGACATGATTCTTACTTCATCATTATTTGCGAATGAAGAATATTGTCCTGTAAAAGCAGATTTTAGTAGTTATTTAAATCGCAAACTTTAGTTATGTCAAAAAGTCGCAAACTTCCAATTTTTAAAGATAAAGGTCTTAAACGCATTTATCACAGAATCGTTAAAAGGAGAATAAAAAATTATTTAAAGAGTAATTTTTTAAGATTACAAGATGAGGATTTTGATTGTAATATTCCAAATCCTAAAACAATAGTTAGCGACTACAATTATAGCGATTATACAATCGATTTACGTTATGAAAAAGGTAAAAGATGGGGAGAAGAGTGGAAAGCTAAATTCTCTAGAAAATAAACGTATCTTAGATTACATAAAGGCTGTAAGGAAGAAATCAAGGGAAGAGGAGATCCAATTATATGGTAAGCCTCTTCCTAAAACTAAGATTAAAGAATCAAAAAAGATATATAAGAGAAATAAAAAATGACTGCATTAGATTTTCTTTATGATGAGTTTGTTGCATTTTGCAATAAGTATGATCTAGTGGAACAATTTAATAAAGGGTTGCAGATAAAAGGTTTTCCTTACGAGTTAAGCTGTAAACCCTTTATTTTATCTAGGTTATCTCCAGAAATATTTAATTACTCTTTACATTGGGCAGAAACTCCTACCCCAAAATCACATTCATGGAGAGAAATTCATGATCTTTGGGTAGAAAAAAGTGTAGAGATAAAAAATAGCTTCAAGAAGAAATCAAAAGTATTTGAATCATTTCCAGTATACTACTTTAAGTATAAAGGATATGATTATTTAGACTGTGTTTCCAATCATATTTGGCAGTTATACCATGTAGAACAATTAATTCCAGTAAAAGTTATAGGTGTAAAACAAGTAAACGTAGAAAATGGATGCCCAGAAGGTGTACAAATTATTTCAAATATGTCCATATGGGTATTAGAAATAGTGACTAAGTATAAGGGGGTTGTTGAATATACGGAGTATGACTTAGAAAAGAACGTTATTAGAATGTCTGATAAGTTTGCATCTATTATGACAGCATTCCCAGCTGGATTATCTGCCATTCTAGAACTAAATCTTTCTAAAAAGGTCAATTATCTAGATATTGACTATAATACAGGCAAAGTTTCTTATCTTCCTATAGAGAAAACTCTTAAAAAGGATTTTGAGTCTGAACTTGCATATGTAGATAGTAATAGGAAAACAACTACTATAGGACGATTACTCAATAAGTTCAATTGGGCCCCTTATCTGGATAGATGTGATATCGAAAGGATATCCAATTTTGTTTCTGGATATGGAGAAAATTTTAGCGTAGAAATTTGGGAACCTGAAAAAATACGTATAGCATATTTAGAAGATAATTATGCAGAAGAACTAAAATGTATAAAATCTACATTGCATAATTCTTGTATGCGACATGCTGAGTGTCAAGATTTTTTTGAGTTTTATGAAAAAGCTGATGCAAAGATTGCTGTGGCACTTGATAAAAAAGGCAAAGTTTGTGCCAGAGCAATACTTTGGCAAATCAATGATTCTTTATACTTTTTGGATAGGATTTACTCAATTAGTCCTTTTTACTATGTAAAGTTTGCAAAAGCTGTTGCAAGTAAGGTTCCTATAGACTTTTATAAAGTAGATAGAACTATATACAATATAAAAACTCTCACTGAAGTAGAAATGCCAGTTTATAGATTATTTAGACCGAAGTTAATAAATTATGAAGGATTGGTTCCCTATGTAGATACTTTCTATATATTTGATTCTACTTGTGGAGAACTATTGACTGATACAAAAATTTTTAGACTTCAAAGTACTAAAGGAAATTTAATACATATATAATATGAAAAATGCACGTTTTTATTACAGTGTTCCGCTGAGCGTTGTAAAGGCTTTAGTTGTAGGAACTCAAGATTTTACTCTTGATGATGTTGTTGGTTTTTACAAATCTTCAATTCAGCCTATGCCTCGAATTACTATTTGTAGTTTGCTTAATGAGGATCGTACAAAATTATCTTTTGGAGTAGCTGTATGTTCAGCTAAAGATCGTTTCGTAAAGAAGGTTGGTCGTGAGTTAGCTTACAAAAGAGCCCTTGAACATCCTTTCAAAGTAGCTGAAGTTACTAAAGATAATATTCGTGAAGTACGAATGAATGTATCTCAGGCTATTGAAGAAGAAATATGGACAATGAATCCTAAGAAATTCTAATGGAGTACGAAGTTATAATTCATGGTAAAGTTTCTACTAAAAATGTAGATAAATTCAAAGAATGCTTTTTCAAAGCATTAACAGATAGTGAATCCACCTTTAGGGGGAATACTTATATCTACGAATTTACAGAATACGAAGAGGTAAAAGATGATACAGAAAGCTAGGGAATTTACTGTTCCTATTCTTAATGTTAAAGTGTCGATCCTAATTGGAAGTTCACTATCCGTAGAAAGTTATCTTCAGGATGTTCATAACAAAGTATTCGGGCATAGTGCACCAAATGTGGTCGCAGAAACCTTTTATTCTACTGAATCGGATGCTGATGAGTTTTTGTATATTGCATTATACGATGATACAGATATAAAAGATTCTGCATATAACGTTATACATGAATGTCTTCATGCTGCTCATAAAATCTGTACTTTCAGAGGAGTTGAGTTAGATGAAGAGTTTCTATGTTATTTGCAGGGATTCTTAATTAACAAAGTATTTGAATGTTTGAATGCTGAACTGATGGTAGTTACAAACCATCAATTGACTGCGGAGGATACTCTGCAATAATAACTCAAAATGGTGAAGTTATAAAAAAACTTTACAGAGGTTATAGAAACACTACTAACAACCGTATGGAACTTCTAGGGGTCTTAGAATGTCTTAGATATTTTACAAACCCTGAACAAATAACCATATATTCGGATTCTCAATATGTAGTATCGAGTATTAACAACAAGCATCTTACCAAGTGGGTTGAAGACAATGATCAATCCAAAAAGAATCTTGATTTGTGATATCCGATTTATGAATTATTGAAGTTTCATACGGTTACTTTTGTGTGAGTAAAAGGCCATAATAATAACAAATTTAATGAGTTAGCGGATTTATTTGCAACTCATGCAAGTGATTGTTTAGATCTACCAGAAGATAATGGTTCATTTTAAGATTAAAAAAGTCGGAAATCACTGGTATCCATGTGTTAATCATGAATATGACAGTGACATATCGTTGGATCCAAAAATTGAGAAATATCTCAATAACTACTCTGTAAAATCTGGATATGTGGATGAAGTTACAATAGAGTTGGAAGAGATTCCAATGATAACAGAAGATATTAATTTAATCTTCTTTAACGAGTCTGATATTACAAGATATTATATTACTGATGACGATTTCAATCTTAGGTTTGAAATCAATGACCATGAATTTGAGATTGATGCATATTTATTTGGATGCTTTGAATTGCAATTCAATTTAAATTTTCATGAAAATCTCTATAAATTACATATCTGGTAATGAAATATGAAATCAGGATAGTGCAGATTACTCCCAATGGTTGTTGTTTAGTATATGCTAAAGACTGTGAGACCGATGAGGAAATTGAAGAGATGACAGTGTATAATAAGAAATTACGCTGTTTCATGACAAAAGAACGCAAAGACGATGAAATTAAAAACTGAGGCACAGGAATCAACAGAGAAATTAGATATTAAGAGAAGGAAGTGTACTTTATCTGAGAATATTCAAAAACTTTTACTGCGGCAATTAAAACACGAGCTGTATAATCATAACCTCTATATGAGTTTTTCTAACTTTTATGGAGTGCAAGGATTAGCTGTTCTGGAACAGTATTATAAAGAACGTGCAGATGAGGAATATCATCATCATTCATGGATTCGTACATATATGAATGAGAATGATGCAGCATATATTTACCCTGATATTCCTGCCATTAGTGAAACTTTTGAAGATAATGTAACGCCATTTAAGCTTACAGTTGATAAAGAAATCGAAACTACTCAAATGATCTATGAAATTGTAGATCGAGCTCTTGAGGAAGGTGATTGGGCTACATTTAATTGGCTAAATGGAGATAACGATGAAGTTGGACGTCTAGTACAAGAACAGGTAGAAGAAGAGTCCATTTCACGTACTGCTCTAGATATTGCTATGGAGGAAGGTTCTTGGCTTCGTAAGGAGAAATCTATTATGAATGCTTATAAAGGAGATGTTGATTAAGTTACCCGAAGACATTAATGATCTATATTTCTGTGGTAAGAAATTGCCCGCTACTATAGTAATGTAGTAGATGTATTGAGAAAAAACGGTAGAAAAATTTTGACATTATTAATTAAATTATTACTTTTGTATACACGAAAATATAAAATTTATGGGAAAACAAAAGTATAATTTAATTGAAGGGTTTGAAGAATGTGCAGCAGAAATGTATAAATCTGGAAAAACTCTTCAAGAAATAGCAAATGTTATTGGTACCTATCCAGGAAAAGTAGGACAAATTCTAAAAGAATTAGGATTAAAGAAAGGGAGACAATACAAATACATTAATGAGCACTATTTTGACATAATTGATTCTGAAGATAAAGCTTATATCTTAGGATTTTTAATTGCTGATGGATGCATTAGATTAGAAGAAAGAAAGAATGTAACTAGTTACAGAATTGCATTTTCTAATAATATTGACGATTCTGAAACAATTGAATTAATTCATTCTAAAATCTGCCCTAACCAAATGTTAAGAGTGTATCAGAATCCTTTAGGGCATAGAAAACCTCAATATGTTCTTCAATGGACTTCTGAGTATATGGCTAAGATATTAGAAGATAAATATAACATAACTAACAGAAAAACTTATGATGTACATTTTAGATTCCCATTTGAAAATGTCCCTTCTCAATTCCATAGAGATGTAATTAGAGGATTTCTAGATGGAGATGGATGTGTACAGAAACATTGTATTAGTTTTGTATTTAATTCTATTAAGTTTCTTACTCAGGTTATTGAGGTATTTAAAGATCTTTTTCAAAGAAATCCTTTGATGCCTTCGATGTTATATAACATTGAAGTTATAGATGGAAAAACTACTAAATACTGAAGATTACGTATTGCTACTGGACATGGAAGAAGAGCGCTAATTAAAGATTATCTATATAATGGTGCAACTTACTTTTTAACTAGAAAATTTGCTAAGTTTTAATACCGTGCTAACCTTATAGATAGCGAAAGGCTATAAGGTAGTGTAACGCATAGTGAGTGAATAAATATAATCTCACCACGAGTTCTCAATATCCTATTATAGGATAAAAATATATGCTGACCTATAAGGAATGTCAAGATACTTATAGAACTATAGGATAAAAAGCCTGTAGGATAACAACGTGGATATTCATGGTAATTTAGATTATTTAAAGTATTTTATAAATACAGGAGTTGGATTCCCACAAAAGATATCTAACTCCTGTATTGTTTTATGTGGAGATGTAGGATTAGGATTTTCTCCTGATCTTGAAAGTATGAAGATTTCTTTCTTAAATAAGCTCTGCGAAAAAACTAATAATTATATTATCGCTATAAGAGGGAATCATGATGATCCTCAACAGTTTAAAAACCTTTATAACAAGAGATTCAAAGCGGTTGAAGATTATTCTATAATTCAATATAAAGATAAAAATATCTTGTGTATTGGAGGTGGAACTTCTATAGATAGAATCTATAGAAAAAATAACAAATGGGGATATTGGGAAGATGAAAAGATTGTTGAGTTGGATAATTTTGATTCAATTCCATATTGTCAAATTATCGCATCCCATTGTGCTCCTACCTGTGCATACCCTTATGGAATAGGAAAGTTAGTAATGGAATTCTGTGATGGAGATGATTCATTACTGGAAGAATTACTTTGGGAGAGAAATTATCTTCAAACTTGCTACGAAGAAATGTCTAAAAAAGGACCAGTAGAAGATTGGTATTATGGGCATTACCATAGTACTATGGATACTACTGTAGATAATACGAGGTTTCATTTACTTGGTATTAATCACCTTTCTAGATATTGTTATAATGATTACAATTAAATGTTGTTTAGTTGCAGTTCAGACTGGACAATATTCTAAATTGGTGTTTGAGGACCTTAATAGGGATCCTTGCGATGATTTAAAATATGTCACTGTTGTAATGCTTCCAAATTGAGACTATAAAGATACTCTCAAAATTGGAGATACTGGATATCTGCAATTTGAAAGTGTAAAAGCTGGAGAAACTCAGTGATATAATAGAGAAATACAAGATTTTGCAGTTTATAAATTTAATGCTAATTATTTTATAAACTTCATTAAACACAAAGAGATAAATAATATGAAAGAATTTAAGTTTGATTAAATATGGATACAGAATTTGGAGCTAAGTTAAAGAAAGCTATAACGGCTAAAGACAATGATATTAATAGCTTGGTATGAAAAGACAAAACTGGTGTAAACATTCGTTTAATGGATATTTCCCAGAATGAACTAAAGCGATATCATCGTCATTGCGAACAAATGCTAACTAACAGGGACATTTACAAACCTGGTAAATTAGTAATTCGTGAAAACATCCAAAAATGTTGAGATTCTTGTAATGCTGAATTGTTTGCAAGATATTTAATGCATGATTGTGAGACAGATATTAAAACCAATAAAGATCTACTTGACTTTATCAATGTCCAAAGAAAAGCAAATAATGTAGATGTGGAAGACAGTATTTCAGTTTTATTTACTGGACTTCCTCCTATCTATGAGAAAGTTACTGTAGGGAAGTTAATGGATGTATGTTTTGATAAGCTTGATGTACTTAACAAAAAGATGATTACAGACAAGTTTATTATTGCACAGGGAATCTGACTCACAGACGAAGAAAAACAAGAGCTCACAGAATTAGAAATAGGGGGTAAAATTAGAAATCGAATGGAAGTTATCAAGGAAAGACTTTGTCTTAATCCTGATATTAGACTGCGTGTAAGTCCTACAGGACTTTCATTTGCTGAGTTTAGAGCTTTAATTCAAATTTCTGATCTCCCTAAAATATCTTCCTTGTCTACAATTGCTCTTAAAACTCTTAGAGACAAAGTTTTACTGCTTTTGGACAATGATCTTGATTATCATATCAATAAATGGATGAAAATTAAGAAGGATATTGAACGAGTAGCAGAATATAAAAACTGGAATTTAGATTAGGTTCTGAAAATTAATTTTAGTAATTTTGGAACAAGTAAATACAACACTATTAAAAGCTCTATGCGAAATAGTACATCCTTCTAGACAGGAACAGTCCATGATAACTTATATACTTAACTTCTGTTATACAATAGAAGGTATACAATTTGAAATGGATGATGAAAATAATCTTTTTATTACAAAAAATACTACTAATCCAGCGGTATATCCTTGTCTAGTAGCACATATGGATGAAATCTTACATTATACAGGTGTAAAATGTGCAAAAATTAAAGGAAATAAAATTTATGGCTATTACAAGAAGACAGGAAAACAATGTGGACTTGGGTTAGATGACTGTTTTGGCATCTATATTTGTCTACATTGTTTATATTGTCTTCCAGACCTAAAAGTTTGTTTCACAACTCAAGAAGAAATGGGTTGTGTAGGAGCAGAAATTGCAGGTTTAAATATTGATTTCTTTGATAATTGCAGATTCCTGTTACAAGCTGATAGAATGGGAGGTCAAGATTTGATTACACATACTAATGGCATAGACATTACTTCAGATGAGTTTCTAGAAGATATAGATAGTCTTTTAGAAAAATATAAGTACAAAGAGGCACGAGGTACAATGACAGATGTTGGAACTTTAAAAGAAAACATTAATCTGTCTGCAGTTAATATTTCGTGCGGATATTATTGTGCTCATACACACAAAGAATATGGAAATTTAACGGAGTTAAATAATTGTTTAAATTTTATCTTAGAGATTATTAGGCTTAATGATAAAGTTTATGAACATACAGCTGATCTTTCTGGATTATATGCAAGGTATTCAGATTTTGATTGGTCTCCTGGAGAATCTAGGTATGTTTATACTTACCAAGATTCTGATGAAGCTTTCTATGAAAATCTTGCAGATAAGTGTTCCAACTGTAAGACTTATAGATGTGATGAGTGCGGTTACTATTGACGTGACTAATGGACAAAACTCAACGTCAACGATTAGGCGTTCAAAAATGAATTAATAATAAAGGAAATGGGATTTGGGTTTGAAGTACTGGTGTTGGTAAATCATTTGGAGCTTTAATGGCTTGTGTGAAATTACTAAAAATTAGACCAGATGCTAAAATTCTAATTTCTGTACCTACAACAATTCTCAAGGAACAATGACTAAGAGACGTAGCTAAAACTAAATTCTTTGGAAATGTTACTGTTGAGGTTATTAATTCTATTTTAAAAAAATCTTGAGAAGTTGATTTTCTAATAATTGATGAGCTTCATACTGCGGTATCGGAGCAGTCAATAAAAATATTTGATCAAGTTAAGTATGATTTCTTTCTGGGGCTTACAGCTACTTTAGAAAGACTTGATGGAAGAGAGGAATTACTATCTTTATATACTAAAGTAATTGATGTCATTACAACTGAAGAAGCAATAAAAAATGGATGATTATCGCCATTTAGGTATTACAAAGTTCTTGTGGAGGTTGATGACATGGATACTTATCATGTAATGAACCAAAAGTTTAATTCAGTTTTTGCATTTTTTAATTTTGATTTCAGTTCTGCAATGAAATGTGCAACTGATTGAAAGTTCCGTAATAATTATGCTTATAAGATGGGATGTGATAAAAAGCAGGTTTTAAATGCTGCTATGGCGTGGATGCAATTAATGCAGAAGCGTAAAAAATTTGTTATGTCCCACCCTAAAAAGTTTGAAATAGCGAAAAAAATTATAGAAGCAAGAAAAGATAAAAAAATTATTACTTTTTCAGCCACTATTAAAGATGCGGAATCTTTAAAAGTTGGATATACTCTTCATAGCAAAAAGAAAAAACAAGAAAACTCAGAAACTATTGCATTGTTTAAGTCTCAATCTTCAGGGGTTCTTAATACATCTAAAGCAGCTAATGCAGGATTGGATTGCCCTGATATAAATTGTGAGATTAGAATTAGTGGAACTAGTTCTGGAATTGATGCAAGGCAGATTTTGGGAAGGGGATTGCGTTATGTTAATAATAAAATAACTGAAGTTTTTACTTTGGTTGTTAAAGGCACTAACGAAGAATCCTGGTTTAATAAGGCCCATCAAGGAATTCCATATATTACTATCACTGAAGATCAACTTGACTTAGTTTTAAAAGGAGAAGAAGTAATCACAAGAAAACGAGATGATGTAATTACTAACTATAGATTTTAAACAGTACTAAGTATCGTAATAACCGTAGGTACTTAGATTTGAATTTAACTTCCAAAACTATATAAATGGAGTTAAATACAATACTTAACATAATGGCAGAATATCATATTAGTGCAGACGAACTGTTACTAATATGATTAACTCTCTATGCTCGGGATGAAGAAGGCCATTCTGAGCTTTTCTTAAAGTGGTGGACAGATTGTGAGGGAAAACAGAAACTGAAAACCATGTTTGAGAACCTAAAAGAAAAATCCATAATCAAGAAGAATTATAATCCAGAATCTTATGTTCCTAATGATATTGAATTTAATAAAAATTTTCTAAAGAAGTATTATAAACAATCAGGAGTTCTTGGAAAAGAGCTATTTGATAACTATGAACCATTTATCCAAATTAATGGAAAGATGGCCAGTCTTAGAAATATTGCTAAGAAATTTTATACTTTAGAGGAATTTTACTTTTATTATTCTTCTCAAATAGGACATAATCCAGAAAAGCATAAAGAGGTGATGGAAATTTTACGATGGGCTCGTGAAAACAAGCTTTGTAAAGTTTCTATTCTTGAGTTCGTTGCTTCTCATAAATGGAATGAATTTGCACAGATGAAGGCTGAAGGATTTAGTCCTGATGTTGGTACTTCTTTTGATGTTTATCAGGATTTTTAATGGAGGATCTAAATTTACTTTGGCATTTAATTGAGCAAGGCAGAAAAGGGGAAAATAAAGGTTTGTCTGTAGGATTACCTAAATTAGACAAGATTATAGGTGGAATACAACCCTCGAGATACTATTGTATATCTGGAGCATCTTCTGCAGGTAAAACTGCTTTAGTTCTGTATTTCATATATCGGCTTTTTAAGGATTATCCTAAAGAACCTATATATCTTGTTTATTTTAGTTTGGAGATTGGTTCTGAAGTGCTACTAGCGAAGCTTATGGCTTTGTATTGTGCAGAAGAATTTGGAGTATATCTTACTATAAATGATATCCTTTCCTTTGATTCTATTCTCAGTGATTCTGATTATCAGTATCTAAAGAAGGCAAGAGACTGGATTGCAACTCTTGGTTCCAGGTTAATTATTCTTGATAAGGGTCTTAATGCTCGCATTCTATATAAAGAGATTTGTGAGCTTATGAAGAAATTAGGTTCTATAGAAAATGTAGGAAATAAAGAAGTTTATGTTCCAAAACATCCTAGGCAAAGAGTAATTGGAGTTATTGATCACATGTCATTAATTAGACCAGAAGAAGGAAGAACCTTAAAAGCTGAAATTGATTTAACTTCGTCTTTTATGGTTACACTAAAACGTAAGTTTTACCTTTCTTGAATGGCTTTAATGCAGCAGAATAGAGAATCTTCTTCTATGGATAGGAGAAAAGCAGAACTTAATGAACCAGGTTTAAATGACGTAAAGGATTCAGGAGGACCTGTTCAAGATAGTGATGTGGTTCTTCAACTATATTATCCTGCAAGAGACAAAATTCCAACATACCGAGAGTATAAAATTCTCGGACCTCATAGTTTAGCTGGAAGATTTAGAAGTATTATTGTATCTAAGAATAGATATGGTATTGCAGACAGAGTAATAGGATGTGGATTTTATGGAGAAGTTGGATGGTTTAAAGAACTTCCACTAGGAAGAGATATTACTGACTTCACAAAATATTTGGACATTAACGCTAACATTAGAGGTATAGATACAACTGTAGTAGGTACAGTAGAAATAGATAAGAACAACATCGTATATAGTTTATCATAATATGTCTATTGTATTACCAACAGCGAAGGTTCCCGCTGAAACTCAGGATCCTAAAAACTTAATTCTATTTGGACTTCCTAAGGTAGAAACCTGCCCTTTATAATAGTAATATTATATCGAATTGGGGAAAATCGGTGGATGCTAAAATTTAGTTTTTGCAAATACCGAGGTAAGTTAATTAATAATATAATTAACCACCGTAGAGCGTAGAAGGTGAAACTATTAATAGAATATAATCCTTCCAAGAGTCCCTGACATCCAAATAAATTTTGGATGAAAATGTACGCCGAACTTATAGGAAACTATAAGAAGTTAAGATAAAAAACTTAACGATAACAATTTGAGGAAAAACCACCATTCTTAGTACACTGGAAAATAATCTTATTCTTGACTTTGAAAATGGTTCTACATATGTAGATGCTCTTAAAGTTAAGGTTTCTAGTTTAAAAGAGCTAAAAGAGGTTATTAAAGCTATCAAGGATGCAGGAAAGCCATATACTTATATTACAATTGATACAATCACAGCCTTAGAAGAAATGACCAAAGATATGGCTCTTAAAATGTGGCAAAATTCTCCTCAGTTTACTACTAAATATGAGGTTAAAGATGTTACACAAATCCCTAATGGAGCTGGATATAGTTTTTGAAGGCAGGCACTGGAAACAGTTATTGACTTAATTACCTCTGCTGCTCCTAACTTAATTATTTGTGGTCACGTTAAAGATACAGCATTATCTGAAGGTCTTGATGGATCTGTAAAAGATCTTGATCTTGTAGGTAAAACTAAAAGGGTATTATCTGCTAAATCTGATGCAATTGGATTTGTTCATCGTGATGAAGAATCTAATTTGTGTATCAATTTTGGTATGAATGGAGAAGTACTTTGTGGTGCTCGTCCTGCTCATTTGGCAAATAAAGATATCATTGTAGCTGAGTATCAAGAAGATGGTACATTTGTATCTCATTGGGAGAGAATCTATCCCTCTCTGTCTAAATAAATCATATGTTTAAAGTAACATTTGAATTTGATGAAACAACTAAGTCTATTAGTAACTTAAAGTGTGAGGAACTTAAGTCTTCAAAACCAAAGGTTAACTCTAATGGGCAACCAATCATTGAAGTAGGAGAAAATAAGTTAATTATTTCTCCTGAAGCAGCCGCTCTAATCGGAGCAACTGCTGGAGATAGAATCTCAATTGCTTATTCTCAAAAATCTAATGAGGTAACTATTCCTCTTATTGGCAAATCTGAAATGTTTGCGGATAAAGATGCTGGGAACAAGCTAACTAAATCAAATACTGTTTCCTTTAAAGGTAAGCAAAGAACTATGCTATTACAGTATGGTTCTATATTCAAACTGGAACAAAGTACTAGAGATCAGGTATTTGACCTGATAGCAGTTACTGAAGATTTTAGTACAGAATTGGCTTCAGAGGAATTAAAAGAAGAGACTCTTGATTTAGATATAACAAATTTTGAAGAATTAGATAAATTACCTTTTTAATAAAAAATAAATAATATGGGAATGTATGATGCTACCAGCGCGGCTCGTGCTGAGGTTAAACCCGCAGCGAGTTATTTGCGTGCAGGTATTCACAATGTAAGATTCACTGGTGTTGAGAAAGGAACTAGCGAATATTCAACAATTGATTTTTCCTTTGAGAGTGTTGATGAAGGAGAAGTAGGTGCTCTTCATAATGAGCGTATGTTCGAGCCTAAGTCCTCAGAACGTATGCCTAATCGTTTTAATTCAGCTATTACTGATCCTTCTCAGGCAGAACAGTTTATGTGTAAACTTATGCATATTGTTGCTGCACTAAATCCTGCTGCACATAAAAAGATTCAGGATGGGACTGTTAAGTTTGCACCAAGTGATTTCGACACTCTTATTAAACTGGTTAAGAAGATTCTCGATCCAGTAGTTGGTACAGAGGTTCAGATTAAACTTCTACCTAATGGTCGTTTCTGTGGTTTTCCAGGATTTCCTGCAAGAATCAGCAAGAATGGAGATCTCTTCTTGAGTACTTCATTCATTGGGCAGGATCTAACTTTATCTGCCTATGAAAAGGCACAAATTGATAAAGCAAACGCTGCTCAGCCTACTAATATGGCTAATACTGGTTCTGAACTCGACAGCATGCGTCGTGATATTGATGAATTGGAAGAAGAGAGTTCCAGTTCAACTGATGACGACGATTTGCCTTTCTAAATTTAGAAGTTTAGATGCAATTTACATTAGGACCGACCACTGTTACTAAAGAACTAATTCTGAACAGTGTAAGTGAAGAAACTTTAATGGAGCATTATTTAGGAGTCCCTGTGAAAAAGGGACTCCTAAAATCTCCGTTAAGACAAGATAATAAACCCACTTGTGCTTTTTATAGAAACAAGAAAGGAGATCTTATATTTAAGGACTTCCGTGGTGATTTTTCAGGTAATTTCATTTCGGTTGTAATGTATAAATTTCAATGCTCTTACGGAAAAGCCTTAAATATTATTGCTAATGACTTTGGAATAATCTCTCGACCTAAACTGCAAGTTAATCCCCCTCTTATTAAATATACAAATAAAAAGTTTGAGGAAACACAAGAAGCTATTATACAAATAGAAGTGAAGGATTTTGAACAGTATGAGTTAGATTGATGGCTAAAATTTGGAGTTACTAGAAAGATATTAAGGAAATTTAGAATATTTTCCTGTAAGAATGTTTTTCTAAATGGAAACATATTTCATCTTCATAAAGATAAACAATTAGTTTTTGGATATTTTGGAGGTATTCGAGAAGATATTGAACGCTGGAGAATATATTTTCCTGGCAATACAAAGTATAAATTTATATCTAATTGAAAATCTTTTAGACTACAAGGAGCACATGCTCTTCCCAAAGAGGGAGGAGAATATCTTGCAATTACTAAATCTTTAAAAGATGTTGCATGTTTATATAGTTGTGGTATTACAGCTATAGCCCCAATTTCTGAGAACTGTTTTGTTACAGAGGCTCAATTTGAAAGGCTAAGTAAAAAATTTAAAAAAATTATTCTTTTTTATGATAATGACTCTGCTGGAATAACTCACATGAATAAGTTTAGAAAACAATTTCCAGATGTTTATGTGTTATGAATCCCCCGTCATTTTGGCGCGAAAGATATTTCTGACTATTATAAGAAGTATGGTAGGGAAAAAACACTGAACTTAATCGAACAAGCTAAACTTAAGGTTAATGCCGAAGAAGAAAGAAGAAGAAAGTCCAAAGAAGAAGAGGTCTAAATCATACTCTAGAACTAAAGGACATTCATATGAAACTAAAATAGCTAAGGAACTTAGGGAATTAGGATATGAAGGAATTGTTACCTCCAGATCTGAATCTAAATCTACTGATGATAAGAAAGTAGATTTGATTGATACTCAAAACCAATTTCCTTACTATGTTCAGTTAAAGTGTACCCAGACCACTCCAGCATATCATCAAATAAGTGCAGAGTGTCCATTAAAGGATAAACCATTTATTTTAATCTGAAATAAACAAGTTAAAAAGCAGACTAATATTTGCTCAGCTGGAGAAGTTGTTATTATTCCTAAAGAAGAATTTTATAAATTAATTAAATTGAAAGAGTAGAAGAGGGATCTTCTGCTCTTTTTTGTTATATGAAAACATTATTTGTATTTCAAATTCAATCATTTACTGATGTGGTTACAAATAGTTCTAGTGAGCTGTTTGTATTTACTGGAACCACTGGAGTTGTAAGTGATATATTAGATTCTAATGTTCCAGGATGGGAACACGAATATGATGATCCACAGTCAGTACAGGATTTAAGTCCCAGCTCTTTAAAAACTTATCTTTCTTATGCTTACGACAATTATGATTGGAACTGGGACAATAAACGAATAACTAGAGAAACAAGTAAACAAACTCGTTGGGCTAGAGAATTTAATATTGACCCAAATGATCTTTACGAAAATTATAAAGAGTGGGATCCAAATTCTGAAAAATGGGAAATTTCTCGATTACAACTCAAAGAAGGTTGGGATAAACTCATTAAACAGAAACTTAATCCAAACTTAGTTTTTGTTTTTTCAAAGGGTGAAAATCCAAATTGGGAGCGCCAAGAAGAGATGATGACCTTTGGTTCCCGCTATCATTTAGGATAATATGAAAATAAAAATAAATATACAATCTGAATCGGATTTAATTACAAATTCATCTAGTGAGATCTTTTGTGCTATATCTTCTTTATCTGAAGATTCAATAAAGATGGTCCAGGAATATCTTAATTCATTCCTTCCTGATGGTGTTGAGTATTCAAGTCCTTCTGATATCTTTACAATAGATGAATCTAGATATGTTATTACGTTTCAGATTAGTTACTCAGAAGACCATGAAAAGACTGGAAGACAGATGTACACTTTAATAAAACAATTATTAAAGGAGCATTTTCCAGGGGATAATTCATTTATTGTTGAAGATGGAGAGAGTTATAATTAAAATACAATCTGTTTCTGATGTAATTACAAACAGCAGTACAGAGATTTATACGGTTTGTACAGAATGTACTTTAGATAGATTAAAAGATATTGTTAATAGTATCTTAAAAATCGCTGATTCTACACTTACAGCAGATGACTTATTTACCTTTGAATTGGATAAAGAGTCTGATGAGTACTCTGTTTATTATGACAGAGGTTATAAAGTTATTCCGAAGAAAGAAAACTATACTGAAGCTTCCAAATATTTATCTAATATAATGGATATATTTGAACAAACAGCTTCTTTTGAAAGTTAATAAAAATGAAAGATTGGAAAGCATGGGGAATTAAGAAAAGAGTATTCCCAGATAAGAATTATAATGCAATTTGGCACGATTTAAAAACTGTTCGATTAGGTTCTGGGCAAGCTAAAGAATTAGATTATCCAGAATTCTACGATGTTGGAATTAATACTCTTTGTAATCTAGGATGCCCATTTTGTTATGTTGGAGCTACATCTAAAGGAGTAAATCATGATCATATATGTGAAAAGGCTAAATTTTTCTTTGGCAGCATGACTGAGAATGAGAAACCTTTTCAAATTGCAATTGGTGAATAATTCTTAAATATATTATAATTTACATATAAATTTAGTAGTGGTAATTTTGTGGAACCAAAATTAGTTCCCATATTTGTATATAATTAAATATTCAAATATGAAAAAACTTAATTTAACTAATACTTGAGGAATATATAGAATTTTAAATACAAAGAATAATAAGTTTTATATAGGTTCTTCTACAAATTTAAGAAAGAGATTGTATGAACATTACAGAGAATTAAGTCAGGGAATACATTGTAATAAACATTTACAATCCTCTTGAATTAAATACGGAAAAGATGGGTTTAAATTTCAAATTCTTAAAATTATCACAGATACTACTAATTTTACTAATGAAGATTTAAGAAATTTAGAGACAGAGTATATTATTAATACACAGTGTTACAAAGATTCTATAGGATATAATATTATTCCTGGAGGGATAGGAACTTTAAATTTACATTGTTCAGAAGAAGTTAAAAGAAAGATTTCTAAAGCAAATAAAGGAAAAACTGCATGGAACAAAGGAGTTTCTATGTCAAAGAATCAAAAAGAAAAGCTTTCTGAAACTAAAATAAAAAATAAAGGAAAATCTATAGATGTGTATGCTGTAGATGGAACCTTTATTGAAACTTTAAATTCTATTAGTAAAGTAGTAGAAAAGTATAAAGTTGCAAAAAATACAATTATAGATCAATGTAAAGGTAGAAGAAGTGGCAAAAGATGAATATTCAAATATCATGATGTATTAATAGGAAATTCAAAATCATATATTAAAAATAAAACTTATGATGAAAAACTTTTTTATATTTATAATTTAAATCGTGAAGTATTGACTAAAGTTAAGTATAAAAAAGATGTAATTTTCTATTTAACTAATTCTACTAAAAGAAATGGATCAATTGAAAGAAAATTAGAGTACTGTGTTAAAAATAATGAACCTGTTTGTTTATATGAAAATTATATAATAGAATTTAAAAACGCCCTTAACAATAGTAATATTGTTAATGTATCGCGCCAACTTAGTAAGGATGATACTAAGGGTATCAATAATGATGCTAACGGTGAAGCCTAAGTCAGAAATGATATGGTAATACCGTGCTAACTTTAAAGGTAATATGTTAAAGTAGTGTAACGAGTATGGATGAACCTTCTACTGAAGAATATAAAACTTTGAAGGGCGCGACATCCCAGAAAGGATGAAAATGTACTCTGTGGTAATAGAAATATTACTGTCACCGACGTCAACTGGTGAACCTACAATACATCCAGAATTCTGCAAATTTCTTGAAACAGTATACAATTTGGGGATCGTTCCTAACTATACAACTAATGGAATCTCAATAGCCAAATATGATGGTAATGCAGAAGAAATTTTAGAAGCTACTTCCAAATATGTAGGAGGAGTTGCTGTTTCAGCAAATACATGGAATCCAGAAATAGATTCTGCTTGGAGAAGTGCTGTAGTACTTCTGCATAAATTCGGGAACACTAATATCAATATTCATTATATAATTAATGATAAAAAGTCTGTTGATGACTTTATTAAAATTTATAATCAATATAAAGATATTGTTCTATACTTTGTACTACTTCCTTTGATGCCTTCTGGTCGGTCATCAAATAAATACTCGCAAGAAGCATTTGAATATCTTCTTGAACAAGATATAGACTTTAAACAAATTGCATTTGGAGCACATTTCTATGACTCTTTATGTAATCAAAATAAATTAGGATGCTATTTATATCCTCCTGAAAGTCTATCTAAAAATCTTATTTTAGGAGAGAAGATTATGGTTACTCCAAGTTCCTTTAATCTTACTCCTATTAAGGAAATTAATTTCAGTTATGAAAACTTGTAAAGTAATTTTTAGAGATGAAACTTTAGCACAAGACAGTATCATAGATTGTTGATTAAACGATGTTGGAGATTTAGAGTTTAAATTGTACTTTGATCCTCCAGTAACAGAAACTTCTGATCTTGGTTCATTAGCTGGACAGTTATGCTATAGTTTCTGTAAAGCTTTAAAAGATGAATAAAATCATATTGTTAAATGCAATTGTTGGAAGTCAGGCGTATGGAACAAATACGCCTGACTCTGACATTGATACAAAGGGAGTATATCTTCAGGATCCTATGGAAGTCTTAGGAATGGAATATAAGGAACAGATTAACCTGGATAAGGATGCCTGCTTATATAAAGTTAGAAGATTTTTGCAACTACTTTGTAGTGGAAATCCTACAATGTTGGAACTTTTGTATATTCCTGAAGATTGTATTCTAGAAAAACACCCTTTGTGGGATATTATATCGAAACATAGAAGTGCATTTCTAACTAAACAATGCTACTTTAGTTTTGCTGGTTATGCATACCAACAAGTAGAAAAGGCTAAAAGGCTAAATAAGAAAATGAATTGGGAGGCTGATAAAGTAAAAAGAAAAAGGCCAATTGATTTTCTAAAAGTTATTGACAACTGTAAAACATATCCTCTTGTTAAATGGTTAAAGCGTAATCAGATGCATGAGGATTGCTGTGGACTTGCTAAAGTCAATGATTCAGAGAATCTTTATGCTTTGTGGTATGATGACATTAAAGAAATATCTAAGACCAAAGACTTGTCTAATCCTAGATATAAAGATTGGAAAGATTTTGGATATAAAGGAGTTTGTAATGATGTTGAACTACTACTTTCAGAGATTCCAGAATGGCAAATTCCTATGTGTAGGTGTAACCTTTACTACAATAGGAATGGTTGGGGAGAACATTGTAAAGACTATAATTCCTACCAAACTTGGCTGAAAGAAAGAAATACACAAAGATATGTAGATATTCAAAATCATGGACAAAAGATCGATGGCAAAAATATGTTACATTGTATAAGATTATTACAATGTGCTAATGACATCTTAGATCTTAAAACTATTAATGTTAGAGTTAAGAACCCTGAATATTTACTATCTATTAGACATGGAAAAGTATCCTTAGAAGAATTACTTGAATCAGCAAGAAATCAAATTAAAGGGTTAAAGCAAAAATTTGAAGACAGTGATTTACCACATTCAGTAGATCCAGATTTAGTCAAATCAATATTGAATGAAATAAGAAAAGAATCATTAAATTTGTTTTAAATGAAATCGGAATTTATTACATTACAATTACTCTCAGAGAGTTTTGAGGATAAATTGGCATGACTAGTTGCAAATAATGAAGATAAAGTGTCTAAGTATCTTCTGGAAGCTAATCAATTAATTAAAATTTATACTAAGATAAAAGCAGAGAACTCTGAAAGTTTGTTTCCAATTCCCGATACTGCTTTAGAAGGGTTCATAAATGCAATTAAGGAAAAATTGTCAGACTATGGACGACAACTAACTCTTAAAACTGATGCTTTCGAAGTTTCATTTCTTCCTAAAGGTTGTACTCCTGAATATACTAAAAGTGGTAAATGGGCGAAAAAGAATAGACAATCAGGAAAGCCTGGTAAAATTATACAAAAAGTAATTGGAACTGGTGTCTTTTCTAACTCTGATTATGAAAAATTTGTATATGCTCTTAAAGCACTTTGGTCTTATGGTGGGTATGAAATTAAATTGGTAGAAGGAGAAGATATTAGATACTGGTATGATTCGGAAAATTATTATGCCATTACTAATACTTTGGGTAATTCATGTATGTCTCATAAAGAATGTAGTGGTTATTTTGATCTCTATTGTACACAACCAGAGTGTCGAATGCTGGTTGCATTAAAGGAGGGCAAATTAGCAGCGAGAGCTTTAGTATGGACCATTGGGGATAAAACCTTTATGGACCGTGTTTATTATATAGAGGATTCTTTATATAATATCTTTGTTAACTATGCTAAAGAAAATAAATGGTATATCCGAGAGAGTAATTGCCTTCTTAGTGATGGTGACGATCAAGTATTTTTATCTCCAAAGGATAACTATACTGAACCAGTAACTGAACACTTTGTTTTGAACTTAGTTAAAATTTATCCTGAATGGCCTTATATTGATAGTTTTAGATATTTAGATCTTGAGAAGAAGATCTTAACAACATATCAAAGATGTAATTCCTACACGTGCTCATTTACAGATGGAAATTACAACGATTCAGAGGATTGGGACGAAGACTATCAATGTGAGAATTGTGGGTGCCAATATAGTAACGATGATGAGTTAGTGTATTCAGAATACTTTGATACATCAGGATGTACTTCTTGTATGTCATGGTCAGAAATTATGCAAGATTGGATTCCAGACAACAAAGTTGTCTACGTTAAAACTAATGACGCATGCCACAATGGTGAAGTTTGTTGTAGTCAGTATCTAGAATCGCATCCAGAAAAATATGTCTATATTGAAGGTTCCTGGTACTCAACAGAATTCAAAAGGATTTGTAAAAATCAGGATGGGGATTAGATAGTTATACATCTGGATAAAATATCCACTTCACCAGATATGGTTAGTGTGACTCCGTCTATTTCTACAGCATCTGGAAACTATATTATTTTACCCTAGAACATATTAAACAATGAAAGAAAAAATTAGATATGATTTAGTTCCAGCACATGGGATTAAAGAAATATCTCGTGTTCTAACTAGAAAGTTGGACACATATGAAGAAAATCAGTGGAAAAAAGGGATGAAATGGACAGAAGTTCTTTCATCTCTTAAGAAGCATCTCAACGAATTTGAGATGGGAAATGATTACACTGAAGAAGGACTGCTCAATATAGCAGAGGTAGCCAATAATGCATTAATTCTATGCGAATTCTATCATATTTATCCCCAAGGGGATGATAGAATTATGGCTCCCACAACAAAACCCATAGTTGCCTTAGACTTAGATAATGTTATCTTTGATTTCAATGGTGCATATGAAGCTAAGTTTGGCACTAAAATGAATCCTTATTGGAAAGCTAATTATGAAATGTCAGAGCATTTAAAGCAGTTAGAAAAAGATAAAGACTTTTGGGTAAATATTCCGATTCTGCATAAACCTTGTTTCGAAGTAGATTATTATATAACTGCTCGGAATATTCCAGTTGAATGGATTGAAGAAAGTTTACAAAAGAATGGCCTTCCATGTGCTCCAGTTCATGTTGTTCCTTGGGATCAAAGTAAATTGGCACATTTACGTGATTTAAAAATTGATATATTTATCGATGATAAAGTGAAATATTTTTTGTAGTTTTTCTAATGAAAATTTCATATATTTGTATAAAGAATTTAAAACAAATATATGCTATGAAAATAGAAAAATATCTAAACCGAACACAAATTTTGGAAACCTGTGATAAAATCCGAAATGGAATTACAGGAGAACAATTAGCAAAAGAATTAAATATTGCACACAGTACTGCCTGTAGATTATTTAATCGACTAGTAGATAAATATAAACTTAATGATGATATTTATATTCCTTACCATCCTTCATTAAAGCCTCTTTCACAAGAGGAGTATGACGTTCTAATTGGAGGATTGTTAGGGGATACTTGACTTGGATATTTAGGTAAGTCAAAACATGTATCAGGATCATTTACTCATAAGTTAGAACATGAGGATTATGTAAGATATAAATATAAATATCTAAAAAGATTGTGCTCTATTCCAACAATACATAATAAATTTGATAAACGGACTAATCGGGAATACCAGCAGGTATTTTGCAAGATTGCAACAAACCCTATACTAGATCCCATTGTAGAAGCATTTTACAAAGAAAAAAAGGTTATAAATCAAGAATATATTGAAAAGCTATCCCCACTAGGAATAGCAATTTGATATATGGATGATGGAGGCCCTGCCTCATATGGATATAAGTTTTCAGTAGATTGCTTTGAACTAGAAGATATTAAAAAATTATCTAATTTATTATCGAGTAAGTTTGGAATAGGCAACACAATTTATAATAATCAGAATAAGGTAATTCACATTGGGTCTTCTTATACAACACAATTTAAAAAATTAATAGAACCTTATATCTGTGAATGTATGAAATATAAATTACAAGTTTATAAATCTAGTAATGAACAATGCTGTTTGGTTAACATTTAATATATGTCATCATTAAACTCCGTGAATCTGGGAAAGTCTGACGAGATAACCCTAATCTAAGTATTCAAGAAATTGAATAAAAGATCAACGACTAGTAGATACTGTCTTAACAGATGATGCTGAAGAGAATGAACTAC